CTCAAGTTTATATACAGAGAATGGATTGGTTACTATCAGGAGATGATGGTGAAGAATCATTTTTAAAAAGAATTGATGAAGATTTAAAAAAACTTAACTTATGAAAAACGCAATAACAATAAACAAAACTCCCTCATTCAATGAGGTGTGGCATGAAGGCCACATAGAACATGAAGGTAAATATCACTATTTCTGGTTAATACATCCTCAAGGATTAGATGACAAAGGTGAAGCATATTCTTGCGAGGTACGCTGGTTTTTTCAAAAAGTTCCTAAACAAGTTAGAGATCTATATCCAATAATAATAGAAAGTTTTATGCAAACTTTACGATAAAAAATTTGGTAGATTAAAATACTTGTATTACATTTGTATAACAAAAACATATACAAATGAAAAATGAAGAAACTATCTTACTTCGTATAAATGGAGAAGTAAAAGAAAAATTAGTTAGAAAAGCTGAATCGCTAGGACTTAGTCTATCAGCATATATTAGATTGATTATTATTCAAGACTTAATGTAATGATAGGAATTTATAAAATAACAAGTCCTACTGGTAGAGTTTATATTGGACAAAGTTGGAACATCGAAAGAAGATTTAAACAATATAAGAAATCTTTAGGTGCTAAACAAATAAAACTATTTAACTCTATTAGTAAACATGGTATTGAATCTCATGTATTTGAAATTATACATGAGTTCTTAGAACAAATTGATCAAAAGACTTTAGATGATCATGAAATTTTATATTGGAATCAATATAAAAATTTAGGAATTGATGTTTTAAATACTAGAGAACCAGGAAAAGGAGGAAAACATTCTGATGAAACTAAAAAGTTGATGTCTGAATGGCAGATTGGAAAAGTTTTATCTTCTGAAACAAAAGATAAAATTTCAAAAGCTCATATAGGAAGAATTGCTTGGAACAAAGGATTAAAACATTCTCAAGAAACTAAAGATAAAATATCTCTAGCAAATAAAGGTAAAAAGCATTCACAAGAAGAAATTGATAAAATGTCAAAAGCTTTAAAAGGAAGAGTTTTTTCTGAAGAAACTAGAAGAAAAATATCTGAAGCTAAAAAAGGAACAAAATATAAAACAAAATTATGAAAGAACAATTAGAAGTGAGATGGTTTTTCTCAAGAGTACCAAGGGAGGTGAGAGCATTATATCCTCAAATTATAGAAGCATTTAAACAGACATTATGAAAATAATAGTATTAGATTTCCAAACAGGAACAGTAGAAATTTTTAATTATTCTCCAGATTTTGGAGATGCAGAAGAATATATGTATGAGCTTGAAGAAGAAGGAAGTATTTCTAAAGTAAGTGATTGTCAATGGATGGTAGTAGATGATTTAAAATTACAAATACATTAATTATGATAAAAGGAACAGCAAAAACAGAAGCTCAATACAGAGCAGTGGTGATGGATTCATCCAGTAGCCTAAAAGATTTCTCTACAGATAGAAAGAAGTATTACAAAAAATATTTTCTTGGAGAGAAGGTAGAAGACAAAGATAGCTCAGCAGCTAATATGGGTAGAATAGTTGAAACCCTACTTATGGAACCTCATTTATTTGATGATAAGTTTTATATGTCATCTTGTGCTTCTACACCTACAGGACTTATGTTAGATTTTGTAGAAGCATTATATAGACATACAAGAGATGCTACAGATGAATTTGGTGTAATTACTAGAGTGTTTACAGATATATTACAAGATGCATATAAAGATTCAGGATTTAAGATTAAATATGAAGCTGTAGTAACTAAGTTTATAGGAAGTGATGCAGAGATATATTATAATGAAATAAGACAGGTTAGAAGTAAAAACCTAACTGTTGTAAACACTATGGAGATATCTATTGCAGAGAAGATTGTAGAACAACTTAGAATCAATAGCACTACAGCACCTATTGTAAATCTTACAAATAGCTCTAGATATCAAATTATTGATCAAATGCAAGTGGAAGGATATGATGTAGATGGACATTTGTTCAAATCTATGCTTGATAAAGTGATAATTGATCATAAAGAGAAAGTGGTTATGCCATACGATCTTAAATGCACATGGAGTGTAGAAAACTTCTATGAAGAATATTACTTGTATAGAAGAGCATACATCCAAGCATATTTATATTATTATGCAATGTTGCATATAGTAAGTGATCCAGAAAGTGAATGTTATGGATATAGAGTGGAATACCTGAAGTTTATTGTATGTGATAGCACAAACTATTACAGACCATTAGTTTACACTCTTGACATGGATGATATGATGGATGCATACAAAGGATTTGTACACAAAGGAAGAACTTATCCAGGAGTGGGAGAGTTGATAGCAGCATTGAAATGGTGTAGAGAAACAAACACATGGGATATAAGCTACAAAAATTATTTGTCTAACGGAGTAGTAAATATTAAAGGATAGAATATGGAGATTAAAAAGAATATAACTAGCATATTTATGGTGCCCACTCTTAAAGTGCCTAAAGATGCTCTTAGAGGAAATGGTTTCATTAATGCATATATAAAAGATGCAAGAAAAGAAGACCAGTATAAAGGATGTGTTTATTTATTATTTAAACCTGAAAACTTAGATAAGTTTAGAGAGTTCTTAGACAATGAATATGAAAGAACAAAAGCTGTCATAGAAGATTATGATTATGAAGATGGATATGTAGTGGTTGTTTACCAACTTGATGATAAATATAAAAATGATTTCACTTTAGTTCAAGGTGGTAAATATTCCAAGACATCTGCAAACTTTCAGAAATTATTTCCAAAGGTAGTTAAAATTACTAGAAATGGATTAAGTAAAGATGAAATATCTTTACAATATAGAATCTTTAATAAAGCTGAAGACTTAATCAGTTTCTGGGAAACTAAACTAGGTATTGAATTTGAAGATGATTATGAAGTGTGGGATGGTTGGGATGAATCAAAAGAAATTTTAGAACTTGATAAAATAAAAGAATTATGTGTAACAGAGAAATCTTAGAAATTATTGTAGAAGAAGTGGGTTTAGAAAAAGCTACTGAATTCTGTAACTTAGTAAGTCTAATGTATGACATTAGATATAATGCTTGTAAAGAGCTTGAGCCACTCAATGAACTTGATTTTGAAAGAGATTGGTGGAAGATGGCAGAAATAGAATTAAAAGAAAATTTAAAAAAGTAATATGGAAGCACTAAAATTATTAGAAAAATACCCTCTATCTACAGAAGTGGTTAGAGAATGGTTTATTAACAAAATGGTAGAGTCTGTAAAAGGAGATGATACAGTTCCTGAAGACTTCAAAAACTACATGTTAGAACAAGGAATTCCAAATGACAAACTTTGTATATTCATAGATTCAAGTCCTCGTAGTTTATTTGATGTGTTTGATGAGAATAATGTTATTATAATAATCAAATATCATGACAACTTTGGATTTACTTGGGCTGTAGAAGAAGCAGATGACCAATCTTTTTATAAAACAAGAAAAGAATCAGAAATATTCGCTATAGAAACAGCATTTGAAATATTAGAACAACAATTAACCCATAAAGAAAACACTGATGAGAACGAGTAATGAATTTAATGAGAAGTATAAACAATACATAGACGAAGATCATTATGGAATGGCTATCAATGAGCCTTCTGTAATTGCTTATGTAGATCAAATATTCAATGATCTTACACAGATTCCTGGATTCAAATATCAACAAATTAAAACTAAATTTGGTTTGGCCAGAGTGTACACAAACCTTGATGATCTTATGCCATTTGTTGGTAGAATAATTAATCAAGAACTTGAAGAGAAAATTAACTTCATTCTTAAAGTGGAGTTTGAAGTGGAGAATAGATTAAAAAGTTTAAATTTAGATAAAGATGGAAAAGCTATTCAACCAGTTTAAAAACATGTTAGTTGTATATCCAAAATATAAAGGATATGTTTGTGGATATAATGATGCACATTTTATTATTGCTGTAGAAACAAAAGATGATAAAAACTTCTTTAGAAAAATGGAAAATCCATACATCATGGATGAGTATAAAGATGTTAAATACAGATACACTTTTGCAGATGAATCACAGCTAATAAAACAATCCAACAATGACAAATATAAGAAAGCTATCGATAAAGACTAAGTTACTAATATATGAATACAAAGAAAAGTATCCAGCAGTAACAGCTGAATACATCTCAGATTTATTTGATCTTCAATTAGCAGCTGTAGTAAAATTATTCAGAGAAGGAGAAATAACTGTTCCTTCTAGGATTAATGAAAAATAAGTTGTAGATTGCGATATGAAATTTACAAGTTATGGCAAAGAAAGATTTTATAGAACATGTAGATTACTATCTAGAAGAAGGTAGAATCATATTCACAGAAAAATACTTAAAGCAAAAAGGATTTTGCTGTGGTGGGCAGTGTAGACATTGTCCTTATACAGAAAGATCAAAAAATAATACTGAGTTAAAAAAATAATTTCTGATACTGTTTTTAATTGTTGAGAAGGCCCTGAAGAAATTCGGGGCTTTTTTATCCTCAATAGGTTAGGAAATAAGCAGAAAAATCGTTATCTTTAAATATTAAAAACAATTAAATAATGGCAAAAACAGTAAAAGCAAAAGAAACTAATAACAAGTTTCAAGAAGCAATGGACAAGTTGAACAAGACCTATGGTGTTGGTTCAATATTAGCATTAGACTCTAAAACAGGAGGAGATTATGATGTAATTAGTACAGGTAGTATTGGTTTTGATCACATCACTCTTGGTGTAGGAGGATTTGTAAAAGGTAAACTTTATGAATTGATGGGCTGGGAAGGCACAGGTAAATCAACTATTTGTGGACATGCTGCAGCAGAATGTCAAAAAGCAGGAGGTACTGTGTTGTATATCGATGGTGAACATGCTGTTGATAAGAATTATTTCAAACAGTTAGGAGTGGATACAACTAAGATGCTAATTTCTCAACCATCATGTGGTGAGGAAGGATTTAACATTGCTATGGAAATGATTAACACTGGAGAGATTGATCTTGTAATAATAGATAGTGATTCATCATTAATTCCTAAGAAGATGTTAGATGGTGATGTAGGTGATTCTACAATAGGTAGAAAAGCTTTATTGAACAGTAATGCCTATCCAAAACTTAAGGGTGCTCTATCACAACATAATACATGTGTCATTGTAATATCCCAATATAGAGAGAAGATTGGTGTTATGTTTGGTAATCCTACAACAACTCAGGGTGGTCATGCTCTTAAATTCTATGCAGATGTTCGTATAGAAGTGTCTAGAACTTTAGCTAAAGATGGTGATGTAAACTATGGTAACATTACTAAGTTAAAAGCTATCAAGAACAAGATGTCTCCACCATATAGAAAATCAGAGTTTGAAATAGTGTATGGAGTGGGTATAGACAAACTTGATGAGATGATGAGTCTTCTTAATGAGTTTGAATTAGGACGTAAGTATGGTAAGACAATGACTGTTGATGGAACTAAATATGATTTAGAAGAATTTAAACAATTAATCCTTGACAATCCAGAATTCTATGATGAATTAAAAGAGAAGATTGTAGCTAAGATTAATGAAACTGATCTTCCTGTAGAGGAAATAGAAGTGGAAGAAGATGTTGTTCCACAAGTTCCAACATCAACTAATTTATTTGATTAAATATGATAATAGGTATTAACGGTAAGATAGGTTCTGGAAAGGACACTATTGGAGAAATTATACAAGGTCTTTGTTTAACAAATAAAGGTCAAGTGTTTGAAATCAAAAAGTTTGCTGGTAAATTAAAATTGATTGGATCAATACTTTGTGGCACTCCTGTAGAAAACTTTGAAGACCAAGAGTTTAAGAAACAACCCATGAGTCTTGAATGGGAAATGACATACAGAGAGTTTCTTCAAAAACTTGGTACAGAAGCAATGCGTGATGGATTACATACAAATGTATGGGTGAATGCTTTGTTTGCTGACTATAAATACTATGAAAAATATAATCACGCTTACACTAAAGATGGTGTCAATTACGGGAATAGGACTCTTCATTATCCTGATTGGATTATTACAGATATGCGATTTCCTAATGAGATGGAAGTTGTAAAAGAAAAAGGAGGAATCACTATCAGAGTTGTTAGAAACAATAATACTAAATATTCAGATGAGAAAGTTAAAGCAATCCTTAAAGATATGGGGTATGTTGATTTATCAGATGGTGTTTGGGAAGAACTAGCTGCCAATGAAGGGTTTACCTGGTTTGAAACATTCAAACTATGGACATGGGATGAAACTGATAACAATAATGAATCATTGCATCCAAGTGAAACAGCTCTTGATGATGCGGAGTTTGATTATGAAATTATCAATGATGGAACTATAGAAGATCTTATAGAAAAAGTAAAAGAAATATTAATTAAAGAACAAATAATATGAAGAAACAAAGAACAATGGTCTGTGGAGACATCCATGGATCCAATAAAGCTCTTCTCCAAGTGTTAGAAAAAAGTGGGTTTGACAAAGAGTCAGACCTACTTATTTCTCTAGGAGATATAGCTGATGGATGGAATGAAGTTCCTGAATGTGTAGACACATTGTTGTCTATAAAGAATCTGGTTGCCATACGTGGTAATCATGATGTTTGGTGTTATGATTGGTTTGAAATGGGTGCTACACCACTTATTTGGACACAACAAGGTGGTCAAGCTACATTAGATGCTTATGTACGTACAGGTAAAATGACTGAAGACTCCCATAAAGCATTTTGGAAAAATCAAGTTGACTGGTATATAGATGATGAGAATAGATTGTTCATACATGCTGGATGGGATTACACATTAACACCTATTGAACTTAGTGTTGGAAATGTTTCTGATAGAACAATGTTTGAGTTACAAGCAAATGCATCTGTTAATGCAGGAAGTATAGCTAGAGAATGTCATTGGGATAGAAGTGTATTATCAGGAGCACGTTCAGCTTTTGGTGATAAAAACCGACCAGGTAAGTTTAAAGCTCTTGAGCAATTTAAAGAAATCTACATAGGCCATACAGCAATGAATGGAGAACCAAAGCAATTTGGAAATCTATGGAATCTGGATACAGGTGCTGGCTGGAATGGTCAGTTAACTATTATGGATGTAGATACCAAAGAATTTTGGCAAAGTGATAACGTTAAGGATTTACATCCTGACCAATTAGGAAGATTCTAATGAGAGATGAAATAAAATTATTTACAACAGGATTCGTACAAGTGTTCTTTGTAGCAATTAATACATACTTCTTAAGTAAAGAGTTTTTCTTAGGAGTGTTTGTGTGTGCTTTCATGATCTCTTTGATCTGGAGCTGGAATGTAAAGAAGGTGGCTTTTGGAACACTGACTGACAGAATAATGTATGCACTAGGTGCAGCATTTGGAAGTATGTTTGGATTATTAGTATCAACATTAATTTTAAAATAAAATGAACAACACATGTGAACTCATTGGATATTATGGAGATGATAGAATTCACGCAAGTTCTGCGTGGACTTCTACATCTAGAGAAATTACACCAGAGAAAGAACAAAGGATTCCTGCTCTATTAAGTATGTTAGCTTCAGAAGGACATCATACGCCTTTTGAGAAAAGTCAATTGCACTTCTTAGTTAATGTAGACCAAGCTACGCACATTCATTTATTAAAGCATCGTATTGGTGTAAGTATAAATGGAGAGAGTGCTAGATACAAAGAACTAAAAGAAGACAAAACTTATATTCCTGAAGATTGGTTATTAGGACATGAGAGTTCTACTGAACATGGAATTTTAACTCATTGGGCAGATACATTAGCTACACAATCTGCTGTAATGAATAAGTTATATCATCAATGTTTAGAAGATCTTTCTCCTATATTAGGAAGAAAGAGAGCTAAGGAATCAGCTAGATTCTTTAAAACAATGAATAGCCAGATAACAATGGATATATCATTCAACTTTAGAAGCTTTGCACATTTTCAAGGATTAAGAAATTCTGAACATGCCCAAGTGGAAGTGAGAGAATTAGCACAACAAATGTTAGAATTAGTAAAAACAATAGAAGGAAATCCCTTCGAACAAACCATTAAAGCGTTTAAATTATGAGAAGTTACGGTGAATTAGAAGCTCTTGTTATAGCATGGGCAGCACAGAAAGGTATTCTAGAGAATGGAACACCAAGAGCACAAGCTGATAAAACAGAAGAAGAAGTGCAAGAACTTATTGATGCAATCGATACAGATAATAGAGCAGAAGTGATTGATGCATTAGGTGACATATTAGTAACCATCATCATCCAAGCAGAAATGCAAGGATTGAAACTTACAGAATGTTTAGAGAGTGCATACAATGTAATCTCTAAGCGTACAGGTAAGATGGTGGGAGGTCAGTTTGTTAAAGATGATGCAAAAGAAATGATTCCTCCTATTTCTGGAGGAGTAAGAACTGTTACTGATCATATTGATTTTGTTATGAAAAATCAATCACACACATAATGAAATGTAAAGTATGTGGAAAAAATGCAGACAGTGAATATTGTTTTGCTCATAAATCTAGAAAGCCCTTGCCATCATCTGGTAAGGGCTTAAATACTAGAATGTCTAGTATTTCATACAATAAGGATAAAAATGTTCATAATAACGGACATGTCATGCAAAGAACCTCTTCTAAACTATCAAAACAAATAGAAAAAAAACTAAAAACAGCTGAAATGTTTGAGTTTTTTATTTCTTACTGGAAAAAAAGTGACAAAAAGAGTGCTGTTAGTGGAAAATTTTTGGGAAAAGAACCATTAAGTGTGTTCTTTCATCACATTCTACCTAAAGAAAAATATCCAGAAGCTTGTCTAGATGAAGAAAATATCATACTTTTGACCCTAGAGGAGCATTCTAATGTTGAGAACGACATGTACAGATATGAAGAGGTAAATAAAAGACGTAATTATTTACTAACCAAATATGAAAGAACCTAACAGGGAAAGAAAGGGTGAGATTAAATATAATATCACTCTTAACGAAGAACAAAAGCTTGCTAAAGAATTGATTATTAACAATCAGATAGTCATTGTAACTGGTAGAGCTGGAAGTGGTAAGTCATTAATATGTGCTCAATCAGCTTTAGACTTCTTGATGAAAAAACAATGTAATCATGTTTATGTCACTAGAGCTACAATTGAAGTGGGTGGATCATTAGGATTTTTACCAGGAGATCTAGAAGACAAATTCAATCCTTACTTAGAAGCTTTTCAAGAAAACCTTGAGAAGTGCTATGATAAAGTGAAGATTGGTGAACTTGTTAAGAACAAAAAAATCTTAGCATATCCTGTACAGTTTATTAGAGGAAAGACAATTGATGATGTTCTTGTTGTAGAAGAAGCACAAAATCTAACTAAAGGAGAAATGTTAGCTATTCTAACAAGACTTGGTAAAACAGGTAAAATCATCATTAATGGTGACAATGAGCAAAAGGATATTAAAGAATCCTATACAGGACTTTCTTATGCGATTGAGCTTTCTAAGAAGATAGAAGGTATAGAATGGATTAAACTTAAAGCAAACCACAGAAGTGATCTTGTGGGTAAAATATTAGACCTAGAATATAATTAACATGAGCATAGAAGTATTAAAATTTAGTGCAACATGGTGTGGCCCATGTAGAGTGTTATCTGAAACACTAAAAGGAGTTGAAGGTATTACCAATATCGATATTGATAAAGATATGGAAATAGCTAGACAACATAATGTAAGAAATGTTCCTACATTAGTATTTAAGAAAGATGGAAAAGAAGTTCATAGAATTTCTGGATCTATTCCGTTACATACATATAATGGAATTTTAGATGAGATTAACTTCTCAGGCAAAGACGAATAATTAAAAACAAGTAATATGAGAAACCAATTTTTTTACACAGCCAAGATTGGCGACAAAGAGTATTTAGCCTCTTTAAACGTTAACAAAATCATTAGAACATTAGCTAATGATGCAGGAGGATTAATCATCATCTTAGATGACTTCAATGAGAGAGTTACAGAGCAACCAGACATTGATCTTAAGACTAACAGAATGAAAGGATTCAAAAAAGTTCGTGAAACTGTACAATCAGAGATTGAACTAAACGCTGAAGATGCACAAAAATTTATTAAACTAACTGAATACAAAGGATAAAAATGGCAAAGTTATTAGGAAATCGCATCTATTTAGAGATGCCAAAGAAAGAAGAGAGTAAGCTTATTGTAGATGAGAATACAAAAGAAGCGTTGCAGAAAGAACTACTTAAGAAAATGAGTAGATTGAAAGTGCACAGTGTAGGAACAGCTATTACAGATCCAGATCTTGTTATTGGTTGTGAAGTGTTAGTAGATCCTACAGCATTAAGAGATAAAACATTAATCATTCCTTTGTCAGAGAATGAAGATGTTATGTTAGTTTCTATATTTGACATTGTACATATTTGGTAATATGGAATATCCTTTCATTAGTTGCAAATGTATAACCTATGGAAGAGTAGATACTCTGGAGGAAGCTATTCAAAGTTTCCTCCTACAAGAGTATCCAGGTAAGAAAGAACTTATTATAGTTAATGACTACCCTCTACAAAAATTGGTATACGATCATCCAGAAATAAAAATTTATAATATGGATGAAACATTCTCTACTATTGGAGAGAAAGAAAACTATGCTATAGAGAGATGTTCTGGAGAACTTATTGCTGTATGGGATGATGATGATGTAGCATTAAGCAATCATCTATCTAACATAGCTAAGTTTTGGAAACCAAACACTAATCTGTTACATTGGCAAAATGGTGTCTTCTATAATGAACCTAACATAACACAATTGATGGCTCTTGGTAACTCAGGTATTGTATATAGCAAGAAAGCTTGGGAAGAAATTGGTAAGAGTCCAATAGAGAACGCTGGTGGAGATATGACGTTAGTTGTAGCTATACATAACTTAGGAAGAGATAAAGTGGTATTAGCTGATCCTCCTAATGAAGAATGTTCTTGGTTTTATATGTGGGGCGGTAGAGGATATCATCAATCAGGTATGGGAACAGACACTGCAGATAGACCTAACGTCATACAAAGACATAGTCAATATGTAGAACAATTAAGAAGAAAAGGACAGATCCCTACAGGAGATGTTCATCTCACTCCTCAATGGAATAAAAACTATGCACAAATGCTAAAAGACTACATCAATGCAAATAAATAATATATCAATAGACTCAACTAATTCTATTACAGAATTATGTATGCTTGGTGTGAAATATCCAACAGACAAATCTCCATACAACACTGATAAAGATTTACACAAACATGCTTACACTGCTATATACAGTTTATTATTCTCTAACATTAGATATAATAATATTCGTGTAGGAGAAGTAGGTATATTAGATAACAATTCAATGTTTTCTTGGAGAGATTTCTTTCCTAATGGTAAACTGTATGGATTTGAATGGCTTGATAGTAGATTAGATAAAGCTATTCGTGATAGTATACCTAATTGTTCATATTTCAAAATGGATGTTACTAATCCATTGTCTATTGAAGAAGGATTGCTTTATTCAGGAAGTGATTTTGATATACTAATTGACGATAGTACACATGTGTTTGAGGATCAGATTAAGTTTATCAATGTAGCATATAAACATTTGAAACCTGGAGGATTCTTAATTGTAGAAGATATATTTATTGATGCTAACGAAGAAGATTATTCAAAAGCAATAGATCATTTATCAGATTATTTTTCTTCTGCTACATTTATAGTTGCTAATCATGATTTAAAACATTCTCCTGGATGGAATAATGATAAACTACTTTTATTACATAGAAACAATAAGCCATGTTCTTAAATATTATAACACCGTCTTGTAGACCAGAAAATCTACATGTTATTTCTAAGAGTATAAATATCCCTAGAGATCAATATAGATGGATAGTGGTATTTGATCTTTTAAATATGCCAGAAAACATTCCTGATAATTGTGAATGGTATGCTATCAAAGATGCTAATAGTACATCAGGTAATGCTCAAAGAAACTTTGCTCTTGATTTAGTTACACATGGACATATATATTTCAACGATGATGATACAGTGATGCATCCTGATCTATGGGAAAATATAAAGAATGAATCTAATGAAGACTTTATTTCTTTTAAACAAGCTAACAAAGATGGAACAATTAGACTAGAAGGAACTAATATATCTGTAGGAAACATAGATAGTCACAATTTTGTAACATCTGTAAATTGTATAGGAGATACACGATGGGTACTAAATAGATATGATGCGGATGGTGTGTTTGCACACAAGTGCTATCAGAAAGCAAGAAACAAATCATATATTAATAAAGTGCTATCAGTGTATAACACTCTTAGATAAAGAAAAAAAAAGCCCTCAACTAAGAGGGCTTTTACATTTAATACAAGACTAAATGGGTGCGTGTTATTTTGATAAACTTTTCTTTTTCATTGGAGCCATAGGGCTCTTTCTTTTTTGAATAATGTCAGCTTCTCTCATAAAATTTCCATTGATGGGTTTAGGAGGAGCTACCTTTGGAGCCATTCTAGGCTTACCAGATTTCTTAGCTTTACCAGAAGTCATTGATTTACTTGCAGCCATATTTACATTTTGTCATTTTACCACCAGCTTTCATGAATTTTTTAGGAATATCCTTTGCTCTATCTTTTTCCATAATTTTTTTAACAGAAGTATTTTTAGGAATTTTTGTCATTTCCTTCATTCTTTCTTTGCTAAGTCCTTTTAGTTTTAATGTATCACCATTTTGTGCCTTCTTAACAGAAGCCCCTTTCTTAGCTATAACACCACGTCCTTTAAGGATGTCTGCTCTAGTAACCTTTCCATCTTTATTTAAATCAGGAAATGATTTACCATTTTTAGCTTTCATCATAGTTTTACCATTCTTAGCAGAACCCATGCTTCCTACCTTAGGCATTTTTTTTCTTTCTTCTAAAGTAAAAGGAGGGCGAGTACCTTCACCACCCATTGTTCCTTTTTTACCTGTTGCAGGATCAACCATGTTTTTATACATGTCTACAGGAGAATTAGATTTTTTCTTTTGTACAGGTTTTTTAGGTGCTGTACTTTTTTTAGGTTTTGGTTGTATCATGATTATATTTTTTGATTGTTAACAATTCCATTTACGAAGAGCAAGAGCTTTTCTTGTAGGTTTACCATTGGGTTTCTTCATAGGACCTTTTACGCCACCCATTCTAGCACAAAAAGATTTTCTTCTATTAGCTGCTTTACTTCCAGGTTTTAACTTAGAAGGTTTAGTAGTTACAGCAGTTTTAAGTTTGCTACCAGGGTTAGCTTTTCTATAAGATGCTACACCTTTCTTATTAAGACCACCAGAAGGATTCTTTCCTTCTTTTCTTTGCCATGCAGGTGTTGCCATTATTTCTTAGTTTTAGCTTTAATCTTCTTCTCTTGTTGAAGCATCTGTTTAGTAGGCTTCTTTCCACTCCCTTTATTAGCTCTGATGTTATCCCATAATCCACGTTTAGAATATGAACCATCAGCACGTTTAAGCATCTTACCATTCTTTACTATTGGTTTCATACCAGGAATTCCAAGAGCAGCACTACCAAGTTTACCACGCATCTCAGTTGTTTTCTTGTAGATAGGATTATCTTTACCTCCAGCCAATGACATGATTGCTCCTACCATAGCTTTCTTCACCTTGCCACCAGACTTTAATGTAGAGCCTTTAAACTGTCCTTTCTTTTTAATAAGAGGACCGTTTGGAACTTTAGTGATCTTTCCCATGGTTATTTCTTCTTATTAGATTTAGCAATCTTTTTGAATGTTTTTGCCAAAGCATAACGCTTAGATCCAGGTTTGCATGTTGGTCCACCAAATTTAGCTCCTGTACAAACACCTTTTGTACCACGCTTCTTAATAGAAGCTGCAGCTTTCTGCATCCATTTACCATCTTTAGCTATAGAACCACCCGATTTCATCTTTTCAGATATTTTAATTTTACGATCTTCAACTCTAGCAGCTCTCCCAAAAATTCTATTAGCTTTTTTGTCCCTACCTTCGTCTACAGCTTTGTTACCTTTTTTTACAAGACGGTTTTCTTTTTCTTGAAGTCTTGTTACTTTTTTTCCTTTATTAAAAGATGCTTCCATGACTTATTTCTTTTTAACAGATATTCCTTTCTTAGCCATCTTTGTAGCACCAAGTTGTTTATCTTTGGTAAGAGAAGCTTTTCCTTTAGCACCAGCTAATGCTTTCTTTTGTACAGTGGTGTATGCTCCTTTAGGATCTATACCTTTGTCTCTTTTAGTAGAGGAATTAAGTGCTGTTAGACTTCCAGCCTTACTTTTTTTCATTGCCATAGCGTTTAAATGTTATATTGGGTTTAACAATAATATCTTTGTGAGTGTATTGCCACATCTCACCAGTTTGATTAATTATAATTGTATAGATGGTGTCTGTCTCATGACCATAATCTGTCACAAGAAAAATCACACCCTCTCCCTTTGGTGTTATAACATCTATTCTATTCTTTGGTTCATATATTCTCATAGAGAAGTGCTTTTGTTATCGAAAACCTGTTCTTCGTCACCCAACAGGTGTATTGTTATTCTTTCACAACTTCCATTGTAGGAACTTGTGGTTCTTCTACTTCCTTAATAATATCAGCTTCTACACCTTTAATCATTAATTCTTCAATTGCCTGATTAGCTTGCATCATTAATTGAAACCTTGCAGCTTCTTCTGATGATAAATAAGCTCTAACTGTGTTTAAAAATAATCCAAACTGTTGTCCTGTTAATGTGAACGTGTCTTCAGGAGTCCATGTGTAACGTGAACTAGGATTGTAAGTTGCCATTTTGTTTTTGGTTTTAAAAGTTATTATTAATTTATTGAATTTCTTATATTTCTATTTGTAATATATTCTTCTAGATTGAAGTTATCTGTTTCTATATCTTTAAAAAATTGTTTATGTAATTTTATAGCATCTTCTTTATTTTTAAAAGATCCCAAAGTTACTCTTTTTTTATCATATAAAATTCTAACTCTCCAACATTTTCTATTTTCTCTCCAACTAACACCTACATATCCAGATTTATTTGATATATCACCTTTTAATGTATTTGCTCTTTGAGATATTACTTGTAAATTTTGTAAGTCATTATCTTCTGTATTACCAAATTTATGATCTACAACCTTATCAGATTTAGTTACATCATTATTGTTTAAAAAATGTAAAGCAACTAATCTATGAATACTTTTAGTATAAGCTTTATTATCTTTTCTTAATGTTACTTTTTTATATCTAAATTTTTTAGGATTTAAGATATTTTCTTTACCTGATTTAAAACTTTTGACTCTACCTTTATTAGATATAAAATATTTATCAAAACCATCTATAGGCTTCCATATTTCTTTTGAAGGATCATACTGTGCCATAATGTAAATTGTTTATTGATTTATGTCACAAATATATACTAAATATATTAGAGATCCAAATGTATTTTAATTCCACACTTGAACATATGCTAAGTAAGAAGTGAATGAATTAGTAGTAGTTGAATTCATAACCACTTTTAACTCTCCTCCTTGAAATGCTGTCACATCTCTTGCTGTAGGTTCGCTTAAAGCCCATCTTCTCATTGTACCATTGTTTTCACACCAACCCATAGAACAACAAGGATACGCATCTCCTTTTGTAAACATAATCTCACCCATTATTTCTGCAGGATGATTATTTGCTTGTGCTCCTGTAAAATTTGTTGTAAACAATATATCATCTCCAAACAAAATTGAAATACTTACATCTGGAGTAGCATCTTCATCTTCCCATTTACCTGTTATTCTAAAATGTATAGTTTTAGAATCATAATTTACACTATCTTCAAAAAATTCTAACGGAAATTCTTTAGAACCAAAAAAATCTTTACTAGATTTTAATAAATCTACAGATACATCTTCTATTTTATATTCAATGGGATCGTTTTTTGAATACAATGTTCTCATTGCAACACCTCCAAGAGTGTCTATATTACCACCTGTTGAATTAATATCTCCAGGAGGTCCTTGAGGACCAGGAGGACCTGGAACAACTCTTGAATTTACAAATTCATCAAGATTTAATTCTCCTCTATATCCTTGTGCAGGATTTGTTCTTTTTTCCCAAAGCGTGGGTTTAATAAATGTAGGCATAATTATTCTAAGTTTATTTCAAACGTAATCACGCTTGATTATTGTTATTATTTATATATTTTTTAGCATTATTCAAATATTTAACATTATCTTTAAAATAACCTAAACCTCTATTACAAGAATTGCATAAAAGTCCTCTGTTTTCTCCTGTTAAATGATTATGGTCTACAGCCAAATCAATAATTTGACCTGTTTTTTTATTAATAGCTGTCTCAGGATTTTCACAAATTGCACAAACTCCTTTTTGTTTCTTTAACATTTCATTATATTCCTCTAAGGTTATTTTATATTTCTTTTTTAACCAAATTGTTTTATAGTATTCTGAACTATATAAATCTAAATGAAGATGCTTTTTCCTAGTTTTAGAAATATCATATTTATCTTTATTTTTAAAAAACTCTTCCCTTGTTATTTTTTCTCTTTTTAAAATATATGCTATTCTTCTATATTCATAAGAATCAATATCAACTACACAATTATACTTTTTTATATATATTCTATCTCTATTTTCTTTCTGAGATATTACTTCTAAATTATCACTATTGAGATTCATAGGATTATTATCCTTATGATAAATTACTTTTTTTGGTTGTGCATTAGGTGTGTAGTTTAAAAATGCTTGACAAACAAGACTGTTTATTTTCTTACAATATGAAACTTTATCTTTATACAGTACTACTGAAGGATAATTTTTATAATTATTAGGTTTTAATATTTTTTCTTTGTTTGATTTAACACTTTTAACATTTCCTAAATTAGAGATAAAGTAATTATCAAATCCTTCTACCCGTTTCCAAATTTCTTCCATGACGTATATTTGTTTTATAAGAACAAATATACTAAATATTATAAAACAAAACAAATAAATTATTTGTCTAAATCCATACTTATAGTAAAAGAAAGCACTGATGATGTTTTAATTGATTTACTCATGTCCACTCTTATTTTGAACATGTTACAGAACTTAAGAATTTCTTCTATAAGCATATTGTTATACATTGGATGACTTGTTGCTATTCTGAATCTGTAAGACTCTGATAGTTTTGTTATTTCAAGACTACATAGTTCATCTACAGAAGATATTACACCTTCTAAGTGTGCAAGAAAAACCTCATCGTTATCTTGCATCACTTTAGGAAAATGTTTTCTGTTTATCTCCATTACGACAATGTTAATAGATATTTAGTTTTAGCCGCTTCTCCTGATAGTGCATCTGCTAGATTACATACATCATGGAAACCATTCTTCTCACCATACATCTTTAAACTTGATGCAAACTTCATAAGATCTGATACACATTGTTCAGGTTTGCAATTTATAAGAGGTTCTATCTTATATGGGCCAGGTCTTTTACCTGTATACCCCATAATCTTTTCAATTAGTCCATCTTTAAAATCATGTACATAATCGTACAATGCTCCTGTAGCTTGATGTTCTGCATAGCTAGTTGTTTGCCAATGTAGCAGATGTAATTGTTCATGAAAATAAGTAAGCTTAGCAGCAATGCTCTCTAATGAGAGCTCGCTACTAGCCATTTTATTTTTTATTTCATCTGGAAATAATGATAATGCCATTTTATAATTTATATTTAAGTTAGTTTTAACAAGGATTATCTAATGTAGTTAACCCCACTTGCCAATATGTTTTATCTTCACAAGTTATTGTTTTATTTGAACTACCATTATATGTAGTTTTGTATGTAATAGATGTTGGATCTACATATCCTTTAGCTGTACCATTCCAAGCTTCTATTCCTAATTCTGATGCCACTCTATCAATCCTATTTGCATACCCATAGTAAATAATACCTCCTACACTTCCTGATGCATATACAAGTCCTATTATTTTTCTAGTTCCATCAAAATCAGCAATTAATGCAGACCCTGAATCTCCTGAATAAATAGGATTAGAACAAATAGTTGTTAAACTTGGATCATTTTCAGGTTTTACAAATGTTATTTGATCAAGAAACTGACAAATTGTAGGAACTCCTTGTAAGTTATATGCTAATATTGTTGCTGAAAATAAAGCAAAAACTCTCATTGGACAAGAACTTCCACCTTTAGGTCCTGTAGTTCTTCCAGAACTATATAACATTGGGTTTGTAGATAACAGATTATCAATTTCTTCTGTAGTAGCAAATGGAAGAGGAAGTGTATAATCACTAGCTCCAACTTGTTGATACGATGTTTCAATATTTACATCATCAGCTTCTAAAGAAAATATTGCACCATCTACGTAATTAATGTTATTTTTTGAAATAGGAACATATCTTAAAGATTGTCCAATTGTATATGCAGGATTTGTAGGAATTGTTCCACTCTCACCATTTTGGTATACATAATCTATAGGAGAATATTCATTACCAATAACGTCATATAAATTTCTTTCTGATGTATAAAAAGCATCTTGGATAATTACGTGATTATTAGTAACACCTACTAATGTTTGTGTTTCTGAATGTACACCTATAAATCCAAGTGTACCTACAGTGGAAATATTATTAGTTGATGTAATTGATAAACCACCTTTCAATGGTCTTGTAAAGGCTCTATTAACTGCTGAATTAGGCCCAGCAATTTGTCCACAATATGCATTACAAGCTAATTGTTCTGCTACACCCACTTCAAATACATCTGTTTTTAATACATTTTCTCCTATTGCTATTTCACTAGGTAAAATTTCGTCATCAGATAATTCAGAAAGAGGTTTTTTCTGTTCAACACCATACATTATACAAAGTTCATCAGTTTGTTCACCTCCAACAAATTTATATCCATATGATATACTATTGATGTTAGGAGTGGATATTGCTAACTCTTGTACCTTTAATTTTATATCTTCAATATTCATAATTATAAACTTTCAAAATGTGTATAAATTGTATTAAATCCTGTTGGAGCCAATGTTGTTGTACTACTTGTTGTTGAGGTAGTAGTTGGAGCATTAGGATCACAACTTAATCCAATAGGACCACCATTTCCACCACTTGTAGCTTGTATAGTTAAAACTGTATAAGGGGTAATAGAAGTAATTACAAATTGTCCGCTTCCTCCATTAGATGAAATACTTGGTTCACTTATTATTTGATTACCAGAAACACTTGCATAACAACTATTTGACATAGTTATAGAAGGAATTTCTGTATTTGTTGTAATAGTAAAATTATCTCCAAGATTTAATATACTAAGTACAATAGCTACATCATTTATAGGACTATCAAATGTTAATACAATTGTAGAAGGTGCTGGGCTAATTGCAATCCAACTATATGGAGGTTGCCACAATCCTGAACACTCTGCAAAATATCCTTGGGCAAGATATGAGAAGTTTGCTATACCTCCACTAAGTGTTGTAACAGTTCCTGTCACTCCAAAATAAGTAAATGTTTCTCCTTGTTGTGGAATAGTTGTACCACATTGAGGAAGTCTAGGTGTGAAACTAACATTATTACATTCTCCAGTTGAGGAATGAAACACTCTAATTTCTTCCCAACCTAAATCAGAGGTAACCTCTGTTATATTATATGGATAAGTAGTTTCTATTTTGAATAAAGAACTATCATTGTTTCTTATGAGATAAATTTCATTATTATATGTAATTACATTAATATTTAACTCAGTTGCTGAAGGATTAAATGATATTGATTCTAAACTAATATCTACTTCTTTTAATCCATCTGGATAAGAGTATTGAGTTAAATAAAATGTAGGAACATCATCAATCAATCTAGATGCAACAATTATAAATTTATTATCTGTAGTATATATTATCGATGATGCATTATGTGTTGCAATTATAGAAAATACATTAGTTCCATATCCTGCATAACTTGTAGATATATCATATTTTACCAAAGACACTGCTCCAGGAATTCCATTTGGATAAGTCTCATTCGAAATATTTCTTGTACTAACAATAGTATTATTATCTATTGCTACTATAACATTGTTAAGTATAACATTATCAAAAATACTATATCTTATTTCTCTATTATATGTAAGAGAAGCAGGATAAGAATTTATAAACCATTCTCTAATATACTTGGTAGCTAAATCACGTTTCCATAATTTTGTAGATGTAGATGTCATACCTACAACTCCTGTAAAATCATTATCTATAGAAACATTATAAATGTTATTTGTAGCTAAATTATATTCTGATGTTTCTAAAAAATTTGTAGACCATACACAATATTCTCTAGGAAAAAATCTTGGAGTTGTTGTAGTGGTGGTTGTAGGTGTATAATTACAACACTCATATGTTTGAATCTCTTTCCAATTTCCAACTTTAGGTTTATGGCGTTGTAAAATTAATGATCCAGGTATAACTCTACCTGAACCATCAAATCTTACAAAAGCTTTTAAATTTCTTTTATTAGTTGCCATATTATAAAATTTAAACAATACTAGTTGTAGTAGTTGTTGTTGTAGGAGCTATAGTGGTAGTAGTGGTAGTAGTATAATTACAACACTCATATGCTGGAATCTCTTTCCATTTTCCTACTTTTGGCTTATTTTTTCTAAGGATTAAGCTTCCTGCAACTATTCTGCCAGATCCATCGAATCTAACATAAGCCTTTAAAGGTCTTGAATTAATGCTTCCCATTTTTTCTTTTTTTAATTTATGGTTAATAGTTTAGGTTATATTTTTCTTTTATTTCGTTTAGCTTAGTGGCATAAAACCACGTACAAAACTTTTTAGAATTCTCATCATTCAATACAGTTTCTAAATATGGATCTTTTGTTGGATCAGTTCCCATGTGGTATTTACCTTTATAGAAAGCTGGGTATCCATTTCCTGTTTCAGAAACTATTCCTGCGTTATGAAAGATTGTGTGAGACTCTAATTTTACAATAGGATCTGTTGCCCATGCAAAATCTAATTCTCTCACCACTTTTGTCTCTTGATCTCTTAACCAGATGTTCCATAAGACAGCCCACATATCTGCACACCAACTTTGAAACCCTGAGTTTTCATCTTTAAAGAATTCTCTATTTATCTTTTGTAAATAGGTTCTTATAAGAATACAATCATTCATCACCTTACTCCAGAAATCAGCATCTACATTCTTTAATAAATATTGTGCTCCTCCTGAATGATCATTATTAGCTTCAGCTATCTCTCTACTAATTCCAATAACACTTGCTATTTCTGCAAGAACATCTCTACCTTTATACTCTTCTAGTTTCTCTGGTAACACTTGATGTATCTTACTATCAAAATATTTAGCGTTGATGTAGCTATTTGTGTCTGATAGATAGTTTATATCATCTTCTAAAAACTGATCTACATTAAAGTCTTTCATAAATAGAATGTCAGAATCACAATAGAAGATTGCTTTCTCACTTAGTTCTGGATGTTTCTTAAAATGTTTCCAAAGAACATATGGTCTAAGTACAGGAATGTATATTCCTATTAATCTATTTAAGTTGTCTTCATCTTCATAGAAATGAAATTCAGCTTCTGGATACAACTCTTCAATTTGTTTCCACTTATCTCTATTCTCTCTTCCTTTAGGAGTGAATATAAGATTGATTGCTTTGTCAGAATGTCCTATCTCTTTTAGACTTTCCATCCATAAGTTTACTTGCCATGTGTAATAGATGTCACTTGGACAACATTGAACAAATTTTAAATCTTTCATAATGTAGTTGGTTTATTATATTTTATTGTTATGTGGTTATTAGTTTTCTGGGAAAGGTGTATATTCAATCCTTTCTAACTCATTAAGTTGGTCGTAAATTTCTAAAAAGTTTGGATCGTTTAAAACTTCAAGACCAACTATCCACCTATTGCTACCATCTTTTACAAATAGTAATTCAGAAGCGTTGTTTTTATACCCATTCAAAGCGGTATATTGTTCTGTATTTGGGTGTAGTACTAACATATTATAAAGAAGTTATATAAGTGTTAAACGCATTTACAAAAGCTGTATTTTCAGCTACCAAAGAAGCACCATTTGCATACATAGATACTCTATGACCACCATATACTGAACCAGAACGTAAAACAAATTGATTATTACTATTCATACTTGCAGAATTTGCTGTTCTACTTCCTTGCGTTGTACCATTAAACAATTCAACATTTGTTGAACTTGTACGATGTATTGATTTCATTCCTTGAATAGCTGTAAAATCAAACGCACCACCAGTCAATGAAGTTGTGCCTTGATTAATTCTTTGATTGCCAGTTGAAGCTCTTGTCATATTATTAATAGAAGCGACTGATTTACCATCTAAAGCTCCAGTTCCACTTGCGGTATATAAATATAAATATCTACTTGCATCATTCTGAACATAATTAACTCCTTGAGTAACCGCATTAAAATTGGTATCAATATAACTACTTGTTCCATTACCTTGTAATCCTTGATTAGCTGTAAAAGTTGGAGAATTAATTAAAGTTGCTTGGTTTAATGTAGGTGCTTTCCAATTTAACGTTCCAAAATTGCTACCTCCATCATTTGCAAAAATATATAGTACATCAAGTTTAGTCCATATATCACCTGCTTTTAAAGATAAAACTAAAGCATTTTGTTTTATTCTTTGAGAAGCAGAAGGTAATGTATATCCAAGCACAGTAGCTCTATTCAATACAGCTTGATAATCTGTATCAAATGCTACTCCATTTTGTCCTTGTCCTGCTCCTAATAATGTTAACATATTATGCGTAAGTTAAATTAACAATCACATCTCCTGCTCCTACAGCACCTGTATCACTATCTGCACTACCACTTGTAATAGCAAATGATAAACCATCACTAAAATCAATAGGAATGTTAAAAGGTATTACAATACCTGCTCCTTGAGTATTTGCTGGAACTGGAATAGTAAACACTGGAACATCTGTTCCTACTGTTGGAGCAACAGCACTATCATAAAATTTCAAATATCTAACTGTACTTGTAAGTCCAATAGCTGAAACAACATATAATTTTGCTTGTTGTGGATTTATTACAGTGGCATTAGTTGAAGCTAATGAAATATGTTTGAAAGGTTTTGTAGTGTTTATATCTACAATATTAACTGTATTTTCTACAGTTACAGGAACTGGATGTGATCCATCATTAATTACCGTTACATCTGATGCAGTTCCAGTAACCTTTGTTAAATATTCTAATTGTTTTGATATTTGCCATAATAAATTAGAGTCTGTTCCCCAACCTATCTGTCTAGATGGTATTGCCATAAGTTAAATTTTTTATTGTTATACAAAAATAAGTATTTTTCACTATGTTTAAGTGTTTTTTATTAAACTAAAATAACAAAAATAGTTAGAACAAGTCTAACTAGTTTGATTATCTACCTTGTCCTCTATAAAGTTTCTTATAATTCTTAGAACTTTTTAGAGAAGATGTTTGAGATTTAGCATGTACACCTGGTCTACTTTTCTTAGGTTTAAATGTTTTCTCTACTGTATTGGTTTGTTTTGCCATTATATTCTATTTAATTGAAAATGCATTCCATCTTTACGTGTCCATGTGCCTCCCCATTCAAATCCTGCATCAGTGAAGCACTTTACTAATTTAGCAGACATTGTAGGTGTTTTACCTAATCCATTCCATGCTGCGTTTATATCAATAGCTATTCCCCACGAGTGTAAAGATAATGAATTAAGACCTCTTTTCTTTCTTACATTGAAACATCCATCCCATGTCTTTAGTTCATTTATAAGTCCTCTATCTATTATATTAGAGAACGCTTGCATTAATGGACCAATCATCTCTTTGTTACAATATAACTTCTTTGGTATCACACCTATCTCTAAATGAGCAGGTACATCCCATACAGTCATATATTTTAACTCGTTGGTTGTAACAGTTGGGTCACCCCACTTTTTTAAACACTGAGCACTTGTTACCATTATTATTTGATTTTAATTTTCCAATACGTACCAAATCCATAAGTGACAGTTCCATCAAAACTAACACCAACAGATGCTTGATATATTTGATCTTTTTTTGTCTTATATATAAATCCAGGACTGAATGCTGTTATATCATTTCTATTAGCAAAAGCATTAAGACCTACATACAATTGTCTTTTAGGTTCTTCTTGTTTAGTAATAGTGATTGTTTTTGTAACTTGAGGAATCTTATAATTTTTAGTATAAGATCTTTTACCGTAAAGTTTGTTTATCCAAACAGTGTCTCTAACCACTATGGTACCAAGACTATCTAATTTCAATGTATCAGAATAAACAGTTCTTACCAAATGTTCTTTTAAAAGATTTTGAAATCTAGCCTTACAAGTGTCTATTGTTTCTCCTGGATAATAATTTACGTTTTCAGGTTTAATAAAAATCTTTTCAACTATCTTGACATCTTTATATACAGTATCGTGAGTATGTTTCCAAATGGTGTCTGTTTTAACAGAAACATCGTTTACATGTTTTTCACTACAGCTTCTTTGTAAAATGATTATAACAACTAATACGATTATAACTAAATAGCTTAGTTTAATTTTGTTCAGTAACATTTGATTTAGTTTTCATTAAACGTTCTGCTATGTTTGTAGCGCCTTCTACAGCTATGTACATTGTAGCTACTATTGTCCAGTTATCTGAATCAACTCTACTAAAGAATAATGCAACAGAAGCAACAACAAAAACTGTTAACTTTCTACTTATCCATTTCTTTAAGTAAAGATCTATTTTTTCATTTCTGCTCATATTATTTGATTTTACTATATATGTTTGCTAGATATTGCAACGTAGCTCCAACAGCAACAATGATACCAATTGTCCATGTGAATCTCTTCTTAAACTCCTCTTGTTTCTGAAGTTTAGTTTCTAAATCTTTTATTTTTAGTTTTAGATCTTCAATGTCTTTAACAAAACCGCCAGTCTTAGTTAAAGCATTTCCCAAGATAGCATCTACTACTTGACTTAATTTTGTATCTATAGAGGTCATTTTTTCCTCAAGATCATATAGGCGTTGATCCATGCTCTTCAATTCTTTTTCTACTTGTTGTTCAAATGATTGGGCCATACTGGTAAAGATTTTTATATATATTACTTATTTAAACGCAAAATGCCCAAGCTCGAAGTTGAGTGGGTTTGTTGGTTACATATATAATTAAAGAACAAATATAAATTGTTTATTCCATATAAAGAAATGCTAATATTATATTTCTGATATAATATAGCATAAGGTAAATATATTTACGTAGAGCTTGTTCTTAGTGAACAATCTTTAAAAGATCTCCTGTACGATATATTTGACCAACACTCAATCCTGCAAATATAGCAGAAGCATTATCAGAATATTGAGGAGTGATTTTAGGTGTTGTTAATACAATACTCCAATCATTTGATCCAGCACCTACTGACTTAGCAAAGTATAATATAGAATTAGTTGTATTCAAATAAAGCTGTCCTATATATGTAGCAGAAGTAGTAGGAGCAGTGGTACCAGTTTTTGGTACCAAGTTATTATTTATTTTAGCTAATATAGACTCAAGACTTTCTAAAGGATTGGCTTGTATATTAGTTAAATAAGAGCCATTGTATATAATGCATTTAGCATTTTCATATGTGGCACACGTTGGGCAAATTGCAGCTGTTCTCATGTGAGCAAATTTATATATTAATTATGTATTATAAAAGGGTGTATGTTAGATATTTGCTATAATATAGCGTTACTGTCTTCTAGATTCACCAGTAACTCGTATACCTTGTTCTTTTGCTAATTCTGGATACAAATAAGGAAGTACTTCATTTTGTAATTGAGATAGTCCTGGAACAATATTGAATGCGTATTTTAATGCATGTGCTTTCTTCATCATTTCTTCATCATCTGTAGCCATACCATATCCTTCTAAAGATAATTGCTGTACAATTTTTAATCCTTTAGATAAGAGTCCTACAGATGGAAGTAAACTTCCTTTAGTTATAGACTCAAATGATATAGGATTGTAATAAAATGACACCTCATCAGAAATTTTATTTATCAATTTACTATACCATTTATATGCATTTTTTTCAGCATCTGTTGCATCTTCTGGTGGTTCTGCTGCTGCTGCAGCAAGTACTAAGGCTAATGTTCCAAACAATAAAGCAAACTCTTTTGATTGATTAACTAATTGTTCTCTCATAAGATCATAAAACTCTTCTTGTGTTATTTCTAACTCTTGTCCAGTTTTTTTGTAATGTTCTATCTTCTTAGCTTCTAATAACTCATCTAATATCTTAAGTCCTTTTTCAGTACCATTAATGATATCAATCATAGATGTTATATTTGACTTACCTAAGAACGCAACTGTTTTAAAAAATGCTCTTGTTCTACCATATTCCCATGTATCAAGTTCAACATTTTTCTTAATATCCATACCTCTAGCAGTAACTAATTTAGGTATCCAGTTTTTGAACATCATAAATGAACTGAACATTGTATCTCTTCTATAATCAGCTTTATTAGTAAGACTCATTTGTCCATTCAATGTTCTACCATATTCTGATACTTGTAAACTAAATTTAGCAATGTTTAAATCACTTACACCTGGTATAACTACCTCTCCATTTTCTATCTTTGCTATATTCTTTAAAGCATTTGGAGCTTTTTTTAATTCAGTCACTCTATTTTCAAATGTAGATTCTAATGATTTTCTTTCACTAACAGATAGATTGTATTTAGTTTTTCTATCTTGTTCTTTTAAATATTTTCTTATGTTACGAATCTCACCATCAATTACAATTGAGTTATCAATAAAGCTTAATGCATTAGCATATTGTAACTTTCTTTCAGGAAAAGAGTTAGTAATTTGCATCACATCTGTAAAAGACCATGTAGAAAGATATTTAGTAAATCCTTGTTTCCAAGCAAGACTTCTTCTTTCTTCTTCTGTTACATCTTCATTTAAAGGATGTATAAGATCTAAAAGTCCTCTTTCTATAGTAGACATTTGACCTGTACAAACTCTTACATTATTTTTTTCAAAATCAGTCCAAAAATTATAAAATCCACCTGCTTGTATAAAAGCTAAGAATTGGTTACCAAACCAGTTAGCTATACCAATTGCTGGTTTAAGTCCTACAGCTAATGATTGTACCCATGTATCTGCTGTAGCAATCACTTTCTTTGTACCCACCTCAAATTTCTCAACTCCTTCTTCTGTTTTACCTAATTTAGAAGACAGTGCAGAAATAGCAATGTTTCCTAATGAACTTTGATTTTCTCTTAATCCATACAACTCATCATCAATTATTACTTGTAATAAATCTGCATTTTTGTTTTCAGAATCATTAGTTTTAGCTATTCTATTTTCAAACACCACTTTACCATTTTCCACAATAAGACTTCCTTTGGCTTTCTCTACAGAATGTAATGTAGTTAATACACTTTCTAAGTTCTTTTTACTCTCATATTCTTCTAATGATTTAATCCAAAGACTTCCCACTTTATTAAGATCTGTAGAAAGTTGTTCAACTGCCTTATCTGTTCTTGTAAAAAATTTAGGAATAATCTTTTTGACTTTTCCTGTTTCAGGATCAAGTTTAGAAAACTGTTGCTCTTCATTAACTTTTATCTTGTAAAAATCTTGAAAGAAATCTTTTGTTTGAAATCCTATATTACTAGTTTGATAAAACTTTTCTAATATAGTAGCTTCCATTAACGGAAAGAATGAATCTTGGTGTTCACCAATGTAACCCATTGATTCTGCTCTTTTATTTAAATTAGTAAAAAAGTTCCAAACATCTAAAGCTGCTTTACTTTTAGACATTTCTAAGTATTCCTTTGAGTAGTTTTTCTCTTCTTTAAAAGATTTGTTAAATAAATAACCAAACGTTCTATCATTATATCCATTAAAAGAGTCACTAGTTATATCTAATGCATTTTTTACAGCTTCTATAGCATATTCTTTATATCTCTCATTAGTTTCTGGATCTGAAGCATATTGTCTTTTACTAGCATCACTTATTCTTTGTTCTATAGCTGTTTTGGCCAAAGCATTATACTCATCTAGATTTAAGTTATCTAAAAAGAATTGTTTGTTCTTATCCTCTTTAGCTTTATTAACCTTCTTCCAAAATTCTGGATTAATTTTTTTGATAAGAGAAAGTCCTTTGTCAGATTTTGTAGCTATCATATCAAAAGCTTTTACTCCTTTAGCTTTTGCTTCTTGTTCTAATGGAACAATTAACTCTCCAAATTGTTTAATTTGTTTTCTAATTTTTCCATCAACAACTTTTTTAGCTACCATTATAAAATTAGTAGCTAAGTTTATCAATTTAGAAGATAGTTTACTTCCTTCTGCAAAAGATTTCTCTATGCCAGAGATAGTAGCTTCTGCATCTAATACAGATAATTGTGTATCTTCTGTTGTAAACTTTTCTCTTAAAGCTATTTCTACAACAAATTGTTTCTGAAGATCTTTTATCTCTTTAATCATGTTCTCTGTAGCTCTTCCTATATTAGTAAGATCATTAACTATCTTTTGTCCTTCTGAATTTAATTCTTTTCTAGGATAGTATGAAAGAAATGCTTCATCTAAATCTGAATATTTTTTTGCTCCTTCTTCATAAGCAATCAAGTCTTCCAATTTTTTATTCAATTCTACATCATTTAGCTCTGCAAATTTTATATTTTTAAAGTCTTTTAATACATCAGCAGCATTGTTTAAAAATGTTTTACCAACATTAACTAATGGTTCAAAATCAAGTTTTAAATGTAAGAAACGAATAGCTTTACTTAATTCAGATAGGTCAGCAATTCTTTTATCTTTTCCTTCAAATGTTACAGGTTTACTATATAACTTATCCCATTGAGATTGTAATGAATTAATTAATTTATCTACTTGCTCATTACCTGTAGTTTCAGATAAGATTGGAACAGGAAGTAAATAAAGATTAGTTTCCTTAAGAGAATCTAATTTACCTATTTCTATAGATTCTGGAACTAATCCAGATTTTTTATCTCCTGCTATTCTATAATTATAATTCATTATAAAAGGAATCATACGAGCTTTACCTATTTGATTTTGGTTAGCTCCATATGTATAATCAATAGCAACAAACTGTCCCATTTGAGGAACCCAGTCTTTTATTTTATCTCTTGATATATCATCATATCTGGTTTTATCTACAGTGGTAAATTTCCAGTCAAGATTATCAATTTTCATGTCCCAACTTCCATCTTTCTTTTGTGCAGGATAAATGGCTTTAAAATCCACAGTGGAACCAATCATACCTTTTTCTTTAAGATTGATCACTTTTTCTTCTATAAGAAATCTTGTTCCAGGAGGATAACTTGCAATTAACTCTTTATTAAAATTATGTAACTTTTTCTGTAAATCAAAAGGAAGTTTAGAATCTATTCTATTATTTAATGGTTGTGCATAAGCAAATCCTGTAGTTTTATCAATGAAATTAGTTTCCAGATCCTGTTGTTGAAACAAGTGACCTGCATCTCCCCAATCTTTCTTTTGATCATCTACAGCTTTATCTGCTTCTGATCTTTCTGGAAATTTTTTATTCTTCTTAATTTTTTCTGTAATAGTGGTAGCTACTTTTTCTCCTTTAAATGTATAATGTCTTTTTTGAGTTATATTACCTTGAGCATCTTTTATTTCAGGATGCAATATCATATCTTTAGAATACTCTTTAGCCTTATTCCAAAAGTCAGTAATTTTATTTGTTACACTATCATCTACTTGAAAATAAATTCCATCAGTTTTTATATCAGCAACTGTACCAGCTTTACCAGATTTAACTATTGTTCCTGCTGTTTGGAATATATCAATGTTAGATTTTCTATACACACCTCTAAGCTTATCAAGAATCATTTCCCATAACTTCTGAATCATGTTTCTAGTTTCCTCTTCCATTAGTTCTGGATACTCTGTAGAGCCCTCAGATTGATAAATTACCACTTCAGATATAAGTTTATCTACAGCTTCTTTCTTTATCTTTCTAATGTTAGGTTTACCATTAGCTAGTTGATATTCTTTCTTCTTACTATAAACTGCTAGCACTTGTTTGTAGATTTTAAATCTATCTATCTTACTAATAAGTTCTGTTATAAACTTTGGATCAGTTTGTTCTAATATAGCTGTTGTAATGTGAACTATTTCTTCAACCAATGCTACACCTTCTTTACCTTGTGCAATAGCCACTGCTCCTTTTATAATATCAGCAAGACCATTTACATTTTTTACATCTATTTCAGGATTAGATTTAGCATAGTCTAATAAGTCTTGAATATCAATACCCATTTGTTCTGCAGCTTGTCTCATTATAGCTACAGTCTCTTCTGAAGCTTTAGATGCAGGCATATCTTCTGATTGAAACATTAAGTCTTGTTCTGCAGAACCTTGACCAAATACATTTTTATATTGTTCATAGTCAAAAGTTTTACCTGTTTTAGTAAAACCATCTTGTAAAAGAGCAGTAAGAGGTATATTAAAAATTGGATCAAATCCTAATTCTACAGTTCCTTTACCTACAGGATCTAAATTATAAAATGGAATTTGATCAGCAGTACCTATTGCTTCATACTGTGTGTTATAAGATTCTTCTGAGAGAGCTTCTTGATTTAAAAACTGAGAACCTACACGATTAGAATCATGAACCATATATTCAACTCCGTCATATTCTATAATCTCTCCTTGTTTAGGAATATGTTTTTCAACAAATTCCTCTTGAGTCATTTGTTGATTATTATATGTTATTATACAACTCATTATTTACAATTTTTATCTATTATGTTATCTTTATTAAGTGCATTTACAACATCATTTGTACTAGGTTTTTCACTTATAGTTGGTACAGAAGTAACAGCACCACCATTATATATATCTACAATAACATCATCTTCCACTTCATTCACTTTATCAAATCCATTGTCAAGGACTGATTGTTGATTTGTTGTATAAAACTCTTGTGCTCTAAATGAATCACCCCATGCATTGATTGCTTTATATACATGTTTAGTATAAACAACACCATTCTTTTCAGTGATATGAAGAAGAGGAACTCTTTTATTATTCTCATCTATTGTATACACTTTCTGCATTAGCATTTTATGTTGATGTTCTGTATTACCAGTTTTTCTTCTTAGTATTCTTTGCTCTGAAGAAATAACATCTTCATAAGAATAAACAATGAAATCTGATCTACCAGCTTCTGACATTGGACTAAGTCCAACTAATTTAGGAATAACATTATTTTTTACAGCAGTTTTTAATGGTTTGATTAATGTATCTATATCTAAATTAGATACGTAATCTTCTCCAAAATATAACGTAGCTCTTTTATATGTAACTACATCACTATTATTCCAATTGTTTCTCTCAAAAACATTTAGTTCTTGAAATTTTGCTAAGTTAGGAAGTTTTTCTAATATAGACAAGGTATCTTGATACAATCCTTTAAAATCATTATAAGGAAGTAAGTTAGTGAATGATATAGGAGAATTAGTAAGACCAGATTGCAACAATGCAAGTCTAGTTAATTTACCATAAAGTTTTAAATTATTCTCTTCTTTCAATGTTTCTCTTAACTCATTGAATCCATATATTGTTAAGTTTTGGTCAGCCACTTTGTTTTCTCTATTGTCTAATATAAGATTAACAGGAGCACCTTTTTTACCTCCTTGTTTATCGTTTTGATCTATAGATAACGAATTAAGAATGATGTTATTGAATAATTTATGTTCTGGTTTAGGAGCTATTCCTTTTACAGGATTGCCTAATATAGAGTCTCTATAATCAATAATTTGTTCAGCAGCAGATTTCTCTGTTTCTGATCCTAATAATATTGTAGCTATCTTTGTATTAACGTTTGTTTTTGTTTGTACAGCCCAATCAAAAAGATCATTTACAGCTTTTTGTGAAAGCTTAACAAAATCTCTATCAGACATATCTGTATATGGCTCTAAAACATTTTGCATTACTTGTCTAACATTACCTCTATCTGACATTAACACCTCAGAGAATGCATCTCTATAGTCAAATATCTTATCTTTTAATTCTTTAACAAAAGATCCTGAAATTATATCATCTACAGAAGATATAATGGTTTTTCTTGCTTTCTCTAATTGAACCATTTTCTTAAATACTAAATATGGATCATTAATTGTAGCTGTGTCATAGTTAGAAGCCTGTGATACATTAAACATGTGAGAAGCCATTTTAGAATATTTCAAGAACTCTTTCAACATATATTGTTGTTGTAGCTTTTGAAGATCAGTCATGTTTGCTTTAGGAACTGCATTATTATATTTAAGCATTTTGAATAAATCTGTTTCTGAAGGAATTCCTTTCACAGATGTACCTGATTTTAAAAACTCTTTACTAGGACTATAATCATTTAATTTATCTGCGATCATATCTTCTATGTACAACCATGAATAACCTTTATTCTCAATAGCACGTAAATAGTCTTTAATGATAGGCTGGTTCATAAAATATCCTACAGTTTCAATAGGCACACCAAGATCAATTAAAAATAACCATGTAGAAGCTGTATTAGTAGTTGCACCAAGTTTGATAATCCAGTCACCTTTAGAGATATCCACATATCCATCAATAAACATTCCATTAATGTCTGATATATATTCTCCTGCTTTATTTTTAATCCAAGAAAGCATTGGTCTTTTTACACCATTTATAGTGGCAGAATTATATTCTTGAAAGTTAATGTCTGTATCTGTAGCAAACAAATTAGAATCTGGATCATTACCAAGAATAGTTTTATCTACATCATCAATCAAGTCACCTTGTAATCTATCTACATCTACATATGTAACACTACGTTGTCTTTGAGCATGTCCTGTTTGACCTTGAGCAGCAATACCTAATGCTTGTTTACCACCAACAAAAGATTGTCTCAAGTTAGACATAAATCCTCTACTTAACATATTACCTACATTTCCAAAGTCTGCTTTATCATAACCCATCTCTTCTTGAATCTTCTCAGAAAGATTTTTTAATGGTGTTGCATCATTAGGTTTAACTAAGTTTTCGTAGTTCAATGAATTAGATATAAGGTTTTCTAATGATTGTATATAAGCATTCTCTAAAGATTTTTTATACATGTCTTGTACAAATATTTTAGATAATGTTTTTTGTAAATCTTCATTAGTTAATACATCTAGTTTTTTACCTAAACTCTCAAATCTATCTTGGAATATTTCTTCTACAATATTTGTAGCTAATGAATCATCTATCATTGCTTCTTCAAACATTTCTTTGAAAATAGGAACCCATTTTTCCATTGCTGTAGATGAAGCTTTACCAAAAGAAACATCTCTAAATAACTCTCTTAATGCATCTTGATTAAAAATTTTAGATGTTGTTGTATCTATTTTACCAAATAACTTTTTATCATATAATTCTTTAAATTTATCTTTTGCTTGTTCTCCATATCCAAAGAAAGGAACCACTCTTAATTTTCCTTGACCATCTGTATATAAGTTTTTCAAATAGATTGATAACTTATCAATATCAAAATCCGATCCTGCTTTCTTAACAAGAGCTGAAGGAATAATTACTGAGTCACCAAAGTCTTTAGGTAAGAATTGTTTTATCTTAAATACATCAATAGAGTTTTGTTTCTGAGTAGGAATACGAAATGCTACACCCATAAGAGCTTCAAATTCTTTCTTGCCTTCTGGATCATTATTAAAATAGTCCATTAACTCAGCATCTGATTTATTAGATTTAAACCATCTACCAAGCATTATCTCACATACTCTCTTACCATCTTCATTTTTATAGAATGCTAATTCTTCTGAAGAATAAACAAGTTTAGGACTACCATCTTTATTAAATGTTGGATTACCTTTACTATCTAATACAGGTTTTCCTTCTGCTCTTACAGATTCTAACAATGCAGAAGATACTTGCACCTTCATACCTCCTGATATTTTAGGACGTACAATAGTTTTATCAGCAATAGAATAAAGAATGTTTCTTACTTGTTGATATACAGGAGTAGCTTCTAATATAACATCACCTTTCACAAATCCTTCAAATGCATCTGTAATGTTATAATTGATTTCTCTTTTACCAATTTCTTCTGTAAGAGTGTTAACTAATTTATCTCTATCTTCTATTCTCCACTCTCTATCTCCTTCTTCGTTTATAGTTTCTTCAATACCAAGTTTTTTGTATAAAGATTCTACAGCATCTTCGATTCTAGCTTCTAAAAGTTTTTGATTATTTATAATTTCATTATAAATATTATTACCATCGTTATAGCTTGATTTATCCTCAAGTCCTAACCAAGCAATGAATCTTTCTTCAAATTCTTTTCCAGGCATAAAATCTACAGGAACTCCAGATTCTAAATAATCCATTGTGGCAAGTTTAGTAATCTGAGATCCTTGTGTAACAATTGGAGCATCTTTAGAAGGAACTTCTGATTGTACAGCTACAATAGTAAAAGGTATTTTACTTACAGCTCTTTTAACATTATCTTTTAGATTACCTTTTAATTCTGCAGCATCTTCAAATGGTGTATTATCAAACTCACCATTTGCTTTATACAAAGGAGATATTTTTTCATTACCCACTTTACCTCCTGAAGCAAATACAGCATAATCTATATTCTCTTTTTGCATCTTATTATACAACTTGATAGCATTAGACTCAGGATTTAATTCATAAAGTATTCTAAATGATAGCGGTGCAAGTGCAAACTTGTGTAATACAATATCATTATAAGTTCTACCATTCTCTTTATTACCTCTAACAATAGGTTTAACAGGTGTATATGTATCTTTAATTCCTGGATTACCTTTTAAGAATTTTTTAATAGCAGTTTCATCAGCACCTGATTTAACAAGTTCTTCAAATGCTACATCAAATCTATATTGTTTTTCATTATTAGCAGTCCATGTACCAGCTCTTAAAGCAAATACTCTGTATGCTTTAAGTGTAATCAATCCTGCTCCATCTGTTTCTTCATAAGGAACATCATATCCTATATTTTCATTTGTACTTAATACGTCAGCAACCGTTACAGATTTAAAATAATCTTGAGTCATATCTGTATATCCAATGTCACCAGGTTTAAATCCTTTATTATAGATTTCATTAAGTCTAGCATCTATTGCTTGTGAACTAGGAACCAATGGTTGTCCAGGAGATGTAAAGTTTTTAATACGTTTAAGCTCATCATTATATTGATAAGGATCTGAATAAATTAATTTATGCATTTCAATATTAGCTATTATATAATTAATACTTAATGCTTTTAATTTTGTATTTAAACCAGCTTGTGTAACTGCTTCTCCTTTTTTAAATAAGTTTACTTTGTCTACTTTAACTATACTATCTTCTATTGTTATAATATCATATGCTCTTAACAATTCTTCTGTATCTGCTGTCTCTTGTTTAATAAATGCTTCCACTGCAGAGTTTATAGCTTGCTCATTATCTTTATACAATTGCTCAGCATCAGTGCTTTTATTAATTTTAGAAGCAATCTTTTTATGTACATCATCTCCTAAGATAGCTTTAAAGAAACGAAGATCTTTTCCATTATCTTTTGCTGTATTTCTATTTTCTTTTGCTAATTCCACTTCAGAAATAAAATAGTCTTTGAATATATCTAAGTAGTTCTTATTAGATAATTCATTTTCTGAAACAAATGGATTTTCTTTATTATACATTCTAATAGCATGTTCTAATGAAGCATCTCCAGGAACAAGGTTCATGAATATACCAGATAAGTTAAGATTTACTTCTTGTATAAGTCTTTGTCTATATGTAACTTTAGAAGCTTCTTTCTTCTTACCAGTTTCTTCATCTACTATACCATCTACAATTACAGGTTTTAATAACTCTTCAGCACCACTTCTACGTTTACCTGTACTATCTGGTCCAACTATATCAAACATCTTTTTTAATACTTGACTTCCTTGTACAAATGCATCATTGTTTGCTGCTAAATAAGCAAATCTTTTATATCTAGGATCATTTTGTAACTCTTCTATATTTTTTAATCTAGATAGAGTGTTGTGTAATGCACTAATAAGGTTGGTACCAATAAATGATTGTGTACGTTCTCCATTAATATTAAAATATGTAGATTGAAATTCTGTATTTTCAATAACAGCTTTTACAATAGCTAGTCTAAGTAAATCTCCATCAATGTTTAATGTTTTAGTATTAATGGTTGTTATACCACCATCTTCTTCAACATCATTATTGTTAGCATCTCTCACTATTTTTGTATCTCCCACCTTAGAAAGTTCTTCTCTAATATACCCCACTGATTTTTTAAATGCAGAAATTTGATCTGATTTTAAATCTGCTACATCTCTTTCATTAAATTGTATTCCAATTGAATTAAGAAAATCAACATATTGTTTTAGATTAGCACCATCAAACTGTAATGCTTTTAAATTATCTTTAGCATAATATTTACCTGTAGCTGGTACATATCTAAAATACTTAGATTGATCTGCTTTCAGTGTAGATATTATATCATTAATCATTTCTTTTTTAGCTTGTTTAGCTGCACTACTAAGTGTAGAATTACTTACAACTACATCACCATCCTCTTGTAAAAATACAGTGATTACATCAGGATTTTGCATACTGATGGATTTCCACAATGCTGCAGCTAATTGGAAGTCATGTTCTTGTATAGTGTTTATGTCCAATCCTACATCAGCTGAATTACCTGTTAGTCTTCTAAATAAAGCATTGTAGTTAGGATTGTTTTCTGCCATTGTTTTAAGACCTAATAACATATCTTCTATATCCATAGAGCTATGTAAATTACTCTTTAAATCAATGTGTATTTGATCTGCAGGAATAAGTGTAACTCCTCCTATAGAAGAAGGAAACCAATCTATTCTACCATTAACCACTTGTGTAACAGGAAGTGTGCTTAATACAAGTTTTAATGCAGCATTAGCTTTTCTATATGAATCAATTTTATTAGATCCATCAGGTTCTCCTCTACCAGTGTTTTCTTCACTATTCAAAATACTATCATCACTCTCATCAAATTGAACATCAAATGTTTTTAAATGTGCTTTATGATTTTTAGTAATCTCAGCCCATTCCATTTGAATGTTGTATGATAATGTATCAATGTTATTATTTAGTCTAGTTGCTTTTTCTAAAGTTGTCTTACCTTCAGTAACTAATATGTTATTTAATTTCTTTTGTCCTGCAAGAAGTTTTAATATACCAAGTTTAAGAGCTGGATATAACTCTGATTCTTTTTGATCATTAATAGTAAATACACTCTCATTATTAAGAGATAATCTTGTTAATGTTAAGAATGTCATATGCTGGATAATGTCATGCATTTCAATCTCAGGGATTGTTGTTGATCTCATTTCAGAATCAGCATTAGCTTGAGCATTTTCAATATCTATAATTCCTTTTTTAGCATAAGATAATTGTGTTTCATATGGATTAAACTGAGCGTAATATCCATTACCAATTCTATTGAATAACTCTTTTGTATTACGTTGAGCATTCTCTCCTGTAAAGAAAGCTTTAATAGCATCAATCAATTGAGAGAACAATCTACCTATTAAAGTTTTTGATTCTCTTGGAACTCCTAATTTATCATTAAGAACTGCTTCTCTAAACTCTTCAGCTAATTGTTCTTTAATTTGATAAGCTGTAGCATTTTTATATTCTATAGTTTTACCAGACTCTCTATCTACAAATGTTCCTTTTCTTGCTTTGAACTCATTAATGATAGCTTGTTTTTGAGCTGGTCCAGCAAACATTTTCCATACAGCTTCAAATACCTCGTGATAAGCTGTTCCTTCTTCTGCATTCTCGTATACATATATAGCAGCATCATGAAGCATACCCCAGGCTTGTCTACCATTGGTACCTTTTATCATATTCTTCACTCTATAGAAAGGAATATTAGGAAGCATTTTAGCAAAAGCTTCTTCTAATTTTGTCCAGTCCTCTGTTTTGAATTGATCTAGTTTGTCAATAGCTTGAGCAACTCTCATTTCACTTCTATCAACATCTACATCTTCTATATCATCTAGATTAATAAATCCTTCAGGAAGTTCAGTTGTTGGTACCACTTCTTCAGGAGTGATTACTTCTTCATTATTTTCTATATCAGAAACAGGACCTTCTGGTTGTACAACTGGAGATTCAACTACAGGAGCTTCATCAGCTATTGCTGGTTGAACAGGAATCATTTCTGATACAATTTGTGGAGCAACAGCTTCAAATATTTTATTTAAAGAAACTGCTTCTGCTGTATTTTCACCTACTGCTTTTACAAAAGCTGAAATACCATTAGTGTTATCTGTTGTATCAATATATGTTACAACTTTATTATCTTTAAGAATATTTAAAAACTCTTTTGTCAATGCACCATTTTCATATAAACTAGTGAAGTCTGTTAGTCCTTTTAAATACTCAGATATTTTACTAATATCAAATGTGAAGTTTATATTGTAAATTGGAGTTACTCCACCTTTACCATCTGGTTTACCACCTATAGTAATACTATTTTCTGTTGTTCCATTTAAATCATATTGACCAGGAGTTGTAGGTTGTTGCTGTGGAGTTACTACTGGAGCAGGTGTAGGAGTTGGTGTAACCACTACAGGAGCAACTACAGGAGCAGCAGGTACAGTGTACTCCACTGAACTATTCAATGTAAAATATACACCTTTTCTATTTGTATCTTCTGCAGATGTAAGAGGTCTCACTTGTGTAGTAAGAGGAATTTCTTTTCCAGTTCTTTTACCTATAACATTTCCATCTTTATCTACAATATTTCCAGACAATAAATATGTTTGATAATTAGGCCATGTTCTTGTAACAGGATTACCTAAATTATCAAATCTTAATATTTCATCATAAGGAGCATTATATGTATCTATGTTTACTTTCTTAGCATCTGTGTTAGCATACATTTGTCCTAGTAATCCAAGAATATCTTGTTTACTATTAATTAAACCTTGTGGTGTGAAGTCAAAATAAGCTTGAGATTCTTTTTGAAGACCAGACATAAATAATTTTTTAACTGGTTTTCCATTCTCTAAAACATCCTCAAACCAAATATTATTATATCCAGCAGGTTTTCTTGTACCATCAGGGTATTTAGCAATACCCCAATAGACAACACTCTTTAACCAGTTTAATATATTCTTATTAACTTCTTCTTTTTCATTACCATACAATGAACCATTCGCAGAAGCATTTTTAGCTAAGTTTAACATAGCATCAAAAATTGTTTCTGATTCATCTTTGTTAAACTTTTTATTATAAAGTCTAACAAGTCCTTGTCCTGGTATACGTAAAAACACTCTACCTTTAGGAGATTTAAAAGAAACACTTCCTTCAGATTTATCATCATTAGTTGTAGCAACAGTGATTACAGCATCTCTATTAAGAATACCTTTATCCAATAATCCTGCATCTTGTGCAGAAGTTCTTGCAGAAGTATCATTAGATATAGTTCCATCTGCATTTTTATATTTAACAAACTCTAAATTACCAAAAGATGTTTTGAACTTTTGTCCTTTCTTATCTAATGTTGTATTAGCTAATTGTGTTTCTCTCCATGCTTTATATTGTTCTTTAAGAGAATCTCTCTCATATTGAGGGACAGTATCTCTAAACATAGAACCAACTTTACCATCTTGTCCTTTAGATGTAAGACTAGCAGAAGGAAACACTTGAAATATAGCATTGTTATAAAGTCTCTTGTTATATTCTTCTTGTGTTTCTTCAGCAGATTTTCCAGGAATAAGTTTTCCATCCTTATCTACTAATTGTCCATTCTCTGTTACAACTAAGAATATGACTTCTTTTCTGATGTCTTCTTTTCTTTTAATATCTGCAGGAGTGTTTCCTGGAATATCTTCAGATATAAAAGCTTCTGTTAATCCAGAAAGTATTTGATCTTCTGTATTAGCTGTTACAATAACACCTCTAAGATCATCTACATTATCCATATCAGACACTCTAGCTCCAAAGTGATTAACCCTTGCAGCATATCCTGGAAGAGGTCTTTCTGCAGTATCTTCTGTAAATGGTTTAGTACTTCCTACTACAGCAAGTTTATCTTTCTTAGCTTCTTGCTCATATGGTCTTGTACCAAAGAAGTTTTGCACACTACCTGTTAATGTACCAAGAAGTTCTTGTCCTAATGTAACATTACGTTGCATTTGTGCAGCTTCTTGTTTTTGACGTTCTGTATCTATAGCAAACTGTTGGAAAGCACTTAGTATTTCTTGTTTAGCTATTTGTTCACTAACAAGTTTATCCAGTCCTTCTTTTAAATCTGTTATATCTTTAACAAGCTCCTCTGCTTTTTTATTTAATGCTGGTATTTTTAACTCAGCTGAAAAATCATTTATGTCTGACTCTAGTTCTACCACTTGCGAAGTGATACCTTGTTTGTTATCAATATAATATTGTGCACCTTCTTCTCCAAGAACTTTTTCTAAATTAGCTTGTAAATCATCTATAAATAATGGAACACCTGGATTTTCTTGTTTAAGTCTTTTGATATAATCATTAAATATACTAAGAGCTTTCATTAAAGCATCTTCTATTTGTTTTAAAAGACTATCGTTATCCTTGATAGCTTTGTTAGTTATATCAATTAAATCTTCAAGAGTGTTAATATCAGACTTCAATAGGTTGATCATCTCTCTACCTGATTCAGGAAGAGAATCAAGGTTATCTAAAAACTCTTTAAAGAATGGAATGTTAGATTCTAATTCTTCTTTCTCACTCAGTAATTGCTCATTTTCTTTAGTTATTAATTCCTGTAAAGAAGATAATTCATTGATTATCTTTTTCATTGCAGGAGTTTGATTCTTTCTAGGCTTTCCTGCTTTAGTAAGACTTTCTGCTGCAAGTTGATTTTCTAATGCTTCAATAGCTTTAGCAGTTCTTTCTTTACTGGTACTTAGTTTTTTAGTTATCTCATCTAAACGTTTAACACTTTTATCATAAAGATCTAACATAATGTTATTACGTGTTTGTAATCTTTGAGATATAGTGGTTGGAGCATTTACAAACTCTTCTGCAGCTTGTTGTTCTTCAGCTGTGTATTCTCCTACTTTTGTAATAATAGCTTCTTTAAAGCCTTCTTTAGCTTTAAACATATTATTATAAACCTCTCTTCTTATAACTTTTCCTTTCTCATTTTTATAAACAAATATAAGTCTATCTTTGTTTGCTGTGTATTCAAGTCTTCCTATAACAGGATTACCATTAGCATCTTTTATTAATTTATTTGAAAAAGTATTATTTCTGTTTACATAAACATAGTTTTTCTTTTTATCAGATTTAATGTCTGATAATTTAGATAGTTGATAATCTTCAAGAACTTGTGCAGACACATCTCTTATTCCTTTGTTATCTTTAATTTTATATGTACCATCTCCATTATCAGCAAGAATAGTTAATACAGGATCTTGAATAACTTCATTACCATCTTTGTCGTACTTAACAACTTTTCCTAATAAATACTCAGTACCTATTTCAATTTTCTTATCTACTACTTGTCCTGTTTTACCATCTTTAACTTTAACTGTAATAGTTTCTTTAGGAACAATGTTACCATTTTCATCTAATTTTGTTTTTTCTACTTCTTTATAATTTTCTGGAGAAGTAATTATATCATTGTAATCAGAAATAAATTTCTTTCTTCTTAATGCAAGTTCAACTGTTTCTAATAAGTCGTTTTTAAGTTGATCTTTTTTGTCTTTTGTATAAACATTTGGATCTAATCCATCTATGTTTTTAATTTCTTCAGTTAATCTATCTGACTTAGGATTTGATATAACTTCAGATATAACATCATTTATTAATATATTTTGTTTTAAAAGACTTTCAGAAACTAATGGTATACGTTTATCATAATCTGCAATTTTAGTTGCAGCATAAACCATTTTATCTAATACATCATTAGAATATTTTTTATATTCTTTTCCTGAATCATCTGTAATAGTTTGTCCTCCATATGTAAGATTTACATATGAGTATAATTCAGACATAGCTTTAGCAGAATCTTGAATTTGAGTTAATGTTTTATTAAATGATTGTATATTATCATTAATATTTCCATACCCCTGTGTTTTTAATGATTCTAATCCTTCTTCAGAAGAAGCCATTTGCTTAAGTTCTTCTAAATCTTCCATGATCATATCAAACTTACCAAACTTAACTCTTGTTGCTAAGTAGTTATGAAGAGTGTCAGTTTTTGAATCATAATACTCAAGCTTATCTCCATTTATAATTGCAGCTTCTTGTTCTTTCTGTAATTGAACACCTCTGTTAACAGATTGAAGTTTATCAACAAATGCATCTTTAAAACTAGCACCTGAGTTCAATTGTTCTATAAGTTTTTCAGTGTTTGTTTTTCTTTCTTTTGCTTGAGAATATTGTCCACGAGCTTGCATTAAACCTCCTGTAATACCTCCAATTACACCTGACTCAATTCCTTCTTTAGAAACAAGTGCTCCTACTCCTTCTCCTTCCGCATCTCTTCCAAATAAACCATATCCTGCAATGTCTAAATATTTATCTACAATATTTTCAGCTTCTTGTCCTTTATATGCTTTGTCGTAATAATTTTGTACACCTATTTCAAGAGCATATTGACTCATCTCTTGAAGAGCTTCTTTTGTATCAAAAGCATAAGTTGCTTTTCCTGTTACTATATTTTTTGCAGTTTTTAATGTTGATTGATAAATCTTTCCTCGTTTAGTATCAGGTGTATCTAATGCATACTTTTTATCTTTTAATATTATATCATCAGTTTCTCCAATTAATGAATTAGCCATACGTTTACTTTCTCTATAGCTAGATCCCATTAAGTATTTTAACTGATTAAATTCTGTAACAGTTAATAGAGCCATATTACCTAAGAAAGAAGTTGCTCCCACTTCTCTTGAAACATTGTTTATTTTTTCAAGTTCTTCTCCAATAGGCATCACTCCATTTTCATAGAAGTAATCATTTATAAGTTTTTCTCTAAAATGTTTAGAAGTATTCAATGCTTCAAACGATGCTTCACCTGCAGAAGAATAAGCAGCGATTGCAGTTTTTCTACCAAAATCATTTACTCCAGCAAATTTATTTGCTTGTTTAGCAATGTCAAAAAGTTTTGATGATTTGACAGATGCATCTGCAATAGATGATAACTCAGAAGTTAATACTTGAGCAGCTTCAATATTTTTACCAGCAGAGAAAGCTCTTGCTGTACTTCTAAGCATAGGTGTAAACATTTTAAATGCTCTAGAAGCATTTGCAGCATCAGAAGCTAATGCTTGTGCTGTAGCCCATTCACCAATACCTGCTCCTGCAGTTCCTATTAGACCATTTGCAATATTACCAGATAACATTGCTCCAAATGCATATGCTGAGTTTTTGAATAATTTATCAAATAAGAAATTTGCAGTTAACCAGTTATCTTTATCATACCATTCAGAATCTGTTTCAGATTGTTTATAATAATTAGGAAGAATCTCATTATCCAATTTAGTATTCCATTCATCTAAACCTTGCATTGCTTCATTTTCCCAAATATCAGAAAACTTTCCTCCAGGTAAAGCCCATTTACCTACACCATACATCATACCAAAACCTCCAGCAATAGTTGTACCAACTAAGTTAGTAAACTTTAATGTATCATTAAATGCTTTCTCTGTCCATTGTTGTTGTTGTGCATACATCTCTTCAGGATTAGATCCTCTAAAAACATATGGATATCTTTTATCTGTACTAATAGAACTTAATGGAATACTTTCTATTCTACTATCAGCATTTTGTAAAAGAGCATTTGAAAAAATATCATCTACACTTCTTTTACCTATTTCACCATCTATATTTGTAAAATTTGGAAGAGGTGTATTATATACAGGAAGTTGAGGTTTAACTCCTCCTAAATTAGATGCAATTATTTCTTCTCCTTGAAAATTGAATGATTCTTTTGCCATTATTATTCTTTTAAAATAGACTGTATAAATTGATCGTTCACTACAGTTTGCATTGCAGTGTTTAATGTTGATAAGTTATCAGAAGGTGGAAGAGATTTAACTTTTGGTTCAGAGTTACCATTGTTTACATAAATGTAACCAAAATATAAACCATCTTGTTCTAACACGTTTCCTTTAACTGTAATATTTTTATTTTTAACGTTTGGAAAATCTCCTGCATGTAAATCATAATATGCATTATCTCCTACTGAATAAGTATCAATGTCATATGGTTCACCAAAACATGTTTTTCCTCCTCTACTGTTCATTATAGATTTCATTGCTGTAACCTCATTTGTTTCAAACATCATGTTTACATCATAACCTAACTTAGTAGATTGATCAGGATTTAAAACCATTCTACCTGAAGGTTTACCATCTTTATCGATAGACACAACTGCTGTTACAGGATTACCTGCTTCATCTACTTCTGAGGTTATTGTAAATGTAGCATCTTCATCTTTAATGTCTGCAATAAATGATTTAAACTCATCATCTGAAGCTAGATTCTGATTCTTACCTCCTGTTTGAAATGTAGAAGCAATTGTACCTAAATCAGATCTTAGTAAATCATTAGTACCTTTATCATCACTCATAAGATTGAATGTTTTATTTGGAGCAATGTTATATTGAGCTCTAGCTACAGACGCTTTAGATGCATAAGCTTTTGTGTATTCTTTTTCTTTTACAGATTTTACTAATGTTTTAATTTTTTTATCTAATCCATAATCATCAGTTCCTCCTCCTTTAAATAAATCTACAATTCCACTTGCTGTCTCACTAACTAATCCCACTCCAAAATCTATAGGACCACTTGATGTGCTATACATTCTATTAATTTGTAAGTATCTCTCAGCAATATCTCCCAATCCTTTTTTATCAAGTCTTCTTTTTGCTAAATTTGCAGATTGTATTTCAACATCTGAAGAATCTAATCCATACAAAACACTTTCTTTTCCTGCAATATAAGCAGCAATATCAATTTGATCTTGTTTAGTAATTTTAACTTTCTGTCCTCTATAATCAATAGTTTCATCTTTTAAATTTTTAAACTCTTCTGATGCTCCTATTCTATCTAATGTATTTAATTCAACTTTATCTCTTTCGTCTTTTAATGACTTTTCACTTTCCCAAAGTTTTTTTGTTTTCATTGTAGAAGTGTACAAGTTCATCACTGATTTATCTGAATTCAATGTATTCTTTGGATCATTTACTCGTTTCTCTGCTTCATTAAACCATTTTCTTCTGAATTCGTAAGGATTTTGTTTATCTCTTTTAGCAGCTCTATCTATCATTATAGATCTAGCTTGTTGAATTGTTATATCTTTTCCATTTGCTCTTCCTTCTTCAACAATTTTTTGAGCTCTAGCATTATTCTCATCAGCATTTTTACCAGTGTTATAAATTGTTTTCCAAATGAATTCATCTCTATTATAATTATAACTATCTGCAGCAGTGTTATATTTATTTTCTGCTAATATAATAGCTTGGTTATCTTTATCTGTTGCATATGGATTTTCTATTCCACTTGTAGGATCTCCATATCCTGTTCCAGTTACTCCTCCTGTTTTTCCTGGTTTTCCTTTATTAGATTCATTTAGTGCTTTTTGAACATCTAATTTATAATTTTTATCTTTCCAGTAATCCTCTCTTTCAAATTTCTTAACTTCTAATTGTTGATCAAAAGCTTTCTCTCTTCTTCTTTGTAATTCTTTTTCTTCATCAAATCTCATTTTATAAGCAGGACTATCAACAACTTCTTCTGTTTGTACTATGTTGCTATACATAGAGGTCCATCTTCTTTTAACATCATCTTTATAAATCATTCCTCTAACTGCATCTGGATTGTCAAATGCAGAATTATATAAATCATTATATGATTTATCTATCCCTTTCATTTTTTCAACCATTTCATCTATTTGATCATTCACATTTGCACCAAAAGATTTTTTAAGATTTAAATCAAGAAGCTCATTTTCGTATTGAGTCATTATTTTATCTTTATCTTCTAAAACTTTTTGTCCTAATGTTTCCTGTTGATATCCTCTGTATGTATATTGTCCATCTATAGAAAGTTGTTGGCTTACTCTTCCATCAGAGAAAGCTTGTTCAATTGTAGCTTTCACTTTTTCTGGAAACATTCCTTCTTTTTTAAGTCTTTTCATATAAGGAGATAGTACAGGCTGTCCATTACTCATCATAATCTTACCATTAGCATCAGTTTGAAATATCTGATCAACACTTACACCATCCTTTTCTAAACCTTTAAATGACTCTCTTATATGCTTTTCTGTATCAAAATATGGAGTGTATTGAGCATTATAAAATTGACCTAACTCTGTACTATCCATCCAAGCACTATCTTTAACTTTGAAAACATATTCATTTGATGGATTAAGTTCACCTTTTTTACGAGCTTCTTCCATCAATTGCATTTCTTTTTTACGTTTAGCAGAAGAACTAACAGCATTTTGTACATTTGGATCTCTAACAATTTGATTAGTCATTCCATTGACAGAGTTAACTAACTGGAAATTTGAAAAATCTCCAGCAGCAACTGTTCTAAGATCGCTACCAAGTTGATTAAGTTTAGATTGTAAATAAGCTTTATCTACATCTCTACTAACTTCAAGTCCAGCAATATTATCAATGCTAGTTTGTATTTTTTGTATTCCCTCATCATATTGCTTTTGTTTGTACATACCTACTTGAACCATTGCCTCTACAGGTAATTGTTGCACGTAAGGGTTAAATTGAGGTATCGAGTCAGTAAAACTTGCCATAATATTTATTGATTAGCAAATGTAACAGAAATAATTATATAATACAATATAAATATTCCACGTCACATAAGTATTTATAATTAAATTTGTTATTTAAAAGCTCTTACAATTGAACTTTGTGAATATTTTTTCTTTTTTGTTTTTCCACCATTTCTTTCTTGATACATTATATCATCTTCATCTATTGGAGAATAACTTTCTGAATCAACATTTTCTTCTGGAGCTATAGGAGAAGTTGCACTTGATGGAATTTTAGTTGTTTTACCAACAGGTTCATATCCTAATATTGTTTTTTTATCTTTAGCATAAATTATCTTATGAGTAGGCTTACCATCATTTCCATATATATAAGGAATATTTGGTTGGAAAGGAGCATTCATGTTTACAGCTCTTCCAGATTTATCATATCTATAATTATACATATTTTCCATAACACCTAATGTTCTATTCTCTAATTTGTTTTTAGCATATTTATCAGCAACAGAATTAAGAGCAGCCTGTGCTGTAGCTTTAGTATTACTCTTAGCTTGTTCTTGTCTTTGATATTGTTGATCATAGATTTCTAAATTCTTTAACTCTGCATCATTTAATGTTGCAATATTTCCAGAATACACTTGATCTTTCATAGCTTGATTCATTCTAAACTGATCAGCTAACACTTTTGATTTAGCACCATATGTTTGTGCAGCAAGATTAGCCTGAGCAGCAGGATTATATCCCATCATTCTTTGAGCACTTCTTTGATCAGCAGTTATTTCATTCAACTGATCTTGTAATGATATATCATAAGGAACTCTTAATTGTGGAGTGTATGGTGTTGCTTGTACAGGTTCTAATTGATTACTTGACATAGCATACATCTCTCCCATTAATTGTTGTGGATCTAATTCTTCTTGATCTGTTGGTCTAATGTATGGAAGCACTTGTCCAAATATATCTAGCAATGCACTTCTTTTATAAGGAACTGTTTCAAATGATTCATCTACTTCCTCTTTAGCTGGTGTATTTTTTCTTTTTTCTGGTTCAGTACGAACTGAAGGCATGTCTAATAATTCAGCAGCAGCATATCCTCTTCCTAATTTAGAATCATATAATTCAGGATCTGTTTCTGGATTTTTTCCATATAACATATTGTGTCTAGCTTTAATTATTTTAGAAGTTTCGGGATGAGTCATTAAGAATTTTTGAAATTCTAAATTACCTTGTCCTTTGAATCCATATTTTTTAGCTACTTCATTCCATTGATCTAATGTAAACTCAGATGCGGTCTTTTTACCTAAGCCAGTTTTATTACCTTCCCAAACTTCTAAACCATATTGTGCTTTTGGAATAGACTTTCCAAACTTAGCATATTCTTTCATAGCTTTTTTATCTACTGTTGCTTTACCTCTTGCAAGATCATCTGCAACAAGTCCATATTCTTCTGCTGTATCATTAATAGCATTCTGTAAATCAGCAGCTTTTATTTTCTTATTAGCAATGTCTTTAAGTTTCATGTTACCTCCTTTAATGTTTGCTTCTAATGCAGAAAGTTTTAATCTATCAAAAGAATTTTTTACATCAAGACTATTCAACTCATTGGTTGATTTCTCAATAAGTTTATTTTGCTTAGCTTCTGTTTTAGAAAGATCAGCTATATAGTTTTTAAATTTCTTACCTTTAGCTTTAGGATCTCCTAATAAATCTATGTATTGATTAGGTATTTTTAAATTACCATATACAACAAGACTTTCTTCTCCTGAAGATCCATCTTTTAGTTTTACAGCAGGTTCTCCTCTTTCCACTTCTACAGGATTATCACCATATGTAATACCAATACCAGTGTTACCTTTTCCATCAGACTCATCGTGAGATTTTCCTCTGAACATTACAGTTTCTCCACTACCAGGTAGGTATGGATTTTCAGACATAGGTTCAGCATATCCACCCCAATGCGTTTGAAGTTCACCACCCATAGCATAAGTTTGCATAGCTCTTTCACTAGGTTCTCTATAAGCTTTTAAATGTCCACCAGCTCTGAATTCATCTTTATGTGCAAAATCAGCAAAGTCTTGATCATTAACATCTCCAAACATTGTGATCACTTGTGGATTGTATTCAGGATTCATGTATCCACCATTTCTCATATAAGATCCATATTGTGAATGAACAGAATCTTTGAATTGAGAAGCCATGATTCTATTCATATTATTTTTAGTTTTTGCTTCAGCTTTTCTTTGATCTCTATCATTTGTATCAAGTAATCCACCAGCAAGTGTACCTACAGTTTGACCAATTGCTTGTCCTGCTGGACCACCAATAGCCATACCAGCAGCACCACCAATAGCACCACCAATTTGTCCACCACCATCATTTCCTGTCATATTACCAGCAAGACTAGAACCCATTCCTCCAATTGCTCCCCATGGAGTTCCTCCTCCACTAGCTCCACCCATTGAAGACATCATACTAGATGGATCAAACATTTCTGCTCCACCTTGTGCTTTAGGAAGGTATCCTCCCATTCTATATGATTTAACTTGGTTTACATTATACAATGGTTCATATTCAAGATCTGAATAAATATCATTTCCTCCTTCATATGTATTTTGTATCTCTGTTGGGTTACCACCAACCATTCCTCCTTCTTGTAACCTAACACCATTTCTAGCAAGAACATTTGTTCCTACACCATATACAGGAAAGAATTCTTCACCTGTCATTTCAGGCATCATTGCATTTGCTTTCTTTCTTGCATTCTCAGTGTATTGTCTTAAGTCATCAACATCTGTAGATTCAGCTGCTCTTGCTTGAACATCTGTAACATTTGCCCATTTCTGTGCTTCTTTTTTAGCTCTTCTACCTGCTCTTAAGTTTTGATAACCAGAAATAAGTTCTCCAGCTGGTCCAGCGAACTTGCTAACTTGATCTCCAATGTTATTCATTTTTCCAACATTAGTGTTAGGCCCTCCAGGAGAAGCGTATCCAGACTTATCATCTGCTAATGTAGAAGCATTAATTGTAGATACACTATTGTCAACTTGTGGACCATTAAACATTCCAGCATTTACACCAACAGATTGTGTTTGTCCTTGCATCATGTTCTGCATGTTAGGAAGATTATTCATTCCTTGCATTCCTTGCAAATAAGAACTCATACCTGACATCATTGCTCCTTGTTGTGCTTTCTTTATCATTTTCTTAGCTTCTGGATGAGCTTTGAAGAATGCTGCTTCAGTTGGATATTTTTTGTAAAAAGCAGAGTCACTTTTTACTCCTGCTATTTTAAGAAATTCTGATTTCATATTATATGATTTTTTTATATTTCCTCCAATATTCATTTGATTATTAGAAAAATCAGTTAATTGTTTTAATTGTTCATCAACTTTTTGATCTTGTTGATTAATTCCATTTTTTGCCATACGATATTCTAAAACAGAGTTTCCATCAAATAAATGTTCTTCTCCTGGATACATTACTCTTACATCATTCTTATCAGATATTCCTAAAACTGGAAAATCAACATTTTTCATAGTAATTCTGTTAGTAGGAATAATGTTGTAATCATTATTCTTATCTTTAGAATTTTTTTTATACCCTGTATTACTAACTTTACCTTTCATAATTATTAACTATTGTTTTGCAAAAAAATAAAAAATCCTCTTCTTCTAAAGAATTTTTCATTGTATTAATTTGATTACAAACTAACTGTACATTGTCTTTTGTATATCCTTTATTACTTTTAATTCTATCTACAGAAATATTATATATGGATTTACCATTGTTAATAATATATGTCATTTCTAGTCCAGATAATTTACACTTTTTATTTTGTGTTTTAAATAATTGTTTTAAAAAATTTACATCTAATTCAAATTCAAAACTTGATAATTTTAATTTTTTGCTTCTAAGTTTACATGTAGAAAGTATTTTACTTAAATGTCTCTCTAAGTCTTCACCTTTTGTAGATTTTCTAAAATTAGTTTTATAATCATTATTACATTGTTTACAATGACTAGTTTTACCATTTCTATGCTTGTTTTCTTTTTGTGTATGAAACTCCTCTTCAGTTTTATATATTTCACATTTTCTACAAAATAATAACCCTTTTTCATTAAAGTTAGGAAAGTTAAATTTAGGCTTGTCGTTACATTCTAAACAATGTGATTTAATTCCATATTTACTATCTTGTCCTTTAGCATAATACTCAAAAGTAATAGGTTTAAAAACTCTACATCTTGAACATCTTTTGTTTACTACACCTTCTATAGTTTGATATTTATAATCTTGTGTTACCATTTTATTCAAATTTATTTAACCAGTTAGATTGTAAAGGTAGTAAATTTTTTTTATTTTTTGCCCATTGTCCTCTATCATCTTTAATTATTCCTCCTTGTTTCTTTTGTTCTATTTGAGAAGCTGCTCCTAATCCTAAACCTATTGGTAATACAGATTTATATATATTAGGATTAGTCATATCAAACATTCCATTATTACCTATTGCTGATTTTATATTTTTAGGGTTTGTTACATATTCTGTTGAGTTAAAATCTCCGTATTTTTCAAGGTGGTCTGTTATTACCCCATCGTGTTTATTTTTCCATAGGGAGCTTACATCATCTACCACCGTCTGTTTTGTATAGTCTTCATTCCAAAAAGATCCTTTTCCTTCTCTTCCAAAATAAGGTACTATATCCTTTGGCATTGGGTTTTCAATGTTTAAGTAAGCATTGATATTTTTATCTCCGTATAGTGCTACGTTGTTGGTCTTAGGATGAAAGTACACTCCTTTTCCATAAAAACCATCATCTGTAGATGTCCCAAATTTACTTAAATCAAATTCATCAAACTCTGCATTTGTACTGTGGTTTGCTATTTGTATATTTCCATCTACATCTCTTACTTTTGTATTACCAAAAGCTTTTTTAAAATTCTCACTATTCTGTTGTACAAATTGTTCAGGCGTTCCTTGAAAAGCAGAACCATCAGGATTCTTCATCCAACTGCCATTAGCTTTAGTTGTTTGTTCTATCGCATCATATTCTTTCATTAATTGAGGATTATCAGGAATTTCTTTATTCCAATTTCCCCAATTTATTTCTGATTTAGGTTTAGATTTAAAAATTTCTGAAAATCCATTAGCTCTTAATCCTTGTCTTAACTCAGGAGATATACTTGTTTTAATATTTCCTAATTGTTTCATTCCTTTTTGAACAAATGGTTTTGCTCCTTTTGCTATAGGAATAAAATTAAGAGCTTCTACACCTGCCATTGTTTGATTTAAAGCAGCATCTCCAAAGTTACCTTCAGACAAATCACTAAACACTTGTCCTTGACTTTCTGCAAGATTTTTTGCAGACTCAGCATAATATACAGGATTAATAAAATCAACAGCTGTATCAAGATTGTTTCTTTCTCCTGAACTAAAATTGTCAGGAATATCTTCGTTTCTCACTTTATATCCTGCAGCAGTCATTGGATTAAGTGCTATTTCTTTTGCTTTAGATAATTTAGATTGAGGAACATGTTTTCTAACTTCTTCTTTTTCTTTTTGTCGAGGTTTATAAACTCCATCATCATCTTTTTCTAATAAGTTTCCATATACATCTTTGTAAGCTTTTGTACCTGGAACTTTTTTAATAACATCTTTTACTGAAGGAATTCTTCTATCTCTATTTACAGAAGTAGATTCTTTAACAGTTCCATTCTGTGCACTAGCCATTGTTTTCTTTGCATAAGGACCATTGCTTGGAGCAGGATTGTTTGTACGTGCATATGAGAAACCTACAGCTCCTGGAATAGAACCACCCATTTGTGCTTGAGGAACATAATTAACTGGATATACAGATCCACCCATTTGAAACTGCCCTCCCCATGCAGGAGAATAATCTCTACCTTTGGTATTATATCCTTCACCTACATATCCTTCTGGTAAAGAAACAGAATTATCATTATAGTTCTCTTGGTGTTCTTGCATAGATCCACCATCAGCATAGCTATCTAACCAACCACCATTTTTCATGTTGTTAGAATTATCTCTACCACACTCATGACATACATACATGTCTTTCTTACTAGAATCAGATTTGTTCCAGCTCCATCCGCATGTACATTTTACTTTACCATTATTCATTATTTATAAGATATTTGTGCAGGTGTTAATATAAATTGAGACACTAAATGTACTGTTGATGAGTTATCAAGAATGTGTCTCACTTTCAATTCTTTTGCTCTTAATGTTGCTTTCTTAAAGCTTCTCAATCCGTAGTCCATGTTCTCTTGATTCACTTCTTTATCTATTGACATAGACTCACATGATGATCTAAACAATGGAACCTGAGAACTCTTCTCTAAAGCCCAGAATGTATTATACTGATAGAAGTTATCACTCTTTGTATAAGTGATTGTTTTACTGTCTGTATTGTATATTGGATATTGTCCATATGCTTGTAAGTTATGAAGTGGTTTTGCAACAAGATTTAATATTCCAGAACTCTGTTGTCCATTATATAGAATAGCTTTATTAAACCATTTGTCGTTTGTTTCAATTTTTAAATTACTATCATATGCTTCATATGGATTTCTTATGTATTCATACGCTTTTGTATAGTCTTTAACGTTCTGTAATATCTCATCTTGGAATTGATAAGCAAATGGATATTCTATTACGTATGGTTTTATATTTCCATAAAAATAATTATAGATTTGCGTGTTGGTTAAATGTTTCCACAAACAAGCAGTTTTAGTTTGTTTATATCCACTCTTAGAATATTCTAAATAAGGAATTTCTCTTAATGGAAAGGTTTTTTCAAACCCACATTCTCCATTTGATACTAGTCTTACATTTGTTACTTCATTATCTACTAGATATGTCCTACCTTTAATTAACTGTTTTCTACTTACATTTTCATCTAGTAGATTATTATAATTATCGTAAACACTGAAAGGTCCTGTATTAGGACCTGTCTGTGTTATCTTTATTGTAATTTCTCTTTTCATTATATAGTAGTGGTTGTTGTTGTGGTTGGACAATCTATAACTTCTGTACAAGGATCTCCACAAGCTTGAATAAATATATATCCATCAGAATCTGTTTCAAATGATATAGATTCGTATTGTGCACATAACGTTACAAATGTATCTGAATATTCATCATAATGAGTGACATTTGATCCATCTGTCCAGATTAAAACTACGCTACCATAAATAGTTACGTTATAACAATATGTATCAGGAACAAATGTTGTAGTAGTAGTTGTTGTACCACAATTATAAATTCCTACAATCACTCCTGATTCTACTTGATAAACAGTGGTATCAAACGCACTTTCTTCTGTAAAATAAAAACCATCAGGAACTAATGTACAATCTGTAGAATATGCATCAAGATAAACAATTTGTCCTATTTCTAATTCATTATATGCTACAGATATTGTTTCTATATTTATGTAAGACCAATCTTCATTTGTATTCAAATACTCTATTCCTAAACAAGCATCTTCAAAACTTCCTGTTGTATCTAATATATTTGTATCACAACTTTCAGAATATCCTGTTATAAATAAATTATCACTGGAAAGATTACCTCTTTGACATATTGTAGTGGTAGTTGTAGGAGGAACAGTTATTATAGCATCTCCTTCAAGGTTACAATATGTTTCAATAATTGTTCCTTCTAATTCACAATCTAATGCTAATGTACTAGTTGTTGTTGTAGTAGGTAAAGGTATAGGTGCAGCACTTGTAGTGGAGGTTGTTGTTGGTTTAGTTCTATCTATCTCTCCTACTAAAGCAGTAAATGTAGCTTCTCCATTTACAGAATCACAACATCCATTAAGTCCTGTATAAAAGAAGTTATTTTCTGCTATATAAAAATTAGGAACATAGCTATGGAAAGAAACCCAAGATTTTGTATTAAAATTAAATGATATTGTAAATGATCTGTTACAGAAAAATTCAGCATCATCTAAATAAACTACATCTCTAAAAACAACATCATTAATTATGTTTTCAACATAAAATTCTTTATTAACTTCGTCATATTTAATATCTTCATCTAAAGGCACATAATCTAATTTTGTAATTATCACTCTATCAAATTTAGCATCAAACACTCCATGTAAACCTATTCCATTAAAATTGTTATCAGTGTCTACATTTGGAAAATATTTTAATATTTTAAATGGTAAATTGTCTGTCATAAATCTATTTACACCAGAACCAAATGCTGTCATATCTACAGCTTCTGTTCCTTGTATAAGAAATATTTGTCCACGTTTAGCATCAATGGTTATTTGTCCTTGAGGAATCTTTAATAAAAACTTATTCTGTGTTCCTACATATCCAAGATCTGTTTCAGCAAAATCAATAGGAGGTGCACTAAACATGTTAGGGTTACCTACATATGCTGCTTGTGGATTACTTGTATCAATAGTTAATAAGTTATTATACATTAATGATTTGTTTTCAAACCTAGCAAGGATTGCTCTGTTTTGAATACCATCTAATGATATAAGATTTCCATAGTTTTGTGGAAAATCATAAAAAGAAAGAGCTCTGTATATTAACCAGTTATTCACTTTATTATCTGCATCTGTAAATTGCTTTTCAGAATAAATAGTTCTAAAAGGATAATACGTAGAACAGATTGAATTCCAATCAATAGGAAGATTCGTAAATGAATTTTCTTTATTTTGTTTTGAGAAAGTTACATTATAATAATATGTATTATCTTGCTCAATAGGAACAAATGATTGTTGCACCCATGCATCAGGAATACTTGTAGATACATGTGGCCAGAAATCACCTTCTCTATTATTGAATGCTTGTCTAAGATCTAAATTATAAGAACTCTCACAATAGAAGTTAGGAACACCATATGCAAACATATAAAAATATCCATCATAATAAGTTAACTCACTAGGTGAATTAATACTTGTGTATTGTGTTGTATCATTAGGGCAATCAAAATTATGAGCTTTATATGAAATAAAGTTTACTAATTGCTGGTTCGCAGCTGTTGCATTACGTAATACGCTTCTTGCAGAATGCCAGTATTTTGGATAAGCAATGTTTCCAATTGCATCATAAAACACATCTGAATCATCAGGAGCATTCACTCTATTTTGTAAAAAGAAAGGAAGTTTTGTTTTAAATGCAAATTTACCAATGAATGTATCTCCTCCAAATATAGTGGATTCTGTAGGAGTAAATTGTGAAAATATCACTTGAAACCCTGTATCCACTTTCTCATATGAATATATTTGACCCCATTGTCCAGGAACAATATTTTTAATTGATCCATAATATGAAACAACATTAATGTCTTGTTCTCTCTGTGGAGTGGCACAAGCGTTAGTTCCCCCAATTGTAAATCTAGAATTATCTTCAATTAAAGAATTCCCTAAGTAAACTAATGAATCTGTTTTACTAGGAAAAGGAAGACTATCATCTGTTTTTAAATAGACAGAAGTTTCTCTATTGTAATTATTAATATTGTTATCATCACCAACGTTTTGTAATCCAGGAATTAAATATCTTTTTATATCAAGATTTCTTTGTTTGATTCCTAAATTATTGTATACAGGAGAATGATAACTGTAACTAGCTATAGAATTAAATGAGTATGCATAGTTTTTTCTAGTTATACCATTAATGTATATTTCTAAATAAGCCTGATAAGCTGCAAACAATGCAACAATATCTCCTCCAGCAATGTTTGAAGAACTTTGTAATGCAACTTGTTGAGCTTCTTTACTTAATAATCTATACTTAGCATTGTCTCTCACTTCAACAAAGTGAGCTCTACCACCACCATACATTACATTCTCAAGCTTTAATACATCACCTAAGAACGGTTGTCCAAAAGATGTTTCTGGAGAATTAAATATTTGTCTGTTTGTAAGAGATTCTGATAATGGAGCTAGAGGTTCTTCTTCTTTACAACCTGGATCTCTTACTTCAGAATCTTTTGAAAAGTTTTTTCTTTTTCCTCTACCTAATGTAGGAAAAGTTCCAACTCTTACATATATTTTAAGATTATGACCAGAACCTATCCAAGGACTTTCTATAGGTCCTTCTACAGCATCATCAAAATATACAGTTATACCAGCTCTACCATTTTCAGCTCCAACAGTCCAAATGTCATAATTTGCATATCTAGAATAAGCTACACATTTTTTATCATCTGGAACATATCCTGGAATTCCTGGTGTAATTTGATAAGAAGCATATCCATAAGCTACAGGACCAGAATCCCATCTTACTTGTTCCACTTTATTAAATACACCTTCTCCTAAGAATGTAGGTTTTATAATTGAACAAATTTTTAAAGGATTGTTTTCAAGATGAAGTTCATATATTTTTTTTATTATTTCTTTGTTTGTATTACAATCAGTATATCTAACTGCTGTATATGGACCTAATTCATCTTCATTATTAAAACTACGAACAATGATATCAAAAGATTCACATGATTCAAAATATGCATTATTATTAGCATTTAAAAATGCATCTTCACTAAGATCATTATATGGATAGTTTGGATAGTAATATGTTTCTTCTTCTTTAACATAGCTTCCTACGTTACGAAGAATACCTTTAGCAACAATAGATCTATTTGTACTTCTATCACCACGAACAATTTTATATCCTACAATATCATCTTTCTCTTCATTTGTTAAATTAGACTCTCTAATTAATTCTATAACCTGTTCGTTGTTAATTTTTATACCAATAGGATAAATTGCACTAGATTGTTGCATTTCCACTTGATATCTATCTGAAACAATTACAGGAACAGAAGATTCAAATGAAGGACTAATTAATATATCAGGAAACTTATGATGTCTAATTTGTTGATTAGCTAAGTCTCCCCAAACTTCTACATTACAAGGATAAGTTTCTGTAGATTCCCAATAAGCAAATTGACCAAATTGATATGGTCCTTTATAACTAGGCTCATCAGAGAATTGTGGAGATGTTCCTATTACAGAAGCTGTATTATATATTTTCCAATAAGGAGCAGAAGTTCCTTCTCCTATAAAATCAGGATTGGTGTTTGGAACATCTGGTTGACTTACTATCTCATTGTTTGTTTGTTTTCTACCTGGAATATGAAAACCATCTGTTTGTTTTCCATTTCTTAATAAGAATACAATCTCAAGTGCATACACTTCATCACGCAAGTACCCACGTAAGTTTGTTGCATTCACTTCATCTGCATAACTTTCTGTAGAAGGTATTCTCCAACTTTCCCACTGAAGAGTTATTTGATTAGCTATTTTTTGATAATTCACTCTATCTATTGTAGATAGTTTATCCCAAACTAAAACATCTTGCACTGCAGTTAAATCTCCTGCTACATCATAGTATGGAAACTTTTCAAATATATCATTTATAGAAAGTCTTATATCAGTTTTACTTTGTCCTGTATAAGTTATTTGTTGTGTAAAATTATCTATGAAGTATGTTCCAACAAGTTCAACTGATGAAATACCATTAATTGTTTTTATTACAGCTAAGTTATAATATTGATACTTTCCTGTTGTATCTAAATTAGTTATATCAATAACTATTGACTTTCCTACAGGATAGTTAAAATTCACTGTAGTGAAGTCTGGATCTGCAATAGGTGTAGGATTTGTTATAGAATAGAAAGAAGTGTATGGACTACCTTGTGCATCTGTATATTGTATACCAAATTGATAAGTACCTGCAATTAAATCTCCTCCTGAAATTACATCTATAATTTCTAATTGAGGAATATTAAAATTAGGTTGTATTTTTAATTTATTACAATCTAATTCATCTAATGTAAGTACACTACAAGAATTAGGAATAATCTCTGTTACATAAGGCACATTATCAATGTCCATATATCTTCTAGGATTAAATCCATCTGTCCAATAAATCTCTGTAGAGCAGTTTGTTATTCTATGAACAACTTTAGGTATAGGATGGTCAATGTTAAAGTTTAAACAATTAGCATTTACAATTGTTCTGTAAATACAATCATTATTAATCATCTGTCCTATTTCACTTTCTCCTGTAGAAGAGTTAGCTAAAAAGAAAATAAACTTGTTTCTTTCCTGTATAAAATGACTTCCAATTAAGGAATATCCGTTAGGGAAACTAATACATAATTCATTCCCTGGCTCATTCTGGTAGTTTACAGAATTAGCATCAAAGTTTTCAACAGCAGCATTCAATGCATATGTAAGAGTACCTGGTTTAATCTGATTAACAGATTGATCCATGTTCAGTCCTACAGTGGCATTATTATACTCCTGCTTAATGTTTCCTTGTTGTTGTTCTTCAGCCATGGTTATTAATTGTTACGTCTTCTACCATATCTATTAGTACGGTTAGGAAGCTCATACATATTAAATCTTTTAAGATCGTTTTTAATTCTTCTTTGTTTCTCCCAAGGAGTTTGTTTCTTCATTTCAATCTCAGCCATGATGTAAGATTCTTCATAAGCTTGTTTATGATACATCATTTTTTGTTGCAACTGATTGAAAGTTTCATCATTAGTTTGATTAGTAAGAGTTTCAAACATTTTAAATTTAATGAATGCTTCTACATATTCTCTAATACGATAATTGTCTGGAATCATTTGATTACCTATTTCATCATATTCTGTAGCATAGAATAATAAATGTACAACACCATTTCTAAAATTAGTTACAAACTTATTGTCTCTAATATCAAAACTATCGTAACTAGCAGCACCAGGAGTGAATTCATGAATAGGAGGAGCTTCAGCATAGAAGTCCCAATTGTTTGTATATTCCACTCCACAGTTTTGTTTTGCAGATATATTACCAGGTTTAAGTAAATACTGATGAGTAAATCCTCTAGCAACAGTGTTGTTTGTTTTGTATACAGCTTGTACTAATTCTGGCATACATGTACCATTACATGCAGGATCTTGACAACCTGGTCTGTTACAAGGAGTTCCTCCAATAGTTAATGGAGCCACTTGAATAGTGGTTGCACTAGCAGCTTGTGAATAAAATGAATTAGCTGATTGATATGGATATCCAGAAACTTCTGTACACATCCAAGCTTCTCTTACAGCATAAAAGTTATCAGGAAGTCTAGCTTGAAAATCTTCTATAAACAAGATTTCTTCACTTATTACAAATGTAGTTCTTCCTAACTTCTTTAGAGCTTTATCTAAATAAGTAGGAAATAAAAGATCATCTATTGCACCAGTATCGAAATAACTTTTAAGTTCTTCTTTAACAGTGGCATAAACAGGTTCTGGTGATACGAAATTATATTTATAGTAGTATGACATAGTTTATTATTTTTTCCATTCACGATAAATGTGTTGATACTTGTCGTTGGTTTTTAAGTAATGCGATAAAAGTCTTGATGTAAGTCTAGAAGGTTTGAAATACCATAGATCAGAATGTTTAAAACGTGCTGTTGATTTAAACCACATCCATCCAAAGAAAAATCCTTCTGTGTGATAATTGAAGTTGTATATAACCTTACCTTTCTCTTTAGTTTTTTGCCAGTCAATAGGTAGGTTTACAAACTCTTTGCCATCTATATTATTTTTTAGTTTTCTTCTTTTCTTTTTATTGATTGAGAACTCTCCAAACCCATAAGGTAGTTTTGCTTTATCACCTGTTTCTAAAATGTATTCTTTAAATAACTCATTGAATGTATAGAGAATATTTCTCCACTCATCATATGTAAGTTTTATAGAAGGGTGTTTTTTACAAAACTGATTATAGTTTTCTTTACTAGAGCTTCTCCAATCAATCTTCGTTCTCATTAACTATTTGGTTTTGAGTTAGGTGCTTGTCCATCTATTCCTTCTGCACTCATATCTGTTTTAAGATTGAAGTATGTAGATAAAAGTTTTTGAGATGTAAGTTGTAATGTTTGTTGCTCTAAGTATCCAGGAAGAGGAAACTCTTTATCTAATGGATTCTTACATATCTCATCTAATGTATACTCTGGAGATCCACATCCACATTCTGGATACATGATTTCATTTTCTACATCTTCTTCAAATAATGCTACAAACCTAATTGATTTAATCATTGGATTGTTTACATATAGATATCCATTAGTAATCCAATAATACTCTTCTTTCTTGATTATAGGAAGTCTTAAAAGATTGATATATCTATTAATAGTAATTTCTTTTAACTTCTTTCCTTGACCACCTAATGCATTAATAGAATAAACTCCTTGTATTACATATTGGTAATTACCTTCTGATATACGTGGGAGTTTAAATTTTGTTCTAGCAATAGTGCATTCATCTACATAATTACAACATTCAGAGATAGGCACTTCTATCATCTCTAAACAAGGAATAGTAGTGAACAATGTATCAGTTGCCCAAAGTTTTCTAAGATTGGTTTCTCTTTTTATAAGTAACAAAGCATTGTTTCTTATTTCAGAAGCAATTGCTCTATCTGTAATAAGACTATCTGTAGAAAGTATCTTGTGGACACTTCTAACATCTGATACTAATTTTCTTAATGTTGCCATATTTATATTCGAGTTTCAAACTCTGCTATTTTACCTAGATTACGATCATAGACTAAAGCAAGAGCTGCACGCACTGAATGTACGTAGTTATTATCTAAGTGCCATCTATCTGTTCCAGATAAGCTAGGCATTTGTTGTATTCTTACTCCCTTCACTTCTTTAGCCATATAGTGATGTTTATCGCCTGTATGAACTTCTCTGTAAACAGCATCACCAAATTGATGACTATATTTAGAATGTGTTGCAAATAATAATGGAAGATCTTCTATCTTACAATTACCATGGTGCCATCCAATAAATGTATTTCCTAATGTGATTCCTTTTATAACAGAATGTTCTCTTATAAACTCTACATCTAATGCATCTCTAAAGAACACATCTAATGCATGTGCTAGATAATAAGATTTAGTTCTGTCATGATTTCCTTGTACAAGAACAACAGTGACATTGTTAGCATGTTGTCTCAACATATTGATTGTATCTACAAGAACTCCAAAACCTAATTCATATTCTTCTGCATAATCCATTATAGTGTCTTGTGGAGTACCGTTTGTAGTTTGATGTTGATAGTTATCAGTGTGGAAGAAATCGTTTGATATAGGTAGAACAACAGTGTTTATGTTGTAGTTTGCTTTAACTTTCTCAATCAAAGACTGAGCCATTATAACATATCTTAAAGCTCTAGTTGTTGGGTCATTATCACCATCTACTGTTCTCTTAGCTAAATGATAATCTGCTATTGAGATTTCTACATCTACATGATCTTTATTAGCTAATGGATTTGGTTTTTTAACTTCTATGTTAGTTGGTTTGTAGTTTTCTAAAAACTTAGCAAAGTCTTCAGGAGAGTAATCTTCTGCTTGTTTTCTTTTTGAAAACACTGAGGAAGTAAATTTACCACTTGGTAACATCTTAGACCAATAGTTTGTTATTACATATTTGTCTAAGTTTATCTTGTGTAGCTTAGCTAACTCAAGATCATCTTTAGGATCAAAGTCAGATACAATTGTACTCTCTATTGTACCTCTCTCAACATTTACTTTGCGTTCTTCTGCAATAGTTTTTATTACATCTTCATTGTCTTTTTCCCTAAGCTCTTTTAAAAGCTCATTAACTTCAAACTCGCTTATTCCAAGTCTTTCAGCATAGAATTTTTTACTCTTTTTTTGTCTAAGTAGTTCTTCCAATTGACCTAATAAGCTTTGATTTTCAGACATATATATTCATATTAGTTAAAAAAATATTGTAAAGATAATTAATAGTTTTTATATATTCCAAATAATTTTAATTAGAGCTGTAATTATTTATAATCAAATTAGTTAAAAACAAAAACTCCCCGAGGATAACCTCGAGGAGAAACTTTGTAAAACCAACAAAACAAAGTTTTTATATTTTTGTTAAGGTACTATAGTGGTGGTAGTAGTTGTAGTACTTGGTGCAACTGTTGTAGTAGTAGTAGTTGTATTTTCTAATACAATATCTACATAATTCACACACGTCCCATTTGATTTTATTCTAACGGTTGTTGTATAATCAGGAACAAGAGCAGAAGCATATCCTGCAAGCAAGGATGCTTTAGAGACTCCTGATTCAAAAGCTGATGAATAGCCATCTAAGTTTGAATATAAATCAAATGGTCCTGAATCAGTTCCAGCGGTTGTTAATGTTATTAATACTGTCATAAGTTATTGATTTTTAAATTATTATTTAAACTAACATAGGTCTATTGCAGAAACAACGTTTCCAGTTGAATTAATTTGACAATTTGTAGAAACTGGACTAAAATCAATTTCTACATGATAAAAGTCACCATCACCTGCAAATGGAATTGTTCCTCCAGGATTTGTATAAACAACACTACTTACTGTAATTACTTCACTACCAGGAAAACCTCCAGTATTAGAAATCCAACATCCAGTATCTAAAGTTGAACTACAAGCATCTGTTGGATGAGATGTACTTGATATTGAACCTTGCATTAGACCACTAGTAGTTGTAGTGGTAGTGGTTGTTGGAGTCAATGTAGTAGTTGTACTAGTGGTTGTTGATGTACTAGTAGATGTACTTGTAGATGTGCTACTAGTCGTACTAGTTGATGTACTTGTAGAAGAAGAAGTAGTGGTAGTAGTTGAACTACTGCTACTAGTTGTAGTTGTAGTTACAGGTAACGTAGTGGTAGTGGTAGTTGTTGGAGGTAATGTTGTTGTTGTAGTTGTGGTAGGACAACATATCTCTAATTGATTATTTATATTGATTACATCTTCTGTTATAATCATTATGTCTTCTGTAAGATTTATCACATCTTCTGTAATAGAATCAACACTAGTTTTAACATCACATATAACAGCATCAAACTTACTAAGAATATCATTTAACCCATCACATGTACTTACATCTGTACAAGGAAGTGGAGTGCTATCATATTTGACAGCACTCGTTCCTTTTATAGTTGTATTATTTATTTGAGAGCAATTTGCCATTACTTAATGTTTATGTTATATTAGTAGTAGTAGTAGTAGTAGTTAGCGGAATTGTAGTTGTGGTAGTAGTTGTTAATGCACAAACTTCACCATATTGAAAGCCTCCAGTTCCACATAAATATACAGGAGGTGGATAATTTAACATACAGAATGTAAGTAATTCACCTGAATCAGTTTCAACCGTTTGAACATTTCCTTCACAATCTGTATATTGAACTAATGCATAATCTTGATCTGGACAATTTGTACTAACATCAATTGATATTTCTATACAAGATACTTCTGCAGTGGTAGTAGTGGTAGTAGTTGGACATTGGTTATCAATACAATTAGCTCCTATTGTTACAGTAACTAAAGGGTCATCAGTTAATACACAGCATCCACATACATTTATAGTTTCTTTAGAAAGAATATCAAGAGCTGAACTTACAACACCATTACAATCTGTAAATCTATAACCACGTGTTATATTATCTGCATTATATAAAGTTAAACATTCACAAGGAATTGCTGTTGTAGTTGTAGTGGTTGTAGAACTAGTTGAAGTTGTACTAGTGGTAGAAGATGATGTAGTGGTAGTTGTTGAAGGAGTACAAGGACCGTTTGGTGTAACAATCACTGTACCTGGAACAGTTAAAGGACTATTTGTTACAACACAAATATTTGTATCTCCTGGCAATAACACTATAGCTTCTTGTTCTTGTGTAGTACAATCAGTAATGATTATAGCTACAGGATCATCTCCTGTATTATCTAAAGAGAAGTTTTCACAAATACGTATTGTAGTGGATGTACTAGTAGTAGTTGCAGAACAACATTGACCTAATGTATTGTATATATTAATTATATCACCATTAATGTTAATCACTTGATTAGTGATGTTTGTAACTTGGTTAGTTAGATAATTTATCTGCGTTATCAAATTACAAATAATCTCATCTATCTTTTGTAACACTACATTAAGTGTATCACATGGTTCAGCCACTATACATGGTAATTCAGGACCATCATAAACAATAGTACTAGATATAGTTAAATGTGTTGAACATGGATTGTTGTTGTTACAACCATTATTAGTGATTGTAGAACTACATCCACAAGGATCATTTAAAACTACATCTGTGCAGCAAGGATTAACTGGTAAAAAAGGATATGCCATTTTGATAAGTTGTTAAGGAATATAAATAATATAACGACAACCAATTGATGGTTGAATATTTGAGTGAGCTAAACCTCCACCAAATGGTGCAGCACTAGAACTCACACTTACAGTTACACCTGTTTCTTCGTTAGATGTTTCATAAATTTGACCACTTCCTGTACCAGTTCCACTGATTATTGCACTAGAAGGAGTTGTTACAAAAGGAATAATATCATTTGTAGATCTTAAAGTATTTGTAGGATTAGTAGAATCATCAGAAAATTTATGTCTATGTCCATCATCTGTAACTGTTACAGCATTTGTAATAGTATGTGTATGTGAAGGAATTTGATTATCATTTAATACAATTTGATTTGCTCCTGTAACAGTTCCTATAGAATAATTAGGATTACCTGCAATAGTAGGATCAACTGCTGCTGCCATTGTTCCTCCTAACATTGTACCATCTGTAACACCAACTAATGTTCTACCTCTTAAATCAGGAGTACCATTGTTACCATTACATAAATAAATATTAATCCAATCTCCTGTACCAGCTCCAGATCCATTAAAATATGTTATTGGACCATAATAAGGAACAGCAGCATAAGGAACCATTCTGTTTTTGATTAATGTAGTTTGACCAGACGCATCTATGTAATCTTGAATTAAAGCATCTAGATCATCTATCTGCACATATGTATTAGGTAAATTAAGTAGAAGTCCATTAAAATCTGTTTTTAATGTACACAATGTATTAATTGTAACTTGTAATATAGAATGTGTACCAGAAGATGAGGTAACTCCTGCTAAACAATTTGTTGTGTAAGGAGCTTCTATAACATCAATAGCTTCATCTAATAAATCTAATTCTTCCTGTAATTTACATGTAGCTTTAATTAAAGCAATAGAAAGATCTAATACATTAATATCTTTACATGTTGGAAGATATTGTTTCACTACATCACAAATAATTGATGAGTTAATATCTAGTATAATTCCTGTACCATCTAATGTAGATGTAAGAAACGTAATTAATGCTTGTTCTACAAAAGATAGAGAATCACCAGTTTGAATTCCTAAGACAGGAACATCAATTCCTGTATATTTAACACATCTGTCAGAGACAATCTCTGTACATCCGTTATAACAATTTGAGCAATTGGACATATTATTTTATTTTAAAAAGTTTAAACTGTTGTTGTGGTGGTAGTAGTTGGATTTTGTACAATAATTATGTCACAAGGTTCTTCTAAACAACGTTCTGGTTCATTACATTTACTAACACATCCCGATGTAAGACGAATTACTCTACTAGCAATCATTTGTACAGAGTAGGTATGTACATAATTAGGATTGTAATATTTGTACATAAGAATTCTTCTATATCCAATTAGTTGAAGTATGTCATTAGAAGGCACAGATTTATTCAACATATATGAAATATTGTTGTATAAGTTGTTGCCAAGTTCTGCCAACTTGCAATCTATTTTCTTAATTAAAGAAGGAATGTTTGCACATTCTGGACAATTAGTTAGTCTTGGTGATAACATAATCAGGTTTTTTATTTTTCAACTTTAGATGCACATTGTCCACATAACCCATTGGTTAATTGACATCCACATCCCACTCTAGCTCCGCATGAAGTACATTGTGCCATAATTAATAAAAGTTTATTAGGTAGTTGTTACCAGAACAACCACAGTTGGATTTTAAAAAGTTGTTTAACATATTATCTGCTTGAGCATATAATGTGTTTGATTCATATTCTGCACAGTTATTAGCTGCTGCAATAGCTCCTTGAATAAAGAAGTTGATTGTATTTAATTGTACACTAGATTGTGTTTTAAGTGCTCTGTCACATTCCATCATATTTAATTGAAGAAATGCAGTATCAAACTTTTCTTGAAGTTTATCAACACGTAAAATTGTCTTCTCTACATAATTTGCATATGCAGGAGCAACGGAATATTTAATTCTATATATTCCATCAGGAAGAGCTTGATTGCAACCAGGATCTGTTATTCCTAAATTAGATGATGTAAATACATTGATTTCATTAGGAACAAAAGGTAATATTTTGGTTCCAAATCCAGGAATGTCAATCTCAATAGATGGTGCAGAAACCACTGGAGGATTGGTAGGATATACAGAAGCATCTGCAACACCAAGTGTAAGTACACTATAAGTAGGAACTACTAATATATCTAATTGTAAGTTTGCCATGTTGTTTTTAAATAAATATGCCAGAGGATGTGAGTTATCCTCTATCCCCTGGCATAGGTTATTATTAATTTACTCTCTTCTTTTATTCTTAAGGAATAAGAGTAGAAGTAGTAGTTGTTGTAGATGCAGGAGCACTAGAAGTAGTTGTTGTAGTTGTGATACAAGCATTGTTATCAACAACAGCACCTAAAGCACCTTCTAAGATAGCTTGGAACTCATCTGTAAGATCATTACCACCTTGAGGTACAGCAAGAATCACTGTAGAATCTTCCATGATATAATCACCCCATTGGTACTCAGATCTGTTATACTCGTTAAATCTAATATAGAAAGTGTTATAAGTAGCACCATCAGATACCCAAGACTCAAAGTTCTCGTTGTAACCATTCATTCTATATAAATGTTTCAAGTAACCAGCTTGGTAACTGTAGAAGTTTTTCTCTAATTGAGCAATTTCTGCAGATGTACCAGTAGCATAAGAAGCACGTTGAGTAATGATTGGTTGAGCAACAAAGTTACAAGCATCTGCTACAATAAAGTCAGCAGTTGTAGCTGGACCAGAATAAACAAAAGTTCTAAAAGACATTCTATCATATTCAAAAGGGAACGCTGCGATATCACAAGGTTGTCCATATTTAGTTAATGGTTTTCCTGTAATACGTAAGATAGTTCCACCTACATTTTCAAATGTATAGAATGTAGAGAAAGAAATGTTGTCAGGGTTGTTTCCTGGAGCTTTCAAGTTTAATTGATAGATCAAGTCATTGATGATAGTGTTAGCACTTACATCATCACATGGATTGTCATCACAATTACAACATGGAGCCTGAACAGTTACTGAACGAGTGAAACCATTGAAATATAATGTATCAATATAAGAAGAGTGAGCACGTAAAGTTAACGTGATAACTTCTCCACATTGTACAGTGAAATCAGTTACATCAGTAATTTGGTTTGCCGCAGTTGGACATCCTGTTACTTTGTACCATTCTGTTACATTAGAATTTTTTGTTGAAATTGTTTGAACATTACCTGTTAATGCAGTTGTTTGAACACCAATCTTATCAGATCTTTTAGATCCTTGTAAATAAGTGTTTGTTCTACCTTGTGCAATGTAAAAATACGGAGCACTTTTAATAGTGGTAGCATTTACAGTAGCATACAAATTGTTAAAGATTCCCACAGTACCTGCAGTAAGGTCTTGTGTTGAGCCAGAGCTAGGGACAGCAGTTTGCCCTACTGGAACCACGAATAACGTGGTTAATGAAAAATCAGCCATTTTTATTTATTTTAAATGTTAATAAAGTTTATTCGTTTGTTTGTATTCTGAATTGAGCACTCTGAGCTGCAGAAGCATTTTCAGTATACATTGCTAGATTTTGTACTGTTAAGTCTAACAATTCATCTTCTAAATATAATTCAAGTTCACAATCTTGATCAAATGATGGTGTTCCATCTAACATTATATATCCTGTCTTATTTATATATTGAGGATATCTCATGTACATTATGTAAACTTTTGTTGGTGTGAATGTACCATCTGTAAAATAACTTATCTCATCTGATGATAAAGAGTTGAATGTTTCTTGGTATTCAAAACTTGGTTTGTAATGATCGTTATTCATAATGAACTGAAGATCACCATGTTTTGCAAGATCTCGATTAATCCAAATCTTTCTATTCTTACATCTTCCTTTATCTGCTAAAACATATGAATCTATATAGAACATATATTGTGGCTCAAGATTGTGTACATACGTACACCATTGATTTATTTCAGGATTCTTTAATACAAGATCTAGAGGTTGGTGATTATAATTCATTATAAGACTTTGTAAGTCTTCATAACGTTTCTTAAACGAATCCATCCCTAATCCACTAGTAACACTAAGACCATCAACTTTTTGTTTTATCAACTTGATCTGAGCCTCATTCAAAGCTAAGATTTTGTCTTCTAATTGAATCTGTTGGTGCTCATTAGTTGATAGCTTATTTAGTTTCTGATCGATCTTATATAATAAACTATCTACTGGTATCATATTCTTTTATATTTATAAAACTAGCCTCTTAAATAGAAGCTAGTTTTTTAGTTTTTAATTTGCCTTCTAATACTAATAACTCATCTTGGTTATCATCATCAGCAAGGAATTTAATTAAATCTTCTTCATCTTTAGCTATTTCAAACTCTCCTTCATAAACCTTACCATTAGGTTTGATTCTGTAGATAGAATGTGCAACAGCTTGTTTTACTAAATCTTTAATATGGAGTAAACTCTCTTTCATGTCAGCAAATCTATTGAACACTTCAACTGGATTTAATCCTGAATATTTACCATTCTTGAATTCAGTTTGTTTCAATACATTATCTACTAAGTTATACACCACTTCTTCTTTTGAATCTTCTGATACTGGAAGACCTAATAGTCTTGCAACTTTACGTTTCTTCTCAGGAGTCATAGAATCAAACTTAACAATTGCTTTGTTGATCAATTGTTTTTTCTTGAAGATCACTGCATTCTCAATCTCATCATCAACAACATAAAACTGTGTTTCTGCTGGATATTCTCCTCTTTCCCATGCTTGGTGAGAAGATGCAATAGTTGGATGTACTCTCAACCATGAAAAGGCTATTTCTTGGAAAGCATTTGATAAATCAAAATAGTTATCACCATCCATTAATTTAACTGCTTGTACGTGAGTTTGATCATCTGGAGATAATGACAATCCATAGTTCCAAAATTTAGAACGTGGTCCTAAGTCAATATCACCTATTTCACTCTCAAGTTTTGCTCTAAGAGCAGTTACTCTTTCAACTTCAAGTTCTCTTTCAGTATCATCTTTGATACGTCTAATGTAAGCAGCATCTGGATCAAGTCCTGTTCTATACTTACCATCTAATTCCTTATAAGGATATTTGAATACACCTGTTCCAGGGATTCTTGTCATTCCTTTTTGTGCTAACCCACTATCCATTGTTTGTAACTGAGAACTATTATATTCTCTCTTAATAGTAGAAATTTTGCCTGTTTTACCCATAATGTAGTTATTTAATAATATTTGGTTTAATTTGTAGAGTGGTCCCATCGAAGGAACTTGATCCTGGATACTATCCATATCAAACACTCTTGTTTATTTTTTTAAAGTGCAGAGCTAAGGCAAATGCTTAGTTGGGCACTATTACTAAAGCTGTCCAAACTAAATCCTGCTGTTAAGCTGTCCAGATGTTGTTCTGCTTTAGGTTTGAGAATCATCCCCTCGTAGGAGGGAGAGGAGTTGAGGGGATTCTTCTCGGATTTTTATTATTAGAATTGTGGCATTTCCTCAATCAACACAGTTCTAGATAAGTCTTCAATAAATACATCACATCTGTCTTTCATCCAGATTTCGTATCCTGGGAATTTATTAGCAGAACTCATACCTTGAGATTTAGCAAAACCTAAGTGGTGACGAGTACCATCAATATAACCCCATGTCATAGAAGGAGCACCTTTCATTCTCACTTCTCTAATGTTGTTTACCATTGAACCATCAGACATTGGAGAAACATCAAACACCATAAATACTGGAGTAGATTTTTTGTTTTGTCCAAACTCTAAGTTAGTTTGAGGTAAATCTAATTCTTTTAAGTGGATCAATTCAACTCTACCAGTCTCACGAGTTACCATTGCATCAAATGCAAAGTTGTAAGTGATATGTTGTCCTTCACCTTGCATATATCTGTTTCCAGAATCTGCCATGAAAGTTAATCCAGAGTTTAATGCATCATTTTTCAAAGCTTGTTGGAACACGTCAAAACCAGCCTCGTTAGTATACATTTTAACACTTCTATCTTTTACATCCACACGTCTGTAGAATAAATCTCCAAATACTGAACGGATTAAGTTAGCAGAGAACTCACCTCTGTTGTATTGTACTAAGTTACCATTGTTTCTCATTCTGTGGTAAACACCAGCAGATGTACGTTTCAATTCTTGTTTAGAACCGTTAGTTTTAACTGTACCAGGCTTAGCCCAAATCATACGTTTAACTTTCAATTCTAACATTGATTTACGCATCCAGAATTCGATGAACGGTTCCCATTTAACATCATTACGAGTTAAAGGTAATTGGTTACGTCTTTGTGGAGCATATACTAAAATGTCTAATGGTTTACCAGAAGCATCTCTCATCATTTTGTCATCAGCCCACTCAGTAATTTTGTGCTCATATCCATATGCAGAACCTAAAGATTCGAACATAGTGATTTGCTCACCTAATCTTGGTAATCCTAATAAATCTTGATCAAACTCACCAATAGCAGCGTCAACTAATTCTAACTCAACACCATATTGTAAAAAGATAGGATTTACATAATCAACAACTGGGTTGTCAGTTACTAATGTAAATGTGTATAAGTAACCCATGTTCCAAGGCACAGGATCTTTGATTACGTAGAATCTAGGACCATATTGACGTGTACCTACAGAAACGATAGCATTTTTAGAGAATTCATTAGTATCTAATACTAAAGTGAATTCTTGACCATCGATACCTGTTTTACCAGACGTAATTAAATCTTGTGTGGTAGAAGGAATGTCAATAATTTTTGGGAACTTGTAAGGAACAGCTACTTGCCATTTCCAAGCATCACTATTATTATCAATGTAATAAGGTGTGCTTTTGTTGATCATGTCTAAGAAGTCATTACTGTACAACGAGCTCTGAGTATATAAAGAGATAATCTTTTTATCATAATCTGCAGGCTCAGTCGAGTGAAAACTCTCTAAGTGATTTGAGTCTGTAAGTTTTCCTACTGCACGTTTGTCCATAGACGCAACACGAGCATAAGTAAAACCTGTTAACCCAGGGATAGTTTGAATTGCCATTGTTTATTCGTTTTTTTGTTAATTATTAATTTGTTTTGTTATAAGAACCATGAATTAGGATTAGATTTTGAACCAGTAGCTCCAGTTGATTTAACTTTAGTTACTTGTCTTGCAACTTCTCCAAATAACTCGTTAGACTTTTTAGTCACACCTGTTTTTTGTATAGTTGATAATGTAGGATCTTTTTCTAACATCTTCATGATGAGTCCTAACTTAACTTTCATTGCATGATTCTCTGGTCTTTTCATATCCAGAATAGCACGATCAAAGTCTGTAAGAGTTTCTCCTGAAGGAGTTTTCCACTTATCAACTAATAAGAAGTCTTGTAGTTCGCCTGCTAATTTTGGATTGATAGGAATACCATCAAACTCTTTTGATTTTATTTTATCATTAAGAATGTCTTGAACGTTCTTAATGTATTGATTTCTAATTTGTGCTTTTTGTTGTAATTCTTGTTCAGCCTTAACTTCCATTTGTTGCAACTTAACTGCTTCTTTTTTAACTAACACCTTGTGATGTTTAGTAGCTACGCTTTCAAGATCACCATAATTTTTAAATCTTTCAATCTCTGTATCAATATCTTCATTATCAAATCCTTGATCTAATAATGCTTGTCTCACTACTCTTGCTTGATTATCTTCATCACTAAGATCCATTTCAGCAAAACTAACTACTTGATTGTAAGTTCCAAAATACTCTTTAGGATTAACTCCTTTTACAAATATGGCTTCAAATGCTTGTTGATAATCTTCTCCAAATTGTCCTATGAAATTATTAACTGTTTCAATTGCACCTTTCTTCTTTTCTTCATTGAATCGTTCTAAGAACTCTTCTGCAGTGGAAATTGGTTGTGGATCTTCATCTTCATCAGAAGTAAACACTCCTAATTTATAAAGATCGTTTGCAAGAGCAGTGAATTGTGTACCTTGTGGTTCATCCTCATCTCCATCAGCAGCAGCTTCTGTAGCTTTTGCAGGTTTTGCTGGAGCAGGTGTATCATCTTCATCATCATCTTCAGAATCACTCAAGAAATCAGAAATCATTGATTGTCCTTCTTGTTTTTCTTCATCTGTTTTACCATCAACGCTTTTAGGAGGAACAATGTCCTTACCTTTTGGTACTGCTGGTGCATCTGGTGCAGCAGGAGCATCTGCGTTTTTAATAATAGGTTGAACATCATCTGGATTAGAAGATGCTGTCTCAGGTTCGAATAATCCTTGAAGCAATTCTTGGTTACCCATACCCATTTCCATAGTATCTTGAATACTAAAGTTACCCATAGTTTCTAAATTATCAGCCATATGTAGTTGTATTTATGTTTGGTTTATTATGTAAAAGTATAATAAGAGTTTTTAATATCAAAGGAATATGCATCAATGTGATCCAATTTTCCAGATAATATAGCATTAATATTATTTACCCCTCCGAAGAGGGGCAACTTTTTTAACCTTTTTTGTTATTTCTACCCTTTGCGTTCTCTTTAGCAACAGCAAGATCGTTTACCATATTCTCTCTAGCTACAGCAATTTTCTCCATTTCTATTTGCTTCTTGTCGCTAGATTCTTTTGATTTAACTTGTATCTCTTGCATTTTTAATTGATATGCTTGAGCAGCTTTAGATTGATCATTTGATAATTTACTAACTTCTAAAGCATCAGCCACTCCTGAATTATCAACATCAGCTGCTGCATTTTCATTTCTACCTAATGCGTTAATAAGAGCAACTTCTTTCTTATTGATTCTATCAAGTTCGTTTTGGTAATCCTCATGAGCTTGATCAGCTTGTTTCATTTGAATAGCTTGTTGCATTTGAGCTTGTGCTTGTTGAGCTTGTTGTTCAACTTTTTGTTGTTCAAGTTGTTGAGCTTGTTGTTGTTGAGCAAGTTGTTGATCTCTAAGGTCTTTGAATGTTTTCTTCATTTCTCTCATAGACTTAGTGCTGTAAAGCTCAATAACATCGTATAATGAACCACCATTCTGCATCAAAGGTTGTGCCAATTGACGAAGCTCATTAAACATTTGTGTATCTTCAGGTCTATTAGTTAAGAATACTTTCAAGTCACGGAATTTAAGATCTGATCCATTCACTTGTACAAAGGCAGCTTCTCCTTCATTTGTAATATATGAAAGTGTAGATTGTGGCTTAGATGATTCTACATAAAGAGCAGCATCTATGATAGCTTGGTACAATTGTCCCATTACATATTCATGTGCCACAAATAGAGGCTCTGTCTGAGAATAACTTTGTTGCATAGCAGTGTTAGTACCTGTAGCACTTTCTGATGCAGCTATTGATCCCATACGTTGTTTAGACATACCTACAAGTTCCCAACACTCAGCTTTAAGTTGTTGTGCTAATGTATATCTAGATTGTATCTCCTGCGTACGTGTAAGATCAAGAGCTGTAAACTGATTAAATGAACTAGGACTCTTCATGTTTTCTGGAGAGTCATCAATAAATACCACTCCTCTGTTACGTGCTTCCATTTCCCATATGTCAAGAGCATCTTGTGCATCTCCATCTTTAGGAATAGGAATATGTCTTAATGACATAAGTTGAACCTTACCCACTTCTTTCTCAAGAAGTTTGTACAATTGGTTCATACATACGTTATATAACACTTGGAAAGGTTTCATAAGATCAACTAAGCTTTTAGCTTCTGTGTTCTTCACCTCATATGTTGTTCCTATAATAGGACAATAGTTTAAAAGCTTGAATGGTTTAATGTGATAGATGTCTGGTCCAATCTTAGTTCCTTGATACCATTCATTAATCCATCCCCATTCTAATGATTGTTGTGTAGGCATTGTGCCTGATTTATAAGTTTCATCAACAAGCATAGATTGTTCATTACCCATCTCATCTATATAAATAAGCTTACCTATCTTTCTTTTAGAAATCCAATAAGAACGCACAACAACATATTTATAACCAAATGAACTTACGTTATTAGTTAAACCTAAGAAGTCTTTTAATCCATCATTGTTCTCTTTCATTTCTGATTCTATAATCATACGTGTCTGAAGAACAAGAGGGTCAAATGTATCGTACATTACAGAATCTTGTCCAGGAATAGCATCTGGGTTACCAAGATTAGATTCTCTAACATTGATTAATCCATAGTCTTGTAACGATGAACGTAAGTGATCGATTTCCTCTTTCGTAAGATCTGGTATGCTTTCAATGATCTCTGAAAGCTCCATAACTTGTACTGTACCAGCAGCATAGGCTCCCTGAGCTCTACCTGTGGGATCAGATATCCATTTTCTATCAGGAGTAGTAAGAAACCAGGTGTTCTTTGGGTTAGCCACTTCGATGTTGAAACCAAGTTTCGAGTTGTCTTCATATATGTGATAAAATTGTCTAGCAGAAATAAGCATGTCTCTGAATGCATCTTCTGATTTTTCTTTTAAATTGAATTCAGCTTTTTGACAAGTAAGAATGTGGTTTGCCCATTTTTCAGCAACAGAAGTGTAGCTATCTAACTGATCTTGAACTTGTTGCATTGTCATTTGTTCAAGTTCTTCTTCAGGAATTTCATTTCCTTCCATAGCAGCTTTTGCCATGATTTGTTGTCTAGCTTGACTCATTACATATTGTTGTAATGTATCTGTTTTAAACTGTAACTCTTCTGATTGACTATCCTCATCAAAAGCTTTCACTCTAAATGTATCAGGTCTTTTGCTGATTTCTCCTACCAATTCATTTACAGGAGTAGTGATAATAGAATACATCTTTACATAAGCAGGAAGTTCTAAATCAGATGTTAACACATCTGTAAAGCTTCTCACCTCTGGTTCTTGATAGAAATCTTCCATACGAAGAATGCCTTTCATAAGATCGTAATTCTTAACAAATGTATCTCTATTCTTTACATATTCAGCATATGCTTTGTTGGAGAAATAATCCATTGTGTTCTTGATCCAACTCTCGTCTTGCTTTTCTTTCTCTGTCTTAAACTGATCAGGAAAGATGTTTAAGTATGCATACCTGATTGTTGCATCTTTTGTATATCTAATTATTGCCATGTTATCTAAACATTTTATTTTTTGGTGAGTTAAACATTGATCTGCTCTCTGTGAACAGCATATTCTTTTTGTTCTTAGTGAACATTGATTTAATTCTTACATCTTCCTCTCCACCTATTTTTCCCATAATTGGATCTAGTTTCATCGCTAAAGCTATTGCAAGCTCTGCAGCAATTATACGGTCAAAGTTACCTTGTTCATTATATTGGATCATCTCTTCTAACAAGACAGGATCAAATATCTTTGACATACCTTTTATCTCTGATATAATGTTTCCATCTTCATCTTTCTCTACATGTATAGCTTCTTCTGTATACTTCTTCAATGCTCCATGTAAGAAGTCTCGTATTTTCTCAGAAGATCTATGTATTCCAAAATCTCTTCTTACAGTGGTGTTTGGAACTATTTCTTTTAACCAATCTGGTTGTCTTTCTAAATAATGAGAGTCTCCTTTAGCTATCATATAGTCTATGAAAGATATTTCATCATTCTCACATAAAGCTCTAGCATTATAATACTTGATTAGATATCTAGCTTGTTCTTCCCATGTTTCTTTCTTGTCTGGTCTAGCACAATAGCTGGCCACAAACATATCTTGATACTTCTCTCCAGAAATAGCATGCATACGTTTGTATATATAGACAGATCCTAATGAACTTGAATATGCAGACTTACCTTGTCTATAAGGGTCAATTCCTGCTACATATAATCCATATGGAGGACTATCAACAGGAAACTCATATATCACTACAGGAGCATCTTTCATGTCACTATTCTTAAGAGGGAAATTTGATATAGGAAGTTTATCTGTGAACTCATGTTTCACTCCTTGACCATCATCATATAGAACAACAGGTGTTCCTGTTCTTTCTTGCATTAACAGTCTGGATTTCTGACGTTTAGCTGCTTCAATATCAAATATGTTTGTATCCTCATTTAAGAATATATCATCCACTTCTTGTGGGTAGTACATTTTTTCTTTTAAATAAGCTAGTCTATCACCAGCTTTCTTTAATCTCTCAAGATTTTCGTTTGTAATTTTGTCTGCTGTTTCTTCATTAGAAACTAACATACTTACATTATGTAAATCTGAACCTACTGGTTGTTCTAAAAAAGCACCTAAAGAAGAAGGCTCTTTAGCTTCCATTCTATATTTATGTGAAATAAATAGTCCATGGATTCTTTGTTCATCCTTAGCACTATTGTATTCTAAGAAGTTAAAATTGGCCACATCAAACATTAAGCTTTTTGCGTCCATGAAATTCTGCATATCTCCACCTGTACCTGTAAGAATAGGGCTACATCCCCAACCAAATGGTGTTGTAAAACCAGGAACAGCTGCTTGAAAACCTCTCAAGAAGTTACCTTTACCTATCTCATCAATAATAAGCCTTCTTGGCTTAGTACCTGCAATAGCCTCTTCATTGTTACCACCATCTAAGTTACGAATAAGAATCTGAGAGAACGGTATTCTCTCTCCAGCTTTTGTCTTGATTCCTAATGTAACTTGGTTTTTCCAATTGTCTTCCACTCTCTGCCATCTCCAGGCTTCTGGTAAGAAGTTAAGTCCTTTGTCAATCTTATCTGTGATAAGCTTTATATCGGGAGCATTCAATCCTGCAATAATGTTCTGGGAGTTTTCATCAAATGTAGCTCCAAGACCTATGTAAGAACTCTCAATTACTGACTTAGCTAAACGTCTGATTCCTAGAATTACTAGGCCTTTCTTTTCGTTATGTGCTCTATCTATTTCATTTGTTATAATCCACTCATTATCACGTAGATAAGGATTGGCATATTTTTGTGATATTCTACCACGATCATCTATAACATCCACCTCTGTGTTCCAGAAGTTCAAATGCCAATATAAAAAAGGATTGATGTACACGCCTCCCATCATACAACCATCCATACATAATTGTTTATGGAAAGCATAGAATTCTTTATACTCTTCTGAATCCTTACTGGGAACTCTTTTCTGGTTAATAAACCAGTCTTTGTAATCAATACTTTGTAATCCGTTCATCATTATCTTATATTTTCAAAATTAAGAACATCTTCTTCTAAATATTCAATAATAGACGTTACATCCTCTTCTTGACTTAAGGATTCTTGCATACCTTCCATATGAGCTAATGTATATGTTCCTACATTAACTACTTTTGGAAAAGGATTAGAATGTTCATCGTAAGAATCTCCTAATAAGTTTTTAACATACTCATGTCTTATAATTTTAAGACTTATTTTTGGTGTATTCATTATTTACGTCCTTTTAAGAAATCCTCTGCCATACTTCCTAGTTCAACACCACCTCTTACAGGCACTGCTTTTGCTTCTTCTTTCTCACGTAACTTATCTACTTGTTCAAGAAGAGCTAAATAGTTCTTCATTGTTTCCTGAACAAACTTACCTTGAGACTCGATAGAGGCTATCACCATAGGTAACATTCCTCCTTTAGCTGTTGGTTTCCATTCTATTCTATCTTTTAATAGATGTAATGGATTTGCATCAACGTATTCTTTCCAACTTGATAGTTGCTGTTCTGCCCAATCAAGTTCTGTATTGATATATGTGTTCTTTTTTACTGCCATTATGTAGTTTTTATTAGTCCTCGTCTTCCTCAAGGAACATTCTTTCTAAATTCATGCCACCTTTTATTATCTTCTTTAAATCATCTTCATCTTCATGTGGATAATCTATGTTAAGCTCTATTTCATATTTCTCTAAAGCAAGAAGAAGCTCTTTATCACTTACACCCCAAAGGTCATTATATTCATACAATGCTGTTGAGAGATGTCTTCCCATATTGTATGTTGGATAGGCCTTTTGTAAACGATTGAGCGTTTTTGTAATTTGGCTATAGTAGTTTGGTTTTGCCATTATATTAAATCATTTATATCCTCGTCAGAAAGACCTGATGGTTGGTCATCATCATCTTCTTCTGTCCACTCCATAGTTAGTTCTTGTTCTAAAGTTAGACCATCATCTATATCAGATATGTATTCAGGCTTCACTGTAATCTTAATTGTATCTCTTGGAACACCATCAACATCTGTGTCTCCTGATATATCAACATAATCAGCTCCACCATCGTAGAGCTCTTGAAGAATTTGAATAAGCATTTCCAAAGGAATTTTACGTAGTGGATCCATTGTCTTCTGGCATTGGTTGTGGAAGCCATTTCTTTAATGGACATTCACAGGTTAAACATTTAGTCTTTGCAGCTAACGTACATCCACAATTTGTGCAATGTGCATCTAGCCTTAAGCTCTTATACTCTTTCTTATTAGAAGAATGTTCTTCACATTCGTTACATGTAGCTAATCTTGTAGAACTAACGTGTTCTATAAAAGCTCTTTTTCTTTCTTCAGGAAGAAGATGATTCTTCCATCCCTCGATCATTTGATTCAGACTCATTGATTTTTGGTTTTAGTGTCTTTATACTAGATTCTAATATTTGTAATTTAAATTCTACAGCATTCTTTTTTGTAGCTGTAATGTTCTCATCTGAAAGCATTCTTTCATATGCCTTTTTGATAGCTAATAACTTATTATATTGTGCAAGAGCTTTCTTATCATTGAAATAGAATTTTCCAAATCCAGAAATCTCTACACTCTTATGTATATTCAAAGCATCATTAGCTGAATCAAATTGATGTACAACAATAGCGTCAATCACCTTCTCTGATATCACCATATTAATGGACATCTTCTTGATGATCCACTCCTTCATTGACATTGATTGTGGTTTCTCCATGTACTAGTTTTATATCTAACATTAAATCTTTCTTGAAATCAATAACAATGACAGGATTCACCTTCACCTTTCCATTCTCCTTCACAAATATACCTATCTTCTTCAACTTAGAAATAATGTTATTAATTGTAGGAGATGTTGTATTGTATGTCTTACAGAATTCTTCTCTTACATTAGCATATGTAATGTTTCCTTTAATAGCTGTAAAAGAAATAAGTTGAATTTCTCTTTCAGTTAGATGAAGAGTGTTTATAGCAGATAGAATAGAATAATACTTTATAGCTAATTCCATATCACTATATGTCTCTTTCTTTAGTCTTTGTACTATAATCTTTGTTTGACTCATAATTTAGTTTTGACATTATAAAGACAAAGATATATAATAAAAACTTATAATCAATACATTACAAAAGAAATATTTAAATCCCTATGCTATATTATGAAAGACTATCTTCTTACATAGACATACCCACCCACCCAGCCAAAGGTATAAAACATTTCATGTTCCCACCAAATTTTTTTTCAAAAATTTTTTTCAAAATTTAGAAACCCATTGTGTGTGTGGGGTGTTAGACCCATTCCAACCAACAACCCCACCTAGTTTTTGGAATGTGGGGATACCCCCTACATAGTTAATATAAACATTTAAAAACAGAAAAATGGAAATCGTATTAAAAACAAGAGAAGAATTAGGCTTAACAGCAAGTACAGGAACTACTGAAAGTGGTATTGCAAAAGATTTATTTAAAGGATTAAGTTATATCCTTAACATTAGAAAAGACAAGCGACCTTCGGTCACTTTCATTGATGAAGAGACAAACAAGTCAATCACTGTATGTGTTGAGAAAGACTTAGAGCAACCTGTTAGAGCAGGTAAGATTACAATCAATCACTTGCTTGGGTTTACTGTACTAAGAGGAGACAATGATGGTCTTTACTTTGTTGCACCTAAAGCTAGAGCATTGGGTAATGTTGATGATACAGAGATTCAACAACTTGATGCTGTAAGTTATAATGAATTAGCAGGCTACTAAGCCTGTTGATTCATATATATCTATATATCATCATCACACATTTCATGTATACTAAATTAACACATATATATACATAATGTGTAAAAACAAAACTTTCTACGAGGGAGAAAAAAACTTTTTATGCTGTTTTCATATGTTATTGTAAGTGTATTCTTATAATAATGTATGAATCAGTGTAAAATGAATATACATGTAGAATATTTTGTAGTGTTTATAGGTGTTTACTTGTTGACGTGGGTACATAAGGACATAAACAAAGCACAATCATCAATGACCAAAATCAATCAACTAACGAAATATATATAGCAATAACAATGAAACAATACATAGAATCAAAGCTAATTGCCATAGAACAACAAATAGTATTAGAGAGATGTTATAACAAACTTCAGTCTCTTATTGAAGATAGATCTGTTATTGTTTATCTATTATCTTTTTATATATAGAATATTAATAGGCTCTTCAACCGCAAATCCTTAATAACATGAAAATATACACAGCACATTGGAAACATTATACAGATGATTATTATGCTCCATATAATAGAAAAATGTTTACAACAAGAGAATTAGCTAATACATTCTTAGATGATATTATCAACTACGATGCTATAGAGAAATATTATATTCTTGAAGAAACAGTATTTGAACAATATTCTCCTATAAATTATATAATGGAGAGTGATTGGGAATGTTCACATGGTACATTACACAGTCATGATGATGTTTGTAATTGTGATGATTATCCTTGTGATATATAATAAATGAATTTTAAATTCCTTAATAACTATGAAAAAAGAACATTCAATATTCAAAGCTATTGTACAAGTTGATAATCAAGAAGACTGTGACATAGCTCGTGAGATATGTGAGAGATATGAACTTCCTATGTGGAATGATGTCACTCTTGCATTTGATTATGTAGATTACGATGATGATCCTACATATTTACAACATCAACCAGATGATAGAACTGCTGATGAAGATCATATTGGTTTCTATGTAGATAATTTAGATCGAGATATAAATGAGTATGATATATTATCAATAGAAGAGTTTGAAGCATTAGCTAATGATTACAATCCACAATTTGACAATATGGAAGACATATTGTCTACAATGAAAGAATTAAATAATCTCATTAATAACAAATAACAATGAAATCAACAAAAATTATGTTAGCTATAATAGCTACACTTCTTATTACATGGTGTGTAATAGGAAGCATAGGTTGGATGTTATCTGACCTATCATACAAAGAATCTATGACAAATAGTGGAACATTGTTCTGCATGTTAATATTTGGTTGGATACCATGTATTATAATTGGATCTGATCTTAATGAAAACTTATGAAAAAGATTGTATTTATACTACTACTATCAATAATATGTTATGGTAGTGGATTTTATGCAGGAATCTCTTTTCCTTTACATGATGAAGAATATCAATTCATTGTAACAGATGATTCTGTATCAGTGAAAGATTATGATAGACACGTAGGAACCATTAAACTTGATGGTGAGTTAAAAAAACTAATCAATAACGATAATAAATAACATTATGAAAAATTTGAAGTTCTATTTCTCTATTATGTTCATATTAATAGCAATGGTTTGTTCTGTTGCTCTTAATATGACATATATGGAGGAACCAGCGCAAAACATGTACAAATTCATTCTTGCTATTTCTACATTGTTGTCTACAATATTATGGATTAACTATATGATAGAAAGACATGAGCAAGTATAGATTTAAAACTGAAAAAGAGTTTAAAAAAGAAGGGCATTGGGGTGAAGGTACTCCTAAATTCTGGATAACCGTAATGAATAAATATCTTGGACAAGATATTCCTGATAGTTATAATAGAATTTGTGATGAACAGGAACAGCTTCATTATGAAACTTGGTCTTTTAATCCTAATGATTATGTCTTAAAAGAAACAGCTTTTGTTCTTCCTTTTAAATGGTGTGTTAAAGTTGATAGACATTGTCAACCTGAAGAAGTGTATAAATGGAGAAAAATGAGTTGGGTTGATGCTGGGTATATATGTTATGGTAAAAGTTGGGACCATCGTGTTCACTCTAATCATACAGAAATTACTTTTGAACAATTCAAACAGCATGTATTAAAAGAATCTCCTGTTGTAGAATCTCCTAAAGAAATAGACATGAAAGACATTCAAGAAGAAGCTAAAAAAAGATTTCCTATTGGTTGTAAGTTTATTCCTGTAGGAGATACACAAACTTACACATTAATAGAAGATAGGTTTACTTATAGCATTAATGATAAACAAATTTGGGCACATGATGCACATGGAACTCTTTATAATAATGGTAAATGGGCAACATTAGTTTCTAGTCCTGAATCTAAAGAAGAATCTATTCCAGAGTATATAGAATGTACAGCATCAAAAGATACTGAGCCTTATTTTATAAAAGGAAATATCTATAAAGTTGTAAAAGCTTCACCTATTTCTTCTGCAGAATTAAAATGTAATATTCTTAAAGATTATGAAGAACATAACATTTTATATACAAGGTTAGTTGATACTGATGGTACTAAATTGTTCAAACCATCAACAAAAGAAGCTTATGAAGCTCAAAATGCATCTAAGCAATTAGCAAAGAAAGACCTTGTTGAAGGAGAGATTTATATCTATGATGGTTCACAAATTTCTACTTATCCAGAAGGTCCTTGTCTTGGAATTAATGAACATCATTACATCCCTAATCCAAAATGGATATGGTCTTTACCTATTACACATGCAACAGAAGAACAAAAAGCTTCGTTAAGACGTGAAATAGAAAGAAATAGTAAATCTGATGTAATGTGGCCTTCTGATCCTATTGTAGAACAAAGAATAAACACTCCTAGTATTAAAAAAGAAACATTTATAGATAATGTGCAGTCTGTAGATGTAATATTACGCACAAAAAGAAAATCAATTAAATTTTAATCCTTAAAAACATGAACAAAATGAAAAGTTTCGTAAAAGAAGTAGTAGCAATTATTAGTGGTGACAATGCTGAAGCAACAGGTCAAAAAATCTTAAGACAAGCAGACAGTGCTTTAAAAACACAAATTGCTTCATTAAACGGAGATACAATCTCTTTAGAAGACAGAGTTGAAGATGCACAAGAATCATTAAGACTTGCAAGAGTGAACAATGGTAAGTTAATTACAGACAGAAATGATTATGTAAGAAACTTATTAATAGCTAAACGTTCATTAATTGATGCTGAAGAAGCTCTTGAAGTACATTTAGAGAAAATTGCTTTCTTACAAGAGCAATATGATTCTTTAGATAAATAATCAAACAAATTAAAAGCATGTGATAAGAATAAATTAATATAACTAGGTTAATTAACTTATTTGGGGAAAGCGTCACATGCTTTTTTTATTCCAGAGTGGCGAAATTGGTAGACGCAGCCACAATGTGGGTTGGACTAATATGACAAATAAATCTATTTACAGGTTCGAATCCTGTCTCTGGAACTAATCCTTAATAAACATTAAATAACATGAAAGAAACATTTATTAGTACAATGAAGTATGAAGATGATTTTAAAACATCTTGTAAAACTGGTTGGGGATGTGGATATGTTCACATTCCAAAAGATCATCCAATATTGGTTGAGCTTGAAGAAGGTTGGGGAAACTATTTACAACCTAAAGATTGTCCTGAAGAAATAACATACACTAATTGGGACAAAGAGAAAGAATATCTTATAATAGGTTTTGATACAGCTCATAGTTATAACAATGATTCACATGATGAAGCATATGTTATAGCACAAGCCAATGCAATTAAAGCATTAGTTGATGCATACACAGATTATGATGCAGATGCTTATGCTAGAGAACAAGTACGATTAGTAACAGAGAAATATTCTAAATACATATTATTTTGAGAACAGAAGAAATCCAACAGAGATTACAAGATGTCAATATGGAGATACATTCATTAGACAGTCTTAAAGATTCACATGATGATGTAAACATACACATCATTGAGAAGAGAATAGAAGAGTTACAAGAAGAGAAGTTTAACCTACAACAATTATTAGATAATTGTTTTGATGAAATGATAGGATTATGAAACAAACAGCAGTAGAATGGTTAGAAGAGGAACTAAAAGCAAATCTAAAGAAAGTAATATTAGAAGGTGACTCTGAATTAATGGAAAGTTTATTTGAACAAGCCAAAGAAATGGAAGAACAGCAGATTAAGACTGCTTATGGTTCTGGAATTGAAACTATGAGAAAAAGCTTTTCAATAAATTCACATATTCCAAAAGGAGCTCAAGAATATTACAATGACACATTTAAAAAATAATACAATGATGATATTATATGTAATGATAACATACCTAGTTATGCTAGGTATGTTAATTGAGTCTTTTAGAAAGACTCATGATGTACCAACAGAAGCGTGGATTATATGGGCATTAAGTCCAATATCATTTCCAGTGATAATTGGAATGGAAATAGCAGATAAACAACAAAAACCTAATTAACATGACAGACAAAGCATTATTGGACAAACTTGAAATGCTAGAAGAATTAGCAATCAATCAAGACAAAGCGTTAAAAGCAGCAGATCAACTTCTTAATTTGAAAACAAAATTAGTTGAGCTATGTGAAGAAGAAGTGGAAATCTACAAAAAGCAAAACAAAAAATTAGCAGCAATAAGTATTACATGTCTTGCATTTTCTTCAATTGTCATTTTAGTAAATCTTGTGTATTTAATTATTAAATAAATGAGACCTAGAGTGAGTGAAGGTACATTAGTGTGTTCAACTAATCCTTTTAGACATATTAAATCAAAACGATTAATTATAGAAGTCTTATACAATTTCAGAAAAGGAATTGTAAAAGAGCGTATAATAGATGTTCGAGAAACACTTGAACAATAATTTTAATTCCTTAATAACAAACAAAATGAGTGAAACAACAACAAGTATTTTTAGTTTTGACCATGGTCAAAAGAAACTTCACAAAGCAATCGGTGTAGAAGATTCTTATTTAGATGATTTACAAGAACAAATTGCTAATGTGTTAAAGAATCATCTATTTGATGAAGATAGAAACATCAAAGATGATTTATCACCAAGTATGTTGGTAGAAACATGTCTTCATGAATTTAGTTATAACCAATTGGTTATAATGGCATCATTTTTCTTACAGAACAAGTTAGATGATTTTGCACAAACGCTGAATAAAAAACTTGAAGGTGCAGTTAAAAAGATTTCATTAGATGCAGATGATATTCCTGAACATATTAGAGAGTTTCTTATGAATCTTGCTAAAGATGGACAAGGAGACAAAAAAGCAACTGCTGTTAGAGGTGAAGATCTTCCACAGGAGATTAAAGATTTTCTTGATCATCTTGCTCGTAAATCAGAAGATGCAGAAGATGATGAAGACTAATCCAACACGTAGAAATCTATCTGGCATATACATATTTGATGTCTTACCAGGTGATGAAAGAAGAAAACCCACATGTTTTGAAGATTGTACAGAAGAAAAACAAGATGAATGGTTAGAAAGTTTATCTCCTGAAGCAATTAAGAGTCTTTCTAAGCAATTAGCAAAGACATTAAGAACTATTGGTGATCAGTTTGACATCATATGTGGAGAAGAAGAAGAATAGTTAATAAGAGAGCTGTAATGGCTCTCTTTTTATATCAAATTTATGAAGAAATATAGATTTAAAACTAAAGAAGAGTTTCAAGATGATGGTTGTTGGAATAATGATTCATGGGCAGGTAATTTACGTGGTCATCCATCAGGTTGGGCTGATGATGGTGCTATGAATAAATATCTAGGTCAAGAACTTCCAGATAAATATAATATATATATTGAAAAACGCATAAGTTTCAGAATTGACAATTGGCATTTTGAACCAGATGATGTTATAGAAGAACCAGAAGTAAACATCGAAGAAACATTAGAACAAGTAAAACAATTAAACTCCTTAAAAACAAAGAAAACAATGGCAAAAACAGCAAAAACAACAGCAAAAAAGAATCCAGTAGAAGAGAAATTCGTATTCATGGACAAAACAGTTAGCATATTAAATGTAGGATTTTCTACAGCTAAGAATGTTATCTTGTATGGTCCAGGTGGACATGGTAAATCAGAGATAACTCTTGACTTCTTAAAAGCAAAAGGTATTGAGCCTTTCATCCAAACTATGGGTACAGGTATGACTACAGACAGATTGTTTGGTGGTCTTGATATACCAACATTCGAAACAACAGGTAAGATTGAATATCTTGTACACAATTCATTCATGAATCATGAATATGTTATCTTCGAGGAGTTGTTTGATGCTCCTGATTTCATCTTAGAGCAATTGAAAGACATTCTATCTAGTGGTGTATTCAGAAATGGTACACAGATATTTCCTATCAACACCAAGTTCATCATCTGTTGTACTAATAGAACTCGTGATGAATTCTCTAAGAACATGTCATTAAAAGCATTGATGGAGCGTTTTCCATTAGAACTTAATGTTATATGGGACAACTACACAGAAATCAGCTACAACAAGTTGCTTGAGAGTAAGTTTGGTGAAGGAGAAGTGGATCCAGTGATTCCTTATTTATTACAAGAGTATGCTAAGAATGGTATTACTATTAGTCCTCGTGTTGCTGTAACAGCATATCAAGTGTATGATGAATGTGGACCAGAGTCTTTATCATTCATTGCAGAGTTTGCTAAAAAGCCTTCTTTAATTGCTGAAGCAATCAAGAAGTTTGAATCTACAATCAAGTTTAGAGACTTGTCTGCAGCTATTACATATAGCATCGAAACTCTAACTAACCTGCCATTGGTAAGTAGAGATGATGAAAAGATGCATAAAGATGCTATTGGTTCACTTAAGAAACAATTAGCTGATATCAAAGGCCTAACTGTAGGTGATGATGTTGCACATGTACATGCACAACTTGTTAAAGCAGCTACATCTGCTGTTGAGAAATTTGAGAAAAACTTAACTATTGCTTCATTTGTATAATTATGGCAAAAAAATTATGGGATGATGGGTATGATGACGACTATTATGGTAGTTATTATGCCCCAACCTATAGTCCTAAAAAGACTACTGGTGGTTGGAAGAGTAAATATGGAGGTGGTGGATGGTCTAAATCAGGTTGGTCATCATTCTCTTATACATGGGACTATGGGAGTAGTGATAACAATGAAGATCTTGTTGTTAAAGATCCTGTTAACTATCTAACACCAACTGCTGCAGAGATTAGAAAGAAAGTGAGAGCTCCTAAACAATCATCTGTTGATACAATCAAAGAACTAGCACGTGTGTGTTATTTCAAGATGATTGATGAGAAAGAATATCTAATTGAGCGATATGCAGATTATGATAATCTATCTGATGAAGATAAAGGTGCTATTGCACAAAAGAAATCTTTATACGATAGTATATATGATCAGTTCATTCCTGGATTTTCTCCATTAGAACAAGCTATTTCTATTTATCTGAAGTTACAGAATAATGATAAAGAACATAGTAATAGTAGTGAAGATGATACAGATATGACTAAAGGATTAGACTTTGATAGAGAACTATATTTTGATCCAACAATCAATGAACAATTAGATCTTAATGAGCTTAGTAAAAACAGAAAGATGGAAATTATGAATCATCTATCTCTTGTAGGTAAGTTTGGATCTGAGTTCAAAGTGGAGAAAGAAATATCTGAAAAGATTGTAGCTAATTCTGATCAGTATTCTACTATGATTATGAGAGATTATTCTCAAATTCATATGATGAATCTAATGCAGAAGGTGTATCCAAACTTTAGAACTAAATTCTTGAACAAAGATCTTACTGTTAGTGTACCTGTTGATAGAAAAGAACAGATTCAAAAGATTGTTATTATTCTAGATTATTCAGGAAGTATGAATGAGACAGAAAAACAAGTGTGGGTTAATGCTATATTAATCGACAGGTTTAGATATGTTATGAAAGGAGAAGCTGAAGTGTTCTTTAGTTATTTTGTATATGATACAGATCAATTACATTTTCAACACATCAAGAATAGAGAAGATGTAATTAACTTTTGGCAAACCTTTTCTAATGATCCAAATGGTGGCACTACAGCTGTTGGTGATATGGTTGAACATATTGCTAATGAAATTCAATCTAGAAGATTGTGTAATCTTGATGTAGACCTATCTGAAGAAAAACCAGAAATATTAGTGATAAATGATGGTCAGGATAGTATTGGTACAGATGCATTTCCATATAAAGTTAATGCTGTATCATTGATGGAGTTCAGTGATGAACTAAAAGATCTTTGTCTTGCTACAGATGGTAAACAAATAGAAGTTACGTATGACTTAAAAGTTTACAGTTATTCTAAAGAAGCAGGAAGACAAGAGATTAAGAGTTAATTGTTTGTTTTATTAGTCCCTGTGAATTATATTTGCAGGGATTTATAGCTAAGCTGTGTAAAGCGTCAGAACTGATAATCTGTTAGAAGCTAAAGGCTAAACATTGAACCTGATAGTGTGCATAACTTGTACCTTGAGAAACTATCAAAGATACTATCAGTAATGGTAGAACGTGAGTTGCCTTGAGAAAGCAATGTCCTATAAAAAGAGAGTCATCAGGATCTCTACTCACGTAATGAGTTCTCAGCTTGACCCTACTCTTTGGATAGCTATGTCAACCGATGCTGTTGATAAGAAAGAGGGTGCTCAATAAGTTGATCATTGGTCAACAACACAACTAATTGATAAGTGCCCTCACATGAGGGAAATGGGGCTAACAGGTTTTGACAGGTTACCAGTAATTAATACAATCAGCCAGAGAGATAACTGTAAACTAAGATGAATATAATTAAATGGCAAAAACACAAACAGTGTAGTATCTCAAGGAGACAACGCACAAATCGTAGCTAACATGACTGTAGTACACAACATTTTAAATGGTGGTACTGAAGTTAAATCAAATGACATTGTTGAATTTGAATTAGCAGCCTAAGTTAAAGATTTCTCTGTTAGATTAAACAGAGTGGTGGTTTCTCGACTGTTATCAGTCGATCCTAGTTGAATGATGTTTCCAACTTAAAAAATACATCAAAAAAGCTGTATAAATTGTATTTTTGAAAATAATTTTGGACGAGGGTTCAATTCCCTCTAGCTCCACTAGTCTCGCATTGTAAGACTATTTACCATTTACCATTCCCTACACATGTCTCAAGTGTGTAGGGATTTTTATTATGTATTAATCCTTAATAATTATAAAACATGAAAAAAACAATTGAATTACAGCCACATGTTGACAAGATCAAACAAGCAGTTGACATTATTTGTGAACAGAACAATTTAAAACAACCTTTAACTGTTCCATCTGCTGGTAAATTAATTGCAGAACATAATGGTATTGATTATGCAATTGAGTTATTTGAAAATGCATACATTGAATGTAAAGAAAGCTCAGATACAGACACTAGAATTTTTTCATCTGCTGCTTATAAAGCTACATTAGATATAGTTTTGTTACCAAAAAAAGTTAATCCTTAATAATAAATAAAATGAAAACAATCGAACTTGATCCAGTGGATTTTTACCACTTCAGAAAATTAGCGTTTGCAATTAGTCTTGCATTCGGATGTACAATATCACATGGTGTGTATATTGTAGAGGCCAGTATAGACCAACTAGAACAGTTGGGTTATTAAGGAGGGAAATTAAAGGGCTCTGTAGTGGAGCCCTTATTTCTTATAACTAATAAAAGAAACAGAGATGAATAAATTTGAATGTAGTGAGTGTGGTACAAAATACAGCTCACCAGAAACAACACCACCTCCAGGAATCAAATGGAGTGATGGACATGTATGTACACCTAAACCTGTAAAATCATGAGTACGTATATATTTAGTGATCCACATTTTCATCATGAAAAGATGGCTATCAGAAGAGGGTTTTCATCTGCAGAAGAGATGAATGAGCTCATTGTAAAGAACTGGAACAACACTGTCTCAAAAAGAGATGCTGTGTTTTTGTTAGGTGATATTACAATGGAGAAGAAACAATATGAAATCTTAAGTAGATTACAAGGAACGATACACGTTGTTTTAGGTAATCATGATCAAAGACAACATGTAAGAGAGATGTTAAACTATGTACATAGTGTATCAGGTATAATTGACTATAAGAAGAAAGCTATACTTACACATTGTCCTGTTCATCCATCACAACTTGAGTTTAGATATCCATACAACATTCATGGACATGTTCATGAAAACAGTATTGATGATGAAAGATACATTAATGTGTGTGCTGAGATGATAAATTACACACCAGTTGAATTTAGTAAATTAATAAAACTATGAACAAAGCAGAAAGAATAAGATATCACAAACTAGCTGTATTAACTAATCTATTGATAATAGAATTAGATGACATGAATCCTTCAGCAGAGGTCGGTGCAAACATGCACCAGAAGGCTAAAGAGTTCAGTGAAGCATTAGAACCATTTATAGAAGCATCATTTGACAGTGAGCAAGTGAGAAGTGGAACCTATTTAACTGAAATGTTTCATAGAGTGGATACAGTGATAAGAAAGAATTACGAACAAATAACTAGTTAGATTATGAGAAATATTTATTTATTAATAACAACTTTAGTGTTGTTGTCTTGCACACAACCTAAATACAAATCCATAGGTCAAGAAATAATTGATGGTAAAGTTTCTGCTGTTAGAGAAGGACATCATGGTAGAGGAGCAAGTCAAAATCCTACATTATGGATTCAGAATAATAAAACAACTCAAGAAATAGATATTCCATTTGAGTATGAAAATAGATGGAAGGTAGGAGATAGTTGTTTGTTGATTATTGAAAAATATGAAATCATTAAAGAAGAAATAAATTATGAGTAATATACCAACAGCAGAAGAATTTTTACAAGACAGTTTTACCATTAGTCATTTCTATAATGACAAATATAACAGAATGAGTTGTTTTTCAGATGATGTTCAAGAAGCAATGATTGAATTTGCTAAACTTCATGTAGAAGCAGCTTTAAAAGCAGCTAGTCAAAATGCAGAAATTGATGATTTTTATGTATTTGGAACTTCTGAAGATGAAACACGTATTAATGAGTACGATTTAAATGGTTTAAAAGGTAAGATTAGTAAAAATTCAATCTTAAATGCTTACCCATTAACTAATATTAAGTAGTTATGAAAAACGTACACATATTATCAACGCCAAAAGATTTTGAAGTTTGGAAAGATATTATTGGATATGAAGGATTATATCAAGTTTCTAATTTTGGAAATGTTAAATCTTTAGATAGAGAAGTTGCACCAAACAATAGAGCTCCTTATTGGAGAAAAGGTAAGATATGTAAACAATCTAAAAGTAATCTTGGGTACATGACTGTTGGGTTTACCGTTAATAATAAGAAAGTAAATAAGTATGTGCATAGGTTAGTTGCAGAAGCATTTATTACGAATATGAATGATTATCCGCAAGTAAACCATATAGATTGTGATAAAACAAATAACAGAATGTATAATCTTGAATGGTGTACTAATTCACAAAATCATATACACGCTTCTAAAAACGGATTAAACAAACTTCATTTACATAGAGTTGCATATTCAGGAGAAAAAAATGGTAGGTCATTATTAACTAAAGAACAAGTTTTAGAAATAAAACAAAAATATATTCCTTATAAGTATTCAGCTAAAAAGCTATCAAAAGAGTACAATGTAAGTGAATCTTGTATAACACATATTTTAAACAATACATCATGGAAAAAAATATCTACAAAATAGGAAAAGAATTGTTTATCACTAATGATGAAGAAATTAAAGAAGGAGATTGTATTTTATTACCTAATAATGAAATAATAATTTTACCTACAGGATTAGTTCAAATACCTTTAAACAACTTTATCAGAGGGTATAGTTTATCTGACTGTAAAAAAATCATCTCAACAACAGACCAAGACTTAATAAAAGATGGTATACAAGCTATTCCTGATGAATTTTTAGAATGGTTTGTTAAGAATCCAAGTTGTGAGGAGGTTGAGGTTGAAATAGAATCAAAGTTTGATAGAGTAGATGGTCATTATCACGATGTATGGGAAATAATCATTCCAAAAGAAGAACCTAAACAAGAACTTGAAAGAGGTATTAAAATTACTCACGTTGGGAAACAAGAAACACTTGAAGAAGCTAAAAAGTATGCTGAATTATCTTATTATGGAGATGAAGTAGATGCTTTTGTTAGAGGTGCTAAATGGCAACAAGAACAAGACAAGAATAAGTATAGTGAGGAAGAAGTTAAAAAAGTCTTATTAGCTATTGAATTAGTTAATCCTAAACATCTCACAATGCTACGCAGTGGTTATGGAGAGTTTCCTGATAGTTATGAATTAACAGAGAAAGGTGTTAATTATATTATTGAACAATTTAAAAAGAAATAAAATATGAAGGCAAGTAAAGCAAAAAAGATTTTTAAAAAATTAAATAAACCATTAACATTAGAGGAGATAATTGAAAAAGATATAAAAAAAGGTTACCCAGCATCTCATGTACCAAGAATGAATGACAATGACCCACAATTAAAAAAGTTAGAAAAAAAGGGTTATTTAATCACACATTCAAACACATACACTTATATATGTTGGACTCATTAAAACAATTTAAAAAGAAATAAAATTATGACAGAACATATCATAAACAATTCAGAAGAATTAGAAAATCTTAGAGACAGATTAGAAATAGAAACAGGAAAATCTATTATTTTTAAATATGATGAATCTTTTGAAGAAGATGATTCTTATCCTCTACATTGTAAAAGATACGGTAAAAACTATTTAATTTTTAAAAAGAAATAAAACATGAAAAAATTATTATTATTAGCAATGTTGTTGTTTGGAACAATGACATTTGCACAAGAGACATTTGTTAGAAAATATACATCTATGATGGTTACAAGAAATGATGTAGAAGAAGCAGTGAAAGCTGCTGATTTAACAGTTGTATTTAATCCAAATGGGAATAGAGGTGTTAAATTATACTATGGATCAGGAGAAACTGCTGAATACTTACAAGTGTCTGATTTAACTGAAGGAACCACAACAGGTGGATATAAATATCAGTTAATTGAAATTCTTGATAAAAAAGATGGACATGAGATTTCATTACAGCTATTTGATGATGATGGTGTATTAAGACTATTATTCTCTAAAGGAAACACAATTGAATTTTATCAGTAATAACACACATGAAAAGATATTTAATATACTACTGGACAGAAAGAAACGATGAATCAACAGATCTTGAAATTATCGTGAAAGCTAACAACATGGAAGAAGCAATTAAAGAGTTCAAAAAAGAAGTGAGAGTTTATAAATCAATAACCACCATAACAGAACTTTGTTATGCGTAATGTTACTAAAATCATAAAACAATGAAAATAATTAACGGTAGATGGGTTGATGAAGATAATGGCCCTATAAACAATTTTAATGTCTCAAAGCTTGTAGAAATAGGTGAGAAAGTGAAAGCAGTGTATGGAGAAGCTATCACTTATGACAGAATCAATCTTATTTCTTCTTTAAACAATCTTACACATAAAGAAGAAAATGGTCTTTCTAACATTTTAGAACAAACTGGTACACTATCTAAACTTGCAGGTTATTAACTATGAAAGATGAAGAACTAATAGATAAAGAATTTGAATTCTTTAAATATGAAACTGTCAAGTATCTTACTTGGGAAGATAGTTTTGAAAAGTATATAGGAATTAGATGTAAAGTGATACGTGTAAATTCTTCATATGAACACCTTGTTAGATGTAAAGTTTATCCATCTATAGGTAAAATGTTTATAAAACACTTTCCAAAAGAATTAGTTATAGAGCAAATTGAGAAAAAAGAAAGAGAGAATATGTCTATTGATGATATTCTCTCTGAAATGAAACAATTAACATCAAGAATATAATCCTTAATAACAAAAGAATATGCCAAAATTAACAGAAGAAATTCAAAAAATAGTTGATAACGCTAGTGAAGTGTTATACAGAGAAGAAATCTACATCAACAGTAGACATGAATATGATTATCATAAACTTGAAGCTACACCAAGTGTAACTGTACACACATTGTATTTTAGTGATGATGATGAATGGAGTGACAGTATGAAGAAACAAGTGGCTATGCAATTAGTTGATAACGGTGATGGTATAGAAATCATTGGCATTAATACTAAAAAACAACTTAATTATTTAGAAACTGAACAGCTTCATATATTGTTGAGACTATCTAGCACTCATTCTATATATCAAATAGCTGAACCAACACCTAAAAAAGATTTCTAATGTGGTATCCAGCAGAAATATCATTGTCAAGCTATCTTCCTTCAGAATTGGAGGAAGGTATGCTTTTCATCAATAGAATATCTGTTGGTGTTGTTGATCCTTACATTGAGCTATTTGAGCTAGAAGAGGTTCCTGAAGATCAAGATGCATTTATGGCCAAACATGGTGCTCCTGTAAAAGTGATAATTATCACTCCTGATGATGATAATGTACGTGCTACACAAGATGAAATAGGTTGGTGGGATGAAGGTGAGGATTCAGATGAATACAGAGAGGTTACATTAGACGATATAAACTATCTATTAAGAGAGTTTGATGGATATGTGGATATTGAGTTTGATGATGATGAAGATATTGTCTTAATAGAAGGCAAAGTAGTTTTATCACTGGTACCAGAAGAAGAATGGGATGACTGGGATGAAACATTAAACGATGGATTAGAAGAGGAATAAATATTAATTAAATTTTTAAAATTATGAAACATTACACACCAAAAGAAGTTAATCGAATTAAACAAGAGATTAGAACAGGTAAACCATTACCTATTATTGCTGATGAATTATCAGAAGAGTTTGACAGACCATTGTCTGGCATTTACACTAAAGTGGTATTACTTGCTAAACAAACAAGAAGAGTTAATAATACATGGACAGGTCCTATTAGCAAAAAAAGAGGTAGAAAACCTAAAGCTTCTAATCAAACTGATATAGAGCAAGTGGTAATGAATCTTGAACCAATGCCAGGTTCTTTAATGGATAAATTCGACAAAAGAATTGTAGAGATAATTGAAGATATTGAAGCAACTGAAGCAGCACAAACTGTAAGAGAGATCTGTGAAGAGATTGTTGAAAAACCAATTCAAAGACAACCTGCAGAAATAGGTATTGAAGTGCCTGTTGGTGTAATGTCATTCACTGGTGTACCAAATAGAATAGTGGTGTATGAAGATCATGTTAGATATTACTTTGATAACTAAAATTATTATTTCTATATAATATTTTTAATTATCTTTGTAAGCTATGAAGTTTATAAATTACTTAGTTAGGTGGATATCAAATAATCTTGCTGTTCCTTTTTGGATGGTAGGACATGTCCACCTATCTTTGAATATCTATGAAGATGTATACGAGATAATAGCTTCATTTGGTATGAATATTATTGTAGCAATTGGCTTTTGGCTAGATTGGAAAGATCACAAAAAAACAACAAGAGAATGAAAGAACGTATAATATGTTACGACATAGAAACTATGCAAGAATTATTCTTAATAGTTTGTATGGTGCCTGGTAAAGCAGGTAAGAGTTTTCAAGTGTCTAAATGGAAGAATCAGTTAGATAAATTCGTTAGATATACAGAAGAACATGCTGATGCTTATTGGGTAGGATATAATAATCTACGCTTTGACAGTCAGGTTGTTGAATGGATCTTGAGAAACTATGACAATTGGCATGAACTATCTAATTTAGAAATATGTGCTAGAATAGCACAGAAAGCAGCTGATGTTATTCATGATGCTAACTTTGATGTGTTTCCTGAATATAGAGAACATGAATTAAGTCTTAAACAGATAGATCTTTTCAAAATCAATCACTACGATAATAAGAATCGCCTCGTTTCTCTTAAAAGACTTGAGTTTGAGATGGACTTAGAGAACATTGAAGAGATGCCTATACATCATACTAAAACAAATATGACTAAGGAAGAGATAGAACTCACCATAGACTATTGTTTTAATGATGTTGATGCCACTTATGAATTCTATAAAGTGACAACTGGTGATACTGAACACCCACTTTACAAAGGAAACAATCAAATAGAACTTCGAAGAGATATTGAAACTGAGTTTGGTATTCCATGTCTTAACTATTCAGATAGTAAGATAGGTGATGAAATAATCAAGAAGTACTATTGTCAAGAGAAAAGTATTGACTATAGAGAACTTCCTAGAAAAGGATATTTCAGAAAGAACATAGATCTTAAGAAGTGCATTGCTAAATATGTTGTATTTGAGACACCAGAACTTAGTGATTTCTTAAAAAGAATAAAGAAGACCCAGTTAGGTCTTCAAGATGATTTCAAAGAAGAACTGCATTTCTATGGAAATGTGTATTCTTTTATGAAAGGAGGTCTTCATACAGAGAACAAACCTAAAATGTTTGAGGCTGATGAAGAGTGTGAGATAATCGATTGGGATGTTAGTTCCTACTATCCAGCCATCATCATCAATAATGGGCAGTTTCCTGCTCATTTAGGAAAGGAATTCCTTAGGGGATATAAACAGATGTTTGATAAAAGATTGGAGCTTAAACCACTTGCAAAGAAAGACAAAAAGATTAAAGGAATCGTAGGAGCCCTTAAACTTGCAGTTAACTCTGTATATGGTAAATCATCTGATATGCAATCATGGATTTACGATAGGCAACTTACTATGTTCACCACAATAACTGGTGAGCTTAGTTTGATGATGCTTATTGAACAATATGAATTGAATGGCATACAGGTGATCTCTGCAAATACAGATGGTGTAACTATCAAGATTAAGAAAGAACTGATTCCATTAATGCATAAGCTTAATGAATGGTGGTGTAATCTAACTCAATATGAGTTAGAACGAACTGACTATTCAAAGATTATCTTTAGTACGGTGAATGATTACTTAGCAATTATGACTAATGGAGAAATTAAAAAGAAAGGTGATTTCCTTACTGACTTTGAGTTACATAAAAATAAGTCAGCCAGAGTAGTTCCTATTGCTCTTGAGCAGTGGTTTGTACATAACATTCCTGTTGAGCATACGATACGCAATCATAAAAATCTTTATGATTTTTGTATAAGACAGAAAGCTACAAGAAGTTTCCATTATGAAGGAACTAATAGATCTACAGGAGAAGTTACAATGTACAATAAGTTAATCAGATATTATGTGTCTAACACTGGTGAGAAGATATTTAAGGTGAAAAATCCTGAATGTCAAACTAGAGCTGCTGCTATTAGTCAAGTGGAAGCTGGTGAATGGGTGTGTGAAGTGCGTAACTTCTTACCAAAGAATTCACCTATTGACAATGTTAATTATGATTATTATATTGAAAAAGCTAATAGGATGGTGAACAAGATTGCCACTGAAGGTAAAAGAATAAAAACAGTGTATATTCCTAATCAATTAAATCTATTTGAATGAAAGCAAAAGTGAATCGAACAAACATTTCTGAACATTTAGTTGAATATCAACTAAAAATAGTAGGAAAGACACTCTTAGATATAGAGAGTGATGAAGATTGGTATTATAATAATACTATGACAGAAGAACAACATGAGGAATTCAAGCGTTATGCTATTCCTCTACTAAAGAAGATTTTTAAATTTAACAAAGGAAAAGCTGAACAAACATTTCAATGGTTTGATTTGCAGTTTGGCTTAAGAATTAAAAACTAAAAATTATGACAACATCTAACATTATTGTAATAGGATTTATATTGGCATTATTGTCAATACTAAGTTTTATATTACTAAAAAATTCCAGTAAGGAATATCCTGAAGAAGAACGAGGTCCTAAGTTTGAACCCAGAAAGATTACTTTTCAACATTGTACAGACGCTGCTCCAACAGAAAAGCCTAAAAGAAAGTACAAGAAGAAAAGAAAGAAACCTGTTACACAAGTTGAGAAAAAACCTGTTGGAAGACCTAGAAAATCTGAATAATGGATTGGATATTGGAAGATTGGGAATATCCTAACGACCATATCTATGCTATGGAAAGAGAACATGATGTTCAAATGGCATGGCAACAATGGGAAGAGGAAGAGGAACGTAAGAAACGTTTACCTGCATTAATTAAAATTGTAACACCAATATTAACAGATGAAACTGAACGTAACAGCAGAACAATTCGAGGAGCTCATCAAAAAAGGTTATAATTTAGATGTAATATTCTTATTAAAGTTGATAGATGAACAATATGATGTTTCTTCACTATGTGAGGGAAGTATGAAGATTGCTTCTATCTATCAGTCTTTGATAAGGAAAGCATTGATAACCAAAGATGATGAAAAGCTTACATTAGTAGGTAAAGATCTTTTAGAATTCATGGATGTAAAAAGCACTGGAAAGATAATAAAGAGAAAACCTCCAACAACAGATTTTGAAGAGTGGTGGAAAACTTATCCAGGCACTGATTCATTTGAATACAAAGGAAAGAAATTCACAGGCACCAGATCTGTTAGAAAAGGTAAAGATGAATGTAGACTAAAGTTTGATAAAATTCTATTGGAAGGAGAATATACAGCTGCACAGCTTATAGATGCTTTAAACTATGAATTGCTACAAAAGAAAGAAACTTCTATAGCTACTAATAGCAATAGAATGACATTCATGCAGAACAGTGTAACTTATTTGAACCAGAGAGCTTTTGAGGCTTATATTGAATTAATCAACGATGGAGCTAATGTTGATGTAGCACCACAGAAACCAACAGGAGGAACTGACATATGAGAGAATTTTTTGAAACAATTAACGACTATCCATGGACAACATTCTTTGTCTTTATAATGATCATTTCCATTGTGTCAGTTTTTAAAATTGATAACAAATGAGTTTTGAACTATTAAATGCAGAAGTTGACAAAGGTCTTAATAGTCTAAATAGAGGAATTCCTATGGGATTTGATCGACTAACTAAATATGTAGGTATTCGTAAAGGACTCTATTATCTTATAGGTGGTAACACTGGTTCAGGTAAGACATCTTTTATTGATGATGCATTTGTTCTTAATCCTGTTGATTGGGCTCTTTCTAAAGAAGGACAAGCTTCAGGTATTAAGGTGAAGGTTTGGTATAGATCTATGGAAAGAAGTAGAACATACAAGATGGCCAAGTGGGTATCTCGTAAGATATTTCTAGACCAAGGAATAATTATTCCTGTAGGTAAGTTATTAGGTTGGACTGATAAACTAACTAAAGACGAACATGATCTTTTTCTTTATTATAAAGACTACATAGATCAGCTTAGTGAGATTGTAACTATTATTGATGGACCAGAAAATCCTGTAGGTATAGCAAAAGAATTAAAAACTTATGCTTTACAAAATGGTAAGATTGAACAATTAGATGAATGGAACAAAATATATGTTCCAGATGATCCAAGTCAAATAACTATGGTTGTTATAGACCACATTGGTCTTCTTAAAACAACAAAAGATCAACCAACTAAAAAAGATGCTATTGATAAAATGTCTGATGAACTTAGGTTTGCTAGAGATTTCTATGGATATAGTCCTGTAGTGGTCTCTCAGTTTAACAGATCTATTTCTAATCCAATGAGGATTAAGAATGGTGATGTTGAACCTCAACTAGAAGATTTTAGCGACAGTTCATCAACACAAAATGATGCTGATGTTGTTATGGCTTTATTTGATCCTATGAGATATAAAGTGGCAGACCCAAGTGGTTATGACCTTGATAAATTAAAAGATCAATATGGAGCTAAGTATTTCAGAAGTGTTAGACTTATTAAAAATAGTTATGGTGCGGACGACGTGAGAATAGGTATGGCCTTTTTAGGAGAAATAGGAATGTTTCGTGAAATGCCTCGTAAAAAAGATATTACAGAATCAGACTATACAAATATTACAAATAAAAGTTTCTTTTTGCAATAAATAATAACAATAATATTTGGTAGTATCAAATCTTTCTTTTATATTTACAAAAAATTTATTATGAAAAAGATTGATATTACCGATTTTATTGGTACGAAACACAATAGACTTACAATACTAAAAGAAGTAGAGCCTATTTTATATAAAAAAGGAGCAGCTAGAAGAGTATTATGTAAGTGTGATTGTGGTAAAGAGAAAGTTATAGATTTCAACTCTATAAGAACAAGTAAAAGTAAGTCTTGTGGATGTTTAAGTAAAGAAATATCTACTAAACTACATACTAAACATGGTCTAGCAATGTTATCTACAGGAATAAGACATCCTGACTATTGTATTTGGATGAAAATGAAATCAAGATGTTTAAATCCTAATGATAAATCTTACAAAAACTATGGCGGTAGAGGTATTAAAGTTTGTGAATCTTGGCAAAAATCTTTTACATCATTTATAGATGATATGGGATGGAGACCAAATAACAAATATTCAATAGAACGAATAAACTATAACGAAGACTATTGTCCTGATAACTGTAAATGGATTCTTAAATCAGAACAAACTAAAAACTGTAGAAGAGTAAAACTTATTGCTTATAATGGTAAAGAACATTGTCTAACTGATTTATGTAAACTGTTAAATTTACCTTATTCTACAATGAGACATAGAGTTTATGATCTTGGTATTCCATTTGAAGAGGCTGCAAAATATCCTCAACATTATAAATTTAAAAAAATATGAGTAAAAGTATTAGAGACCTCAGACAAGAGGAATTTGCAAAAGTTTGGCTTAAAAGTAAGCATGGGATACTTTTGCTCGCTCCTAGGTTCGGGAAATGTAGAACTAGCATACATGCTTTAGCTAAACTTAAACCTGAGAGCATATTAATTGCCTATCCAGATAACAAGATTAAAGAGTCTTGGCAAGCTGATTTTGAGGAGCTAGGGTTTGATGACAGCATTGTCACATATACAACCCATCTATCTCTAAAGAAGTATGCTGATCAGAGCTTTGATGTTGTAATCATTGATGAGATACATCTATTGAGCGAGGCTCAAATAGAAGTGTGTAAGGATTTGTTTGATGTAAATGGACAGATTCTTGGTCTAACTGGTACATTATCCAGTTGGACAGAACGAACCCTTGAAGAAGAATTAGATCTTCATGTACTAGCTACCTATCCAATTGAAAAAGCAATTGAAGAAGGAGTTATAGTTGATTATGAAATACATGTTATCAGAGTGCCATTAGACAATATTGTTACGCAAAATTACAAAGGAAAACTTAAGACTGAAAAGAAACAGTTTGATGCTCTCACTTGGGTAATTAATAAGTTACAAAACAGTGGGTCTGATACAATGTTTATGCGTCTTGCTAGAATGAGAATTATTCAATCATCTTTTGCAAAAAGAAATGCTACAAAGGCATTATTAAAAAAACATAAAGATGAAAGGGTGTTAGTGTTCTGTGGTACTACCAAAGTGGCAGATGGTCTTGGTATTCCTTCCTATCATAATAAATCTAAAGAGAAACAAGTCTTTGAAGATTTTGCTGAAGGTAAAGGTAATCATTTGGCTGTTGTAAAGATTGGTAACACAGGTGTGACATATAAACCCTTAGACAAGGTGATTATAAACTATTTCGATAGCAATGCAGAGAATCTAGCACAAAAGATAAATAGATGTATGGCCATGGAGTATAACACTCCTGATAAGAAAGCACACATCTATATTATTAGCACCACTGAGCCTACAGAGCTTAAGTGGTTGCAAAAAGCATTAGAATTCTTTGATGAAACTAAGATAAAATATGTATAATTAAAAAAATTATTCGTATCTTTATATTTTAAAACTAAATATTAATAATTAAAGCAAGTAAAACAATGGCAAGTAAATTAGTAGGGATTGTTGGTGCTACAGGTACAGGTAAATCAACCAGTATCAAACACTTAAATCCAGAAGAAACGTACATTATCAATGTTGCAAAGAAAGAGCTTCCTTTCAAAGGATCTGAAAAACTTTACAACACAGAAAACAAAAATTACAAAGAAATAGATGATGCTAATGAGATTTCTCGTTTGTTAAAAACTATCTCTGAAAAAGCTCCTCACATTAAACAAGTGATTCTTGAGGATAGTAATTATGTAATGGGCTTCACAATGCTTGATAAAGCAACTGAAAAAGGTTATGAAAAATTCAGTTTGATGGCAAAAGACACTGTTACAATGATTAAAACTGCTAGACAGTTAAGAGATGATTTGACTGTTTTCTATTTTTCTCATCCTGATACTATTGAAGATAGTGGAGAGATTATTGGATACAAAATGAAAACATCAGGAAAACTTATAGATTCTCAAATAAATCTTGAAGGACTATTTACAGTGGTGTTATACACTAATGTAGAAGAGAACAAAGATGGAACTGTGAATTATGAATTTGTAACAAATCGTTACAAAAAGATTCCAGCAAAAAGTCCAGATGGAATGTTTGCAGAAACAAAAATACCTAACAACTTACAGTTGGTAGTTGAAACATTAAATGAATATTATAACTAAATTAAATTAAATTACAATGAGTAGTATCGGAGGAAAAAAGAGAGAAAACACAGGTGGTGGAGATTTCGGAAAAAAAGTGGGATTATTTGAGTGCAACGTAATTGCAATTAATCCAACATTAGAAGAGTTTAAAGATGTTCTTGGTATGGATCTTAAAGAAGACAGCAAAGCTGCTGAGTATTTAGGTGATACTAAAGATGGAAATAGCTATCTTCGTATTGATGTTTGGTTACAGAAGGTTAATTCTGATGACAAGTTTAAAACATCATTCTTCTTAGAAGATAAAGAAAGAGAAAACAAAGATGGTACTAAGAAACAATATATCAATTCTATTGGTATGTGTTCTTGGGCTGCAGATGAAAATGATCTTGCTGAATGGTTTACAAAAGGAAGAGATTATCGTGTAGCATATACAGGTGAAGAAGATTTCTACAATTTCATGCGTACATGGTTGAGTGAATTAGATTATCGTGATGCAGACACTGTTCTACAATTAGAATGGAAGAAGTTGATGAGAGGTAATGTAAAAGATCTTAGAGACCAAGTTAATGGAGAATGGGCTAAATCTATTGTTGCTTTAGCTACAGTGATTGTTAAAGAGAGAGATGGAGAGTCTAAGGAATACCAAGGAATCTACAATAAAGCATTCTTAGGTGGATATACATTAAAACAATTTAGACTTGTTGATTATTCAAGTAAAAAAGTACAAGAAGGTCTTAAGAACAAAAAACCTAAAGATTTAAAAGCTCACGAGAAGTTTGTTGTAAATGTTACAGGTGAATATGGTTGTAAAGACCACTACATATTAAAAGATCTTCAAGATTACAATCCTGATGATAACTTAGTTGCCTCTGATGCATATATTTCTGAAGATGGTGATGATTATTAATTAAATTAATTGTTAATAAATAGCCTCATCAGAAATGGTGAGGCTTTTTTATTTTAAAATTATGATAACAGGAAGAAAGAAAGTAAAATTAACACCTGATAGTATACTAGAAAAGATATCTGATTATGATATTTACAAGATGTATATGCCACATCAGAATTGGAAAATTAATGTAGTTACTTATTCTCCTTTTAGAAATGAAAAGAATCCATCATTCATTATAGGATATAGAGGAGGAGCATTAAACTTTATAGATTTTGGAGATTCCAGCAAGAAAGGTGGATGTTTCAATTTTGTAATGATGTTGTTTAATGTAGGTCTCAATGATGCCTTGTTAATGATTGATAGAGATTTTGACCTAGGGATTATCAGTGGGTCCTCTACAAGAAATTACGAGAGGATTGTTTCTGATTATGCACAACCAACAGCTACATCTAAACGTGAGTATTTCATTCAAGTGAAGACAAGAAAGTTCACACACGAAGAACTAGCATATTGGAATGCGTATTATCAAGACATAGATGATCTTAGAGCTAACAATGTATATTCAATAGACACTGTATATCTAAACAAACAGAAGTTTCCTCTAAAGGACTCTGAGCTTAGATTTGGTTATCTATATGAAGGACATTGGAAGATCTACAGACCATTTGCTGATAAAAAGAATAAGTGGATGCCTAATAATGTGCCTATTACCATGATGGATGGATTAGATGACATCAGAGATTGTGATGTTGCATTCATCAATAAGAGTAAGAAGGATTACATGGTGATGAAAAAAATATTTCCGTGTTGTTGTGCAGTTCAGAATGAAGGTATGGGATGTTTCTCTGAAGAGAACGTTGAATACATAAAGGAAAATTCTGAAAGACAAATCTTAAGTTTTGATTCTGATGAAACTGGTGTAAAGAATTCTCAACTCGTGACAAATAAGTACGGGTTTGAATATTGCAATGTACCAAGAATCTATTTAGATGAAGGAATTAAAGACTGGAGTGACCTTGCTAAGGCACATGGATTAAAAACAATTGAAAAATATTTAACACAAAAAGAATTAATCTAAAAATTTAAAAATTATGTATAAAAATAGTAAAACTGAAAATAATGCTCAACGTACTAGAAACGATAAGCGTTTTAACGATCCTAAAAAAGAAGAAACAAGAGAAAAAACTGCTGGTGGTGGTTATGTGAACCAAACACATTATTCTGATGGAAGTTCAACAGTTAATTGGGGAGGTCCTTGTGGTTCAACAGATTATGATGAATACGGAAGAGAATGCTAATTTAAATATTTAACAAAAAAAGAAATAATATGAGTGATTTTTTAACAGTAGAAGAAAAATATTTAGATATACTTGAAGAAAGCATTAGAGAAGAAGTTGAATGGTTACAAACAACTCGTGGCAATGAAGTAGAGTGTATAAGCATTGAGAACTTAGAATCTGTATTGACTAAGTTCTTTCATAGAAAAATATCATTATCGTCATGAATTGGGAAACATTTAAAGACAAGTTTCATCCAAGCTGGCATGCAAAAATGCGTCCATTCATAGAGAGTGAAGAATGTGATAAGATTTATGCATTCTTAAAAGCAGAGAGTAAGAGAGGCAAGAAGGTTGCTCCTATTTCTATGCATGTATGGAGATGCTTTAAAGAAACATCATTAGATGATCTTAAAGTGGTGTTAGTAGGTATGTGTCCCTATCACACATTTAAGAATGATGCTCCTGTAGCAGATGGACTTCTTATGGGTTGTTCTATAACAGAACAAGTTCAACCTTCATTAGATCAGTTTTATAGAGCTATGGAGAAAGAATTCTATGATGGGCTAAATTTGAACATTATAGAGAATCCAGATGTGAGCTTCTTAGCTCATCAGGGTGTTCTAATGTTTAATGCAGCATTAACAACAGAGATGAACAAAGCTGGTAGTCATATGGAAATATGGGAACCACTTGTAAAATATCTTTTTGAGGAAATTATAAACCACTTAGGTGTTCCAGTTGTCTTTCTTGGTAAAGATGCAGCTAGATACAAAAAATACACAGGTATATTTACACATGTATTTGAAATTAGTCATCCAGCTAGTGCTTCTTATAAAGGAATAGAATGGGATACAGAAGGTGTGTTTACAAAGGTGAATAGATTATTAGAAGAAAACAATGGGTTTAGTGTTCAATGGTTAGACGTGGACTTGCCCTTTTAAAATTAGAAAACATGGAAAATCAATTAATTGAAATTCAAGATTTACAAGTAGGTGATGAGATAATGATATCTTGTCAGTCATACTTCAAATATTTAAAGGTGTTAACACCACCAACATTTAGTAAAACTAAGAAACATTGGAAAACAGGTCAACCTATGTATGCAAATGTTAGATGTTCTACAAGACAAGATGTTATTACAAGCATTCATACAGGATACAATGGTCAGACATACACAAGAACAGAGAAAAAATGGATACCTTCAGCTGAAGGTCACAACATGAGAATCTCTCAAGATCTTAGTGGTAGACAGATTTGGTTAGTAAAAAGAGAAACAATTTAAAACTAGAAAGATGATATTAGAAAAACAGAAAGAAGCAAATGTCCTAGTTGATGGACAAGCACAAGAATCAATTGGAATGTCACTAGACTTAGATTCTGCACAAATATTGATGCAGATGTTAAGTAAGAATCTGTATTCAGATGATATAGGCTCTACTATCAGAGAATGTGCAAGTAATGCTCTAGATAGTCATAGAAGAGCTGGAGTGAAAGATCCAATTGTTGTTTCCTTTAAGGAAAGTAGTAGCTACAATTATGAATTCTCTGTAGAGGATTTTGGTATTGGTCTAGATGCTGATGATGTGAAGAACATTATTAGTAAGTATGGTAAATCTACCAAACGTAATTCTGCTACAGAATTAGGTATGATGGGTCAACAAAACTAGGCCCAGCGTAAAAGTAATTTTACGTTAAAAATATTGGATGAATTTTTGGAAATCTAAATTAAATTATTAACTTTGTAACCTAAACATAACACACCATGGGATACAAGTACAAAGTTAATCACAATTATTTCAATATAATTGACACAGAATACAAAGCTTATATTTTAGGTTTTATATATGCTGACGGTTGCATATCACAACCTTCAGGTAATAGAAAACTTAATCTCAGAATAGGAGTTCAAGAAGAGGATGGTTATATTCTTGATGAATTATCTAGAGAAGCTGCAGGAGGACAAAAAAATATTGTTAATACTCCTTCAAGTATTAAAAAAGGTTATAAACCTCAACATTGTGTCAATATAGTATCAAATCTAATAGGTAACAACCTAATTGATTTAGGATGCAACATCAATAAAAGTAAATTAGGAATGACTTTTCCTAAACTAGAAAAACATTTAATACCTCATTTCATTAGAGGATTTTTGGATGGTGATGGAAGTGTAATATTGAAAAAATTACAATATAAGTATATTAGAAAAACTAATCATAGTATTTTTAAACCACATAAACAACAGTATAAACTTAAATTAGCTTTTTGCTCAACCGATAAAGAATTTCTATTAGAAATAGCAAAATGTTTAAATATAAGTAAACCTTACATAACTGAAAAAGTTAGAAAACAGGTTAATTATATATTGTGGATAGAAAATAAACAAGAAGTTTTAGATAGTATAGATTATTTGTATAGTGATGCTACTTATTTTCTTAAAAGAAAATATGACAAAGTAGTAGAATTTAACATGACAATCAAAAGCGAAGCTGAAGATACATCTTCAGAACGTTTAGAGACTACCTGAGCAGTAAAGTCTGCTTAATAACAGGAAGTAGTATGGGTTAGTAACCATATGAAAAAGCGTCCAACCCCTATTTATAGGGTGATGATATAGTCCGACACTCTGGGAAACCAGAGATTAACAGAACCGCTAGGTTTTAAAGCACCTCTTGCATACTCTAGTAGTTTCTACTTTGTATGTAGAAAAGATGGAATAGAACGTAAGTATATGATGTATGAAGGAGAAGATGTTAACACTATTGATCTTTTATATGAAACACCAACAACAGAAAGAAATGGTGTTAAGGTGATTGTACCAGTGAAATATCAAGATCAATATCAATTTAGAAGAAAAATCAAAGAACAACTTTGTTATTTCGAAGATGTATATTTTGATGTTCCATCTGATAGCAGTATTCATAATGAGTTTGTTATTTCTAGACATCCTGATTTTCAATTTTCTGAATTATCTGAAGCAAATCGATTACACTTATGTTTAGATAATGTCTACTATCCATTAGACTTTGATAAGATAGGTGTGAAGTCAATAGATTTTCCTATTGCTCTTAGATTTTCTCTAACAGATGGAATCTATCCAACACCAAACAGAGAATCTATTAGATACACTCAAGAGGCAAAAGAGATTATTAAAGCTAAGCTTTCAGATATTGCTGATTATTTTATAAATAAATACAACGAAGGAGTTGAAAGTGGATGTGATATTAGATCTATGATTAACCACTTAGAGAAATCAGGAAGATATATTGATTTCAATGGTTCGTCTATTAACATTGATAATCTTTCAGAATATTCAACTGTTCAACTTAAAGATCCACAACTAGAAGGAATTTCTCTTATTGATTTTCCAACATTCTATTCATCTAGAAGACAATATTTATTAGAAGACTTCTCTCCTAAATTCTATTTGCACAACAAGAGAATGATGGATGCTACAAAAGGATACAATTGGCATTGGAAACCTCAAGCTTTAGCTTCTAATGATATAAAGGTGTATATCTATGAAGACAAGGTGCCAGGAATCAAGAAAGATTATTTGAGAAGTTTATATCATTATGAAAAAGTGTTTATTGTAAAACCAAGCAAGCCTATGACATTAGGAATTCCTGCTAAGTTTGACATCAGAACATATTATCATTTATTAAACTTGAAGAACTATCCTAAAAATCAATGGAGAGATGTTATTAAAGAATATCAATCTATTGTAAGTATGTTATCTGCATCTTTTATAAATCTAGATGAGTTAGAGGTGCCACAAGCATTTGTTGATTCTAAAAAGAAAGTGAAAGCATTTGTAACTACCAATGGTCAAGCATCATCAAGAAAACCTAAACTTAAAGGAGAGGTGATTGGTAAACGTGCTGAAGAACTTATGAAATGGAGTGATGGTAGAAACTGTAAATTCGTTCCTATTACTTATAAGTTAGAAGAGATGCACACTCACAAGAAGTTGAGAGTGTATGCTCACCATGATGACTATTTAAAAATAGATGCATTATATGGTCTTATAAGCAAACAAAAAATGGAAGTGGTTACATTCTCTCAAAGAGAATTAACTATATTGAAAGATTCAGAGATTCACAATTTAATATCATTAGAAACATTTATGGAAGGAAATACAGCACCATTTAAAAGAATGGCAACAGCATGGTACATTAAGAAAATGATGGACGAATACAAACCTGTATTTGAAAGAATCAGTCAAATAGGATATGTATCAACAGATATTAGTAATAAGTTACTTGCTCTATCTAAATATGTTAATGACAACTATGTTGTTCCTGGGTATTCTGGAGGAAGCAGTCAAGCAAAAGAATTCTTAGATTCTATGTTATCTGTAGCTGAACAAAATAATTTATTTGATATGAATATGTATCCTGAAGCCTTGGAAATGAGAGAATTATTAACTAAATTAGTATTCTTAAATCCTTTATGTGCAAAAGCTGGATATTATAATGATCAAGATCCAATAGTTAATGTAATGACTGATCTTTTCAAGTATTACAAACACAGAGTGAACTTAAAACATTACAACATTAGAATCAATGATGAAGTGTTAACAGAAGAAACCGTTGAACAATTAATAGACTAATTATGGCAAAGATAAGTGATTGTTGTGGTGCATATTCAGAATATGCAGATGACATAGATTTATGTCCATCATGTATGGAACATTGTGAGTTTTGGGATGATGAAGAAGAAGAAGAATAAACAGAGGGACATTCGTGTCCCTCTTATTAACAAGTAACAATTAATTAAATAAATAAAAATCATGAGTAACAAATTTTTAAGTCTTGACTGGTTCAAGCAAACAGCAGAGAACGCAATAGCTAAAGTGGTAGCTAACAAATTGGAAAGTTTAATGGAGCAAGAAGAATCTCCTAGAGAAGAATATGTAAAACCATATTTCAGTCTTAAGCTGATTAATGATACACTAACTGTAGTGTTGAATGATGGAAACATTCTAACTAAACCTGGAGCAACAGAAGAACATTATTATGCTGTTGTAGATGCAAGAAGTGTACATGAAATACAAGCTATTGTAGCTTCTACTGAAGTGTTACAAGATGTAGAGAAAGTGAGAGTTGAAACAGCTAGAATAAAAGCTTTACAACAGGGAATAGAAATACTTGCTATACTTGATGATTTCACTGTAGAAGGAAGTACAGTTTATTTAGCTGGTACATCTAGAAGTCTTCCTCAGATATTAGTAGAAGAATTCATTCGTGTAGTGGATAGAGTGGCTAGTGAACCATCTCAAGAAGTATTTCAAGTACAATTGAATCAAGATGATGAATATGTAGCATTAAAAAACTTCTTCATGTGGTGTTGTTTAAATCCAAGAGCTGAAGTGGCACATGAGTTATACAGATTCTTAACAGAGAATTCTTTTAGAATTACAAAACAAGGATTTGTTGTAGCATTAAGAAATGTTGTGACATTACATGGAAGTCCAGAACTTGTACACTTTGTATCTAATGTATACAATAAAGTGAAAGCTGTATGGAAAAAGAATCCAAATGAATATACAGTGTTCTTAGAGAATGGTGAATACAAACTTGTACATGATGATAAATTGTTCAAAGAAGAAACTTTTACATCTACAACATGTCCAGAATGTGAGGGCGAAGGTCAATTTTATGATGAATGGGATGAGGAATGGACTGAAGAATGTGAAAACTGTAATGGAACAGGAGAAGTGGAAGAATATGAATATACAATTACAGTTCCTGTAAATCATGGTGAGAAGATTGGTAATCTTGTAGATCTTTATCTTGATCTTCCTAATAGAGAAGAGAACAGATTTACAGATGACTGGACCAAAACATTTGATATCCGTATTGGACAAGTGACTAGTATGCCTATGGAAGAATGTAACTGGAGTACACAAGATTGTGCTGCTGCAGGATTACACTTCACAGCTGACCAGATTCACTATGTAGGTTGTGGTGATCAATCTGTTATTGTTCTTATTAATCCTATGAAGGTGGTTGGTATTGGTACACATAAAGGTAGATGTTATGAATATCTTCCAATTATGACTGTTCCAAGAGAAGAGGCTACAAGAATTCTACATGATGGAATGTTTGACACATTGGAATTAGATGAAGAATATGCTATCCGTGAATTAGAATCTCTTGCTGAGAAAGCTAAAGAAGGATTTGCTACTGAATCTAAGAAATATGAATTCAACATGCCAGCTATATCAGCTATAGAAATTGGAAACATTGTTGCAACTCTTAATCAAATGAAAGATGTTATAAGCAAACGTGTTAGCACAATTAAATAATAATTAATATAGTTATGCCATGAATATTTTATTATATTTGTGGCATAACTTAATTATAAGAATATGGCAAAGAGAGTGTTAGTCCCAAAGACAAGATGCAGTGGTACAATGAGTGAAGCAGCCTTTTGGAGTTTCATAAGAAGTGCTTTGAGACAAAAGAGTAGATGGTGGAAGCCCATATCAATATGTAAATTAAATGCACGAAGAGATTATACTGGACCTGGTAAACGTCAGAAGTATGAATATCAATGTAAGAAATGTAAGAAGTGGCATCCAGAGAAACAAATCAACGTGGATCACATTATTCCTGCAGGGAGTTTAAACTGTGCACAAGACTTACCTTTATTTGTAGAACGTTTATTCTGTGAACAAGATAATCTTCAGGTGCTTTGTGTAACGTGTCATGATAAGAAGACACTTAAAGAGAAACAATCTAAAAAGAAGACATTATGATAAAAAATCTTATAAGTAGATGGACCATGGTCAAAACTACAAGAACACCATTCTATGATAAAGTGGCTGGTAAAATGATATATTACTGGCAAGACTGTTATTTTGAACAATATATGGCTGCATCACCATGGAGCTATAGAATTAAATTAAATTAATTATGAGTGGAGGACATTGGGAGTATATACAGTATAGATTTACTGATATAGCAGAGGATATAGATAAGTTAATTGAACAGAATGGTAAGCTTAAATCTGAACAAGAACTTAAAGAGAATAGTTGGCATGATGATGATTGGTATAATAAATACCCAGAAGATAGATATCATTATGAATATCCTCAAGAAGCCATTGAACAGTTTAAGAAAGCTGCAGAAGCTGTTAGAATAGCTCAAGTTTATATACAGAGAATGGATTGGTTACTATCAGGAGATGATGGTGAAGAATCATTTTTAAAAAGAATTGATGAAGATTTAAAAAAACTTAACTTATGAAAAACGCAATTACAATAAACAAGACACCTTCATTTAATGAAATTTATCATGAAGGTCATGTAGAACATGAAGGTAAATTTCATTACTTCTGGTTAATACATCCACAAGGACTGGATGACAAAGGTGATCAGTATGAATTAGAAGTGAGATGGTTTTTCTCAAGAGTACCAAGGGAGGTGAGAGCACTCTATCCTCAAATTATTGAAGCATTTAAACAAACATTATGACACACACAGTGATACAAGGAAATGAATGTTATATCTATATGAATGGAAGACTTATTCATAAGACTAGAACAGACAATTCAGAATCAGGAGTTACATTTGATATAATGGCTTATAGAAAGAACGACAGTTTAAAATCAATTAAATTATGAAAACACACATATGGGAAGACGAAAGACTCTTTATAATACAGAAAGAGTTAAATGAGTTAATTGATACTAAAATAGTAAAGACAGTGGTATCAATGTCTTTAGTAGCTGTTGAAAGTCCAACAAGCTCAATATCATTATATAGTGCAATCTTAATTTATAAATAGCTATGAGAAAAATAACAGAAGAATCTGTAAATGCTTTTTATGCAAATAAGAGATTTAAAAAAAGAAACATGGAAGTGTATGTAGGAGAGTTTTCAACTCAATTGAGACTACATGGAAATACAATAGCAATTCTAAATGATAATAGAGTGTTAGAGATAACAACATGTGGATACAATACAAATACAACTAGAGATAGACTTAGTGCTTTAAAAGGTGTTACAGTAAGAACTAAGTTAGGTCAATTGTATTTAAATGGAAAAGAGTGGGATGGTAAATTAATAAAAATTAATTAATATGATAACAGGAAAAGCAAAAACAGAAGCAAACTATAGAGCAGTGATGCTCGATAGTTCAAGTTCATTGAAAGACTTCTCAATGGACAGAAAGAAGTATTACAGAAAGTATATACTTAATGAAACGATAGAAGACAAAGATACAGCTGCTGCTAATATGGGTAGAATTGTTGAAACCCTACTTATGGAACCTCATCTATTTGATGATAAGTTCTATATG